TAATATCGTGATAATTACCTTTTTCGAGAAACCCAACTCCCATCAGTCCCGCCAGAACTGATGAAAACTGTTCTGTACCAATATATATAGGATTCCCGTTAGAGTCCATTCCTCTTATGAAAGGAATATCTTCTGAAGGCTCATTCAATTTCTCTGATTTTGATATTTCCCTAGATGCATCTCCTATACTGATTATTCCAGTTTCCATATTGCTCGGATTTGAAACTATAAAATTTTTAGGAGAATCTATTTGTAAAAATGATGACATTAATTCAGAAATTACTTTTTTCATGGAATCTTTTGACATCTTTTGTACATCCCCATTACTCTTTACACCAAGAAAATAATCAAAATCTTCAACGGATGTAACGTCTGATAATTTTTTATCTGCCATAATTACATGTTTTAATCGTTTGTGTTTTGTTATATAATATTCATTAAACAGTTTCCTTATTATCCGGAAGAACCGGTCTGTAATAAATTACTTTTTCAGATTCATCAGGAGAAAGTGAAAGAAGCATAGGATTCTGGTCTGGCATAGTATCCTCTGATAAAGTATGTGGAGTCACTACTTCAAGAAGCACATCATCAAAATTAAACTTAAAACCAGAAGGAGCTTCTGTGCCGATTACCTCATTAAAACTGGGATATAAACGCTTTAGTTCCAATGCCTGATTGTTTGTAAGGCTAATGTTATTAATATCTGATGATACTTTTCCCATTAAAGATACGAGCTTGTTCAGGAAATTATAATCCAGATTCTCAGGATAAAACAGATTTCCTTCTTCAATCATAGAGTCTTTTTCTGATTCTGGTATTTCTTTCCACAATGCCGCTTCTTCCATGGATGAAACAATCATTGATTTTTCAAAACGTCTTTCACTAATTGGAACTTCCTCACTCTGAGTAAGAAGGCATCCGTTACTTGCTTGTAGTATCATTTTTTCTTGCTTTTTCAATCATGTTGTCAATAGCATCAATAAAACGTGGGTTCCCGAACCTGGAATATTCCTTAATCAGTTCCACTTCTTTTTCGTCATATTCTTCTTCACCATCTGAATTGTATATCTTACGGCACAATTCAAGCGAAGCAACTCCCCTGCCCGATGCGTAGATAGCATCGGCAAACATTTCTCTTACATCTTCCACTGCTTCCGTGACGCGTGAAAGACCGTTGAAAACGTGTAATTCTTTAAAATTCAGTTTCATGATTATGATATTTTATAACAAATTCCGTTTCTGAAATAAAGAGTTTTTGAATACCCATTTGGAGGCACATATTCTGCGGTACCTGTAAATCCTATATATGAATTACTTCCATCACTCATATATATTCTATTGGAACCAATTTCTGTTCTAATGGAACCGGAAGATATTGTAAGTGAAGAAGGGGTTAATTTTGCTGATAAATCAACTCTTGAAATACCTATCTCATGAGGATATATAGTAACATTCTCATAATCGTTGTCCAACAATGTTAATTTACAAGACTTAAATCCGTTATGATTAAAAAACTCCCAATAAGACAATAGTAAATTACCACTAATCAATCCTATTGATTTAGCTCCAGAATCTATTATAATCCTTTCACCATTTGCATCTCCTGCAGTAAGAGAACCGGTAAAAGTTCCTGTAGCTCCTTTCAACTCACCGGAAAAAGACCCGCTCGTAGCTACGACTTCACCTTGTATGTGTGCTTTTGTAGCATACATCTCACCAGATTCTGTCACACGGAAGGGAGCAGAAGCACGATTCTCGTAAGTGCTTCCGGCAAAAATACGCACAAGGCTACCTGAATTGCTTCCTGTCATACCTGCAGTAACCGTACCGTTATCTTTCTGTATAAGCAGGTCGTTTCCCTGAAACAACTGTATTTTTGCATTCTTTGATATAATCAGTGATGTAAAAATAGAACCTACATTCGCTCCAAACTTTTTCCAATATTGCGTATTAGCGTATGTAATGCTGCTGCTCGATACATGCGTTTTCAAACACTGGTATGCGTCCCAACCTGTTTCCATGGCGTTATTTCTTACAAGCACCACGTCTATATAACGAACAGGAAGACTACCATCGGTTACATCACTATCATTGCGATATTCCGTATTCAAAGCCCATTCAGATTCGCGTATTGCACATCCCTGAAGCCCGTCGGCTCCTTTCTCTCCAAGCTGCGCACACACGACGGGCGTAGAAAACAGTCCCCATACGCCATCGGAAGATTTCCTTCGTTTTGATACCCATTCGTAAGGATAAGAAGAAGATATTCCTGACTGTGTACGTGTCCACCCTGAAGGTATATAATCATCTATTTGCGGGGAGGTTGGAGTAGACGGCGTAGAATTAACAGTAGTACGCGTATAGATCTCTTCTATGGAAACTCCATCTTCTCCTTTACTGGCAATCATATCATACTCTGAAGTGTTTTCTTCGCCAGTCATTACATACCCTCCATCAGAGAATATGAATCTATTTCCTTGATTATCTGTCCAACACCATAACGGGGGATTAGTGGTAGCTACTTTTGCAGCAAAAGTGCTTCCATTCATTGTTACTGAACCCATTTTGGGAACTACCAATTTTGAGTTCCACCTTCCAATATAAGTTAACCCAGCTCCATCTTCACCCTTATCTACTTGTAGAAGCCAATCAGCATTTTCCTTGGATGGTTCTGTATCTGTCCCGTCTTCTGCTACGCATAGCCACAATATACCATCATGGCTTACACGGTCATAAAATTCATATTTTGTGCCACTTTCCCATTGACCTCTGTCATTTGCCACAAGAACCGGCGTTCCATCTGGTCTTACTTGATTTATTGTACCAGTAAAATACACAGAATTAAGGTACATGGAGTAACCAGACATGTTCAGCCCGAATATGTTCAAATTCGTCAGGTCGCCATACTGCATGGCAATATTCCCAACCGTAAATTCCCAGTCATTCTGTTTCCAGAGAAGCCGGGTATATGTTCGTGTTTCGTATGCTGAGCTTTGTCTTGCTTCATCAGTAAAGTTCCCGTAACATGAAAAGTTCATCTGCGGCTGTGGATGAATAGTATATCCAGGACGAAGTGCATAACGGAATGTCTCATTATTATCTCCCGACACCTCCGTCACGCGAAAATAGGTGGTTGCAAATCCGGAAAATTTGAAGTTACCTTTGCTGTCGTCTGAATCCTCGGTAGCATCCCTTTCATCGCCAAAATGGAAGATACCAAGTGCAATGTCATCCTTAGATACCGCACCAAACTCTCCTTCTTCCAGCTTTAGTGTACAAGTTCCAGTTGTAAGCTGATTACCTTCCGAATCCGTATCAGGTGTGCATGACAGAATAATTCCAGCACCAGGTACACGCCATTTAATCCCCAGGAAAATCTCTACACGGTTGTACCGGAGTTCAGGAACCTCCAGAAATTCCCACAGGCGAAGTCCGCGCATTTCTCCGTATCCTTTTTTATCTATCTTTGCGCCAAAACCGGTTAAACCTTCGGCAAAACCTTTCTCTCCCACCACAATTCCTGCCATCATCGTAAGCAAGAATTTCGTGGAGTCTTCACGGTCTTTATTGATAAGGTATTGTCTGAGAAGGTCTAAATATTTTCCAGTAAGCAACTTGGTTGTGGGCACGGATTCGTCGCTTTGAAGGAAATCTCCCTCATCTCCCTGGCGTGCCACATCAGAAATCTGCTTGTCGTTGATAACCAGCTTGCCGATAATGGAAAGCGTGCCTTGAACTATGTAGGAAGTAAAGCGTTTCAGCGGACGGATAAGGTCATCGGCTGTCACTTCAAACAGTTCTTTCCATCCGGCTGTATCCTGCGTTTGTCCTTCAGGAGTAGAAAGCTTACCGTAGTCCAGTGTAATTTCACGGTCGAGGGTGGCAGCTTCCAGACTGTCGGTGGCGGTAATGCTTCCGATACGTATGTAATAGAAATCTTCGCTGGGATTCTCTCCGCCGATGCTTCCGTCAGTAGCATAGTCGTTCACGGAAAACAGCACCATGGCATCGTCAGAACCACGTTCCAGACGGGCATAGATGTAGTGTGCCTCCGTGCGGTTCAGACGGGTGTTGTATCCCGTCAGCGTCCAGCTTCGGTATTCTCCGTTGGGCAGATAATCTATGCCGTAGCTTTTCTGCGGAGCCACCATGATGGTACAGCCCGGAACCACACCCACCTGAATCAGGTTGGGGTTTTCCAGTGCATTTTCTATCATGGACACGCCCTGGTAAGAAATTCGGTATGCGTTACTCTGGTAATCGGTTATCATTTCCCTTTTCTGTATTTCTGATTCATTTTCTCAATTTCCTTAGCTTCCTTAGCCATGGCATTCATAATTCCCAGGATGCGGACCGCCTCGCTGTCGTACACTGCGTCGTAGTCACTGAATCCCTGATACTTCATGATGTTGTTAATCATTTCCACCTCTATCTTAATAGGGTTCTGCCGTCCGTTCTTTTTCCCGTTAGGCGTGAACAGTTCCGGATACATGCGTGCGTAGGCTTCCTGCACGCTCTGAAAATACTGCACCATGACGGGGAACATGCGGGCTTCTACCATGCTAAACCAGCGGGCGTTTTTCTGTATCTGCCCGGAGTTAAACGACCACACGCGGCGCTTACACTTACGCAGGTAGCGTCCTTCGCGTATCTCTCCCGTCTCGCGCACAGATTCGTTGAACAGCGTAGCCAGAAACCGGCATCGTGCCTGCTTCATGCGGCGCAACTGCATCCGGATGGCGGCATGGGTCGATTTTCGCCTTACAAGCGTCTGTAGAACCTTCTGTGCATCCCAGTACATGATAAGCAGGTTCTGTGCGGACTGGTACTGCGCAAAGCTGACATCGGACATCACATCTTTCGGCGCTTTCAGACGAAGGGTTCCCATACGAAGGAGGATAATTCCGTAGGGAGTGACGGTGCGTGCAAAAGGATTGTCCAGAAAACCGATCTTCTGGTCTATCCACTGGTCCACCTGCCATGCCCGCATGGGAATGCGCTCAAACAGGTGCCGAATCCCTTTGCGCCGGAAGAGAAACACCGTCTCACCATTTTCATCGGTCACGGTGCGCCGCACGATTTTCAGTCCGAGAAAAAGCATGAAGCACTTCAGCTTGAAAAGTCGGTCGGCACGTTCCTCGTCGCCTGCCGCAGCCATAGCCTCCTTACGCTTGTAAAGTCTGTTCACCTCTTCCAGTTCTTCGGTCGACAGCCGGTTCCAGCTGTCGGGAAGTTCCGGAAGATGTATCTGGTAGTTTGTCGTATCCATTTGTCGTTTCTTTATACTCCAAAGTTAGGTATATGAAAACTGGGAATGAAGGACAAAAAATCAGTGCCTGGTGAAGGCTTGCGGACGCATGACGAAGATGGCGTTGTCCTGGTTGTCGTAATCGAATATGGGCTGTTTGTCCGGTCCGGTTGTTTCAGTGATCGGCGGCACATACAGCGGAGAATCCTTGATAAACTCTCCGAAAGAATCCTGATGGTTGGAGATAAATTTGCGGGCCTTTGTCATGGAATAAGCTGCCTCGTTTTCGCTGTACTTGCGCTGTTTTTCCGGACGGCGCGACTCGATGTAGAGTGCCAGCGCCATGCGAAGACAGTCCACCGCCTTCTGCCACACCGCATTTATGGCATCCTTGTCTTCGCCCGTGAAAAGGTCGGACTTTAGCGAGCGCGTGCACCATTTCACCAGCGCATCGGTCAGCTCCTCCCCTATCTCCGGCTCTATGTAAGCGCTCTGGCAATAGCGGATGTCAGGAAGCATGCCAATGAATTTCTCCCGGCTTTCGTTAATATCCAGAAAACGGTTCATCTCGATGGCGGTAGTAAACAGCAAGTCGCCCTGCAGGTAGAAATACCGGCTTTCGCGCCACAAATCGGCAAACACGGGGGCCTGACTGCACGCATCCTCTTCCAGGAATACCAGCAGACGGTCCACTCCGCGACGGCCCTTGAAATACGCATCGCGCTCAAACCGGCTCACGGATTTCTCGTCGGCCTTGTCGTACCCGTCGGTGTACACCTGATTCAGCCCACCCCCGTCGTTCAGACTCACCGTGAGAATGCCGGTGCTGTTGGCCAGCGACAAGTAGACCACCGGAAGCTGACAGGCACGTATCAGACGGATTTCGGGTGTAAGGTTTTCTTTTTCCACGTAGGCCGCCGTCACTCCGCCATACTCTTCCATGGCCTTATCGTATTCTTCGCATACCTTTTCGTAGAGTTTCCGCCCAAGTATCGGCACAAGAATATTCTCTTCTGTCTCTTCCATGATTGTGAGAAGTGACTGGTCGCCGCTGTACACGCTGGTGGGCACGTATGCCCTGATTTCTTCGGTTTTCGTTACTAACATAGTCTTTGTGTTTTTCTTCAAAGTTAGCGGTCTGATTCGGTAGTTTGAAGGACAAAAAACGAAGAATCGGAGGTTTTATGAAATTTAGAAACAATTTTAATACGATTTCGGTTGAAAATTGTTATTTTTGCGGTAGGTAAAATGTAATAAAACGATGAACATGAAATCTAAAAAAGTTATGAAAAAGACTTACGTGCTCATGCTTTCGCAATCTTTCCCAGCGAAACACCCCCGTTCGGGAAGCCCTACCGGATTCCGTGAAAAATTCCTTTCCGGAGAAAAACGACACACCATCCGGGCCAACTTTCCGCTTTGGGCAAAACGCATACATGAGGTGCAGCAAGGTGAAGCGGTTATCTCCGTCCGTCAATGGGAAGGCCGTCCGTATTTCAGCAGGCAAATAACAATAGGCTGTCTGACTGCGGAATCAGGAACAGGTATTCAGAAACTTACCTTCCAGCTGAATCGCGACGGATGTGCCTCTTTCAATTTATTTGACATCGACGGTAAATATCCGGAACTGAAAGAACTTGCGGCCAACGATGGCCTGTCGGTAGACGACTGGAAAGAGTGGTTCCGCGGTTATGACTTCAGTCAGCCGATGGCAGTAATTCAGTTCGGTAAATTCAGGTATTGATGATGAAAAAGTATTTTATTGCTACAGCAATTTTTGTAGGTCTTGTGGCTTTCGTTATGGCAATGAGCTATTTCTCCGGTTTGGATTACGACATTCTTTTTATAGAATTTATGCTTACATACCTAGTGATTAATAAATTATCTGAAATACAAAACGATAAAAAAGAAAAATAATATGGCAGCGTATGACGTAAACGGGCGGTGCGAAGACTGCACATTTGCTGACGCATTTGGAAGAAGTTGCCAGCATGGGATGCTATTCCCTGTCATGGTACTAATTGCGTTTGGAGATGTATATCAGTGTCCGAACTTTCAGAAAAAGAATGCTGAACAGCTTCAGGAACAAATTCGATTAAAGAACAATGAAAATAAATAGGATATGGATTTCAAGAAATTAAAATTACTCACAGAACTGATTGATCAATATGAATGGCAAATGGGCCATGGTCTTGCGGTATGGATAGAATATTCTAATTGCACGACTGTTTTTGATAAGATATTGGAAATAGATACTGAACGATTTCCTAATTGTTTAGCAGAAAGAACAGGTATTTATATTGATCATTTTGAAGATATACTGAGCTTTTATACCAACGATATTGAGAAGTTGTTCCCTAAAGACGAAGATTGAAATATGCCAAAGAAAGAATTTAAAGTCGGAGAAACATTTCAGTGCGGGCTTGTGAAACTGAAATGCGTAAAAGCAGAGGGAACAATATGCGAAGGATGTTTTCTTGATGATATATGTGAATTTTACAGCCAATGCAACGCCCTTATAGGATGTTGTGATGCTAGTAGGGAGGACAAAACCGATGTAATCTTTGTAAAAGTGGAGGAGTAAGATATGGATTTCAAATCACAAATAGGAACAAACATAAACCAGTCACGGAAGCTGTTAGAGCTGGGATTAAAACCAGGCACAGCCGATATGTACCTTGAAAAAAGTAAGACACCTGAATATGGAGAATATCACCTTCATACTATATGTGAAGGTATTGATCCTGAACACTGGTTCTCTGTTCGCATGAACCGAGACATTACTCCTGCGTGGAGTCTTGACCGGCTTCTGGAAATTATGCCAAAGTCAATTACTCAAAGTAACCGCCCAAATGCTGATTTTGCAATGAATAGTGACGGTTCCTTCTGGTTTATTTCATACGAGGAACTTGGATATGATATGAAACACCAGGAAATGAACATTGGTTCTTTTGATACCGCTATTTCAATGATTAGATGGCTTATAGACAATAATCACCTAAACAAAGAATACTTAAAAGCGAAACCATGATTATTGGGATTATATTGCTTACCGTATGGCTTATTCTATCCGGATATTTGCACTATTTAGTTAGAACTGACATTTATCGTTTCCGAAAGGTAAAACAGATTAGTGCGCTTGCTGTGATATGGTTTATCCTACTTATTATTATTATTGCATTTTTTGTTTTTAAATTTAAAGAAAGAATATATGAAAATATATGAGACACCTAATCCATTCTTTTTAAGCGACATATTTGTCTTTGCAGAAGTAGAGGAAATCGGGCTATGTTACATAAAAGTGAATTGTTTTAACAGAATCGAAGAAATTGGTTTTGATATTCAACGAAGAATGTGCCGTCCTATCGAAGACATTATGCAATACGCTAAAAAAGCTGCAAAAATTCGCAGGCATATTTTCAACAGTATTGATATTGAATATTGGGGAAAAATCCATGACAATCCGGAACTTCTAAAAAATCCCAAAACTTCTCCCCCACCTGCGCAACATGCAACAGTTATGACAACGGGAAATGTACCAATTTCGGGAAGGAAGTAAAAGCGGGAGATTCCTGCAAATACTATCAGTCGGACGTGATTGAATATACCTGCCAGCAGTGTGGACGTAAATACGAAATCATAGATTCTGATGCAGGTGATCGTGAGAAATTTTGCTGCAAAGCATGTGAAAACGGATATTAATCAAAACTAAAAAAACATGAGTAAAACCAAATTATATTATCTGTTTTTGGCAGCCATGTATGTGGTGTTGTCGTAACCTGTAACAATATGATTGAAATTATCAAAGAAGGGAAATACGATAAGAAAATAGCGACCTGCCAGTTCTGCGGGTGCGAGTTTACTTTCGATAAAAGGGACGTGCTATCCAGAAGTGATGGGAAGTTACCATTTACAAGAATAGAAAAAACATTGCTATATATTTTGTGCCCCTGCTGCAATGCAGAGATAAGAGAGTGGAGTGATTACCCCACAAATCATAAACAGAATGAATTATGACGGAAGATCTAAAGAAACTGATAGATGAAGTAGAGGGAATCCTTGGTAATGAAGTGGAAGCCACAAGAAGGCTGAAAATGCTCGATGAAGCCATTCAAAACATGAAAGAGATGGAAAATATTCAACTTCATCAGTTCATTATCTACAAAGAACGAAAATTGTTCGGATATAAAAAAGGAAAATCCAAGACTGTCAATATAAACGTGGATGACAAGCTGATAAAAGAAATATTTAGGATCTACCTCAATGAATTGTCAAATCAGGTAGCAGCCGTAAATACACTCTTAGCCAAACTGAAAGTTGGTAATGAACTACAAATAATTGAGCCATGATACCAGAAGAATACCTTAACGAAAAGAAAACGGGCCGATTCACTGGAGGTGAATTATACTACACCGTATCTCTGGACGATGCGATAAAGGCCGTTAAAATGGCCCGCAGTGAAAACAAACCTGCTCTCGACACGCCAGCACCTTCACAATACGGATGGATCTGCCCGAAATGCGGACGTGTCTACTCCCCTACCGTACCCACATGTATGAGCTGCAGAAACCTTGAGATTGCCCATGTAACATGTGCGGACCAGTCGGAACGTATAAAGTAACAAACCATTAAACAATATAGCTATGGAATTTAAACATCAGAAAGACCTTGGTCCGGAGGCCATTCAGAAATGGTGTGAGGAACTGGACCGGAAACCCAAAAGAGAATTAACACCGGAAGAAGGAAAAACTTTGTTTATGTGTATGATAAACGAACCCCATTACAGAACAGACAAAAATTTTGAATCCTTGCTAGGTAAATGGAACGGAGTCGCCATCCTTCACGACCGGATAAAAGAGAACCACACCTACACTATTGAGAATGCAGTCCTGCTTTTCCTCGGATCTGTGATTGACCGACCGGGAATAGCCGTCCAATACGCAAACTTCATGCAGTACAAATGCCAGCAGTACCATATCAAGCATGTAGATATGAAATCCTTCACCAGACGTATTTTACCGGCAGGACTTCTCACCGAAGATGCCTTATATGAAATGTGGAACAAACAAAAGTATATCAGTGAAAAAGAAAGAGGACTTCTCAACATGCTGGATAATGCTTATTTTATGCAGTCAATCAGAGAAATAAAAGAAAAATAGCCCTATGACCGCAAACGATTACTCAATAGAAAAATATGTATCTGAATACCTGAAACCGCTGGAAGAGAAAGGAATTATCACAGACTTGCGGGTTATTCCATGCAGATGCCGAATCATGTTCAGACTGAATGAGCCGTCACGAGAAAACTCAATGAAAGTCATTATCGAAACAGAGGCCGATGAAGACCATATTACATTTTTCAAGTCCGATGCGTCAGCAGAGGAAACATTCAGATCACCAGAACGGAGGTTTATTTATCAAAGACTGATGGCTGCAAATAAATCCCTTAATGATGAACTAAATAGGAAGTCAGTAAACACCGATTTATACATTACGAAATACCTGAAACCACTGGAAGAGAAAGGACTGATAAAGAACCTCGCAACGTGCAAGAATCATAGCGTCTGGTTTACGATGGTGAAAGACATTAAAGGCGTGAGCATTACCGTCAATTTAATCCCGGGAACGACAGTAGATACTGTTGCGTTTTTCCCTCTCCATCTTGACATAGGTCGTTACGGAGTAGAAACAACATTTATCCCCAATCCGATAAATGATGACCACTACACGGAAAACCTTGAGAAACGTATTCAGGAATCAATGAATAAGATGAAAGAAATATTTGATAACCCACTACCGGAATAAGATTATGGAATCAAAATCAGAAGGTGCAAAAAGACTGGAAGAAGATATTCTTTCCATAAAGCAAGAAATGGAATCCGAGCTCGCTCCATACAGAATGAAACTCCTGGAGATATATAACGAAATGAACAGGATCTCTCAACCATACGAGAAAAGAATCAAGCATAAAGAACAGGAATATCTCGATAAATTCCTTGTAGACTGTAACGGGAACATCATTCACACGGGAGACGTTCTTATAAACAACGTAACCAGTGATTCATTTAAAGTGGTAAACCGGTTCCAGCAAAAGCTGATTCATTACCTCGGTAATCCTCGTGTGGTAGTAGTAAAACTGAATAAGAAAGGAGAGGCCGGGAAGAAAGAATTTTCTATTTTCCCGAATGAGCTACAAACCTATTATACTCTCAAAAAATAAGTAGTATGGACAATAAAGTCAAACCCAGAATAAGCGCAGTCATTACCGACTGTCTGAAGTGTCCGCACTCAAAAAGGTACGACTCTTCTCAAGGCTCAACCGGTTCAGTGCTTGTATGCAAAGAAAAAGAACAAATAATCATTAGTGATGATTATATTTATCACACAGATAAGATAAATATGAGTAACTTTATCCCGGAATGGTGCCCGCTGGATTGCTACACCGGAGAGAATGAAATTTACGGGCTTAAAGAAAAAAACCTACGTGATTCACAATGTGAAGTACCTATGGTGAGATATAATAACTAGAACCTATGGCAGAAAAAAAGAAAATCAGCACAATTGTTTCGCATTGCGAAGAATGCGTTTTCCACCGGAAATACAACCAGGAAGGCGCTAGTTTTGGATATATCATTCTATGTTCACCCACAAATAGGGTGGTAAAGCGGAATGACGTAAATAAAATTATTGATGCACCAATAGAAATCCCAGACTGGTGTCCGCTAGATGACTATCAGGGGGATAATAAAACCTATGAAATTTTAGATACAGAACAAAACGAACAAACCATGAAAAAAGAATTTACAGAGGACCAGCTTGTATATATACGAGACATTTTCGTTCAGGAATGCGGGAAATATATAGATTTAGGCAAAAGAGATAATGCACAGGAAGCACTGGATATTGTAAACGTAGTACAGTCAAAATACGACTGTGACGAATACGCCGATCTGGAATCTTTTGTACTGGACGAAAGCGGGACTTATGGCTACATAGAAAAACGTGAATTGGAAGAAAGTGAAGAAAAAGCTGTCAGGCTGATGATTCAATTTGCCAAATCTTCGGAACAGGGCCCATCGGAAGAGCTGAAAGAAGCGATAAATGAGCATTTGTATTTAAACGATGCAAATCGAGGAAAAACAAAGCTGGATGTAGTAATGAATAGAAAAGTAAAGATAAACAGACTCATTATTCTTTGCATAAATTCATGCGAGGAAAGCGAATTGATAAGATTTGATGGCATAGCAGACTTGCTGGCCGAAAACATTTAAAACGAATAAACCATGGAAGAAAGAAAAATCAACTTTAAAAAGAACGATGATAATACTCCGGTTCTTGATCCGGGCGGAATGCTTTACGAAAATCTGAAAGCAATGCAGAACAAAATGAACGAAAAACTCTCTTTAATAATTTATATGCTAAAAGAAGAGCAACTGAATGAGGGTACAAAAGAAGCATTGCTTGAATTGTTTCATAAGAATGCAATAGACATCCTGAACGAACTTGGATATGAAGACAGCCTGAATAAAAAGTACAATGAATACATCAAGGAAATACGCTCACTCAACCATGAGAACCGGGAACTAAGAAAACAGCTCGGGATGAAGGTATCGAACGAGGATGCAAGGGAAAGGTTGAAACTTATCACTGAATCATTTGATGAATGGTGGCACAACGAAGGAACCGGAAATATAGATGAAATTATTTTCGACCGGTACAAAATGACAGCCACATTGAGAGGGAGTATCTTCCCTTCCAGTCGCGAAAGGGAAATAAAAAATCAGGTGGAAATGTTGAAGAAAAAAGGATTCGATGTATCGTCTGTTACAAACTACGGGCACCACCTTACAGCCTCTGAAAAAAACTTCAATATGCTGAAAGAACTTTTCAAAAGCGCTTTCCCTCATTCGGATATTGACGAAATAAATACAGCTACCTATCTGGGAGGTGAAAGTAAAGAAGAATATGTGTACGTTATTACAAAGATTATAGTTTATTTCGATAACCTTGACGACATTAAAATCACAGAGCCATGACCGAACTGAATACTGAAAACGTGGACCGAATTTTCGCCGACTGCATGTTTCGCAGCCACGAAGAATACGAAGAATGTAAGAAAGAAGGTCTTCATTTTTTTGTGCGTTCTATTCATAATACCAATGTAAATGTAGGATTCCATACGGAACGTATCGAAAAGCACCGGCAGGAAATCAGAGAAATGTTGCTGCAATTACCTGACGGATTCTTTAAAGATAAAGGTGGCGGAGCTTCTTTCCTGCAAGCTGCTTGCGCAAAAGATGGAGAATTATGGACAGGATTCCATACAGAAGTAGAAAAGCTTTGCCTGCTTGGACTCGCTTCGAAACAGATGCGGATGCTTACACCAGACGCGGAGATATGGCCAATGCTACCAGGCGGAATGCCCTATCTTCGTGTGGAAATAGAACAGTGATTTTATACATTCATTTATACATAAAAATACAAACGGATTATGAAAGATAAAATCTTAAAAGCAATCAACTTTATTTTCCCTATCATCGTATGTGCTCAAATAGCCTTTTCTGTTTTTTCATATTTTAACGGGACTGAAACAAGGGACTTGTTGTACAATTTTTTCATCTCTATTATATTGATGCTTTCTTTCATCATTGCACAGATAGCCAAGACATGCACCCAGTTCCTGATGATAAAGCGGATTGAACACAGATTGATTATCAATCTTTTAAACGCCATTCAAGGGAACACAAGCCATGAAAAACAGCCGGAAAATAAAGATTCAAAAAGCAAAGATGAAGAAAAATCGTAGTTATGCGAGTTCAGTGGCGTAGTATCGCCACCAAAAAATCTATTAAGCGCGACTGGAGTGGCGATACTACGCCACTGAAAAATCTATTAATAAACACTTGAGCCAAAATCAACAAAAATCCCGACAAATCAGAAGTTTTGCCGGGATTTTTTTTTGTGAATAAAACCTAAAGAAGAAGAAAAATGTATGTTATAGCGTGGATTCTGTCTCTTCTGTGCCGGTTGCGCTCCGGTCGAGCGTGGTAAATGTCTGCTGACGGATCACAATCTCTCCGTGCTTGTCCCACTTGTTGAATGTATAGATATTCTTCAGGAACCGCAGATAAATGCGCTGACGGGTAGAAAGCTGGTTTTGCTTGAGCAACTGCAATTCGCGCATGTAGGTACCTCCGGTGCTTCCGCTTTTCCCCGGTGTGCTTCCAATTAAACTAGGATGAACCCCTATGGCAAAGAAGATTATACTGGATATCTCCTCTAATTCATCTTTTAATTCGGCCGCATTTGTCAGCTGTGGCACATCCACAATCTCCACCGCATGCTGCATCGTCTTCCCGTCAGGGCCTACAAACGAGTCCAGACAGATAGTTTTCCCGTTGTTCTCGCGGCGTTGAAGGAACTCATTCACCTTCTTGTAGATACTGTCACGTACAGCTTGTTTCGCTTCGGTAGTATCCGCTCCCATTTCATCGAACATCGCACGCAGGTACTCGTTGTTGATGAAAATCATTTTCCCCCACATGGTCGCATTCTGGCGGGCCATGGCCTTGTCGGTAATCAATGTCGTGGCGTAATCGTAGGTCATCGACGGGAAGATACTCCACCAGGCGGGCTGCGGATAGTAAGGTTTCAGCATCGAAGGGTAATAGCTTGGGCAGCAGAACCAGGTGGTACGTTTCTTCGGAGGACGGTTCTTGCTCTTTTCCACCTGACGGCGAAGCTCCGTAAGCATATTTTCCGGCATCAGTGTGGGATAGGCCACTACATCCTTTCTTTCCAGCTTTGGCGTGGCATCCTTTCGCCACTTCTCCGCATAATACACGTAGTTGATGCGCATCCGTTCGTCCATTTCCTCCATGCGGCAGCACACCGCCGGAATGTTTCCTAACTTGACGATTTTCGGGTCCCACTCTTGGTCCTTCCGTCCGATGCTGAGACCGATGGTCGGGAAATAAATGTCCATGTGCGCGTCGTCTGTCATGCACTTCAGGTAGTGAAGTTCCAGATTGTTATTTTCACAGAACTTGTCCCATTCCTTGTCAGTCTCTTCCCAGGTGCGATAGTCTTCACGAAGCTGTTTTAGCTCGTATTCCGGTGTTCCAACCTGTGCGGTATCTTTCTTCTCCTCTCCGGAGACGGCCTGCGACCAGGTGATTGTGCCTCCCCCACCCTGCTCTTCGCCGCTTTCTGCTTTCTGCTGGTCAATCTGTGCCTGAATCTCCATGATGCGGTTACGAATCAGCAGTCCGGCATCCTTGAAGGGAATCAGCTCAGTCTTTACCGTACCGTTTACATAGCGTGACCAGCGGTACATAAGCTGCGGCCCTAGCCCTACCGTCAGGTCAATAATATATTTGATGGCGGTTGCCGTGTACGGCAGACTGCCTACCAGCTTGTATATGGTATTCGGCAGCATGTTGCCAGGTCCCCATGGAATGTAACCCAGACCGGGTGTCCCGGCATTGCTGACCGGCACCGGGTTTGACTGCCGGCTGTCGAAAATATCAAACGTGCCCTGAATGGGCAGCCCGCCGATAGCCCCTCCCCCTTTCATCATTTCCGAGGAAGATACAGACGGGATTTCCGACACGCGGGCCATGCCGATATACTGGTATCCACGGTCTACGAGTGAAGTCACTTTTCCTCTGAACTCCTTTATCCCCGGGTTGGACTTCTTACGGTTTGTGTTTTTTGTGTTTGTCGCCATATAACTACTTAACCAATATCTTTGTGTCGTTAATCTGCAGAATAAGTACGTCGTACACGTAACGGAAATCTCCGTTTGGCATTACCAGTTTACGGTATCCCTTTTCGCGGTTATACGAAACGGCACGCTGCACGTTGTAACATTCGCTTATCGTTCCGTCCTTGCACACAAAACGTATGTCGAACGGCTTGTTTTTTCCGTCCGGAGTGCGGGCGTTCATCAGCTTGTACGCCTCCGTCCAGAGCAGACGTTTGGTCGGTTTCTTCATCTTGCGTTTGTTTTTATACAAAGATAAACAAGGTTAATCTGGTAATGAAGGACAAAAAAACGCACCTCCCTTCACAGGGAAATGCGGTAAACATAACACTGATAATGATTATATCAAACAACATTACTTTTTGCGATTATCCTTCCATCTTCCTTCACAGGAAAATAGGACTTTGTGTAAGTTTAATTCTGTCAAAATAATGAATAAAGTGCACACCACCGTGTGCAATAACATGGTTACTATTTTTCTCATGATGATGCAAATATATCCTATTTTCTCTGAATATCAAAAAGAAAAAGGATGAAGAACCACTGTTCCCCATCCAGGTGTAATAAAACAAAGAACATTTTCATGCTCAATTCTTTGCAAATATAATGTTTTTACCGCACATAAGCAAACTTTGAAACTAATTGATTATCTGATTTATAATAAATACTTTTATTCAAACATGCTTTTATTCTTTTATATAAAAATACTTTTACTCTTTTATTATTTCATGCTTTTATATTTTCATTCATTTGTATTAAAACATTATTATTCTTTTACATGTCTGCATATTTGAATGTAGATACTTTTATTCTTTCATACTTTTATACTTTTTATATTTTTATATTTTTATGCTTTTACTCATTTATTCTTTTATATGTTCATACTTCTATGATTTTATACTAAAATATCTTTCTCTCATCAATTTTGTATTTTCACATAAAAGTATGTTTATATAAAAATACTTTTATGTTTTTATTTTTCTATTCTTTTATTCGTTTATACTATTATTATTTTATGTATCCACACAAAAATGCTTTTATATTTTTATTCAAAAATATTTTTATGCGTTTGCACATTTGAATATTTACATTTTTGCATAAAAATATTTCTGTATTTATGGCGGAAATGAAAAAAAACGACTATCTTTGCAGTGTAATAAAACAAAAACATTTGATATGGCAATTACAATTTCTTCATTCAACTGTAAGGGTGGAGTAGGGAAGACCACTACCACCGTCAATCTGGCAAAAGCCTTACATTCTCTTGGTAAACGTGTGCTGGTAATAGATGCCGACGCACAGGGTAACGCATCTAAAATGATGGGATTCCGTCTGGCCACGGAAAAGGATGGTAAAACCCTTTACGAAGCCATGTCCGGAAACGCCAGCATCATGGAATGTGTGTTCTGTGAAAATGAAAACGAAGAAAGCTTCGACTTTATTCCTTCACGCCCGAACTTATACCAGTGCGAACAGGAACTGGTGAGCCGTACCGGACGCGAATACATCCTGCGCATGATGCTGAACAATCTGGAAGACCATTATGATTTCATCCTGATTGACTGCCCTCCGAACTACGGACTGGTTTCTATCAATGCAATGGTGGCTTCTGACTACCTGCTGATTCCTATCAACTGCGAAGTATTTGCCCTGGACGGAATGGGCCTGATTACCGCAAAATACGAGGAAATCAAAAAGCTGGTGAATCCGAAACTTGAAATCCTGGGTTATATCATGTCACGCTACGACAAACGTCTGTCGCTTCACCGTCAGGCATACGAACAGATGAATCAGAATTTCCCTGGGAAGGTGTTCAATACCACCATCCGCACGAACATTCAGCTGGCCGAATCGCCTGCGCAGCGCATGAACGTGTTCGATTTTGCGCCCAACTGCACGGGAGCTGCCGACTACATGGAGCTGGCAAAAGAGATTCTATCACGATTAGATAACCAGTAAAACCCACGATTATGGCTAAACAACGATTCAACCTGAATGAAACAATGCTTGATGCGCGGCAGGGCATTGAGGAAGCACGCGCCAACACGGAGAAGGCAGGGGAGGAGAGTGCTGCGACTCAGGAAAAGGCAGAAGAAAATACGGAAGAATCTCCTGCTACCTTCACTGCTGAAAACTCATGTGTTGAAGCAAATAACCAGGAAGAGGAAAACATCCGTCCGGAACAAGAAGCTGCGCCCGATAAAGAATCCGTGAAAAGCGAATCACCCGCAGTAGAACGGAAAATAAACGGCATACGAAAAAGAATTAGAAAAGATGAAAAAGAGGGACGCATCATGCGGAATGTCTATCTGGAAGAAGACATGCTGGAGAAGCTGGAAGACATTAAGAAAAGCATGAACAAAGGCCGTAACAAGGAAAAGAAAGATACCTTGGTGTTTGTCATCGACCTGCTGAATGTATCCGCGCAGGAGTTCATTGACAAATACTACAAAGACATCGTGGGGAAATAATTCCGCACAATTCATACACCGAAAGGGCAGGGAAGCACACGCTTCTCTGCTGATTTGACAAACTTATAAAATTATAGAAAAACGTATAGAATCCTATAATTTACGTTGCCTTCCTGTCTCAACCTTGCTGGTTGCAATCCCGTTTCTTGCGAAACAGCAAAGCAGAGCCGCCAAGTCCTCAGGCGTAGATTCGGGGTAATCTGCCCCTATTTGTTTCTTTATTATAAGAGAAAGAAGATTCAGGCTTGCATTATAGTCACGGTCTATTACTGCACCGCACTTGTCACAATGATAGGTGCGGTCGCTCAATTTCAAGTCTTGCTTAATGCTTCCGCATACACTACAGGTTTTGCTTGACGGATAGAATCGTTCTGCTTTCAAAATTTTCACTCCGTTCAGTTGCGACTTGTATTCTATCTGTCTGCATAACTCACCAAATGCCACATCCGAAACGGATTGTGCCAACCTGTGATTGCGGGTCATGCCTTTCACGTTTAAATCTTCCAATGCAATGTGAGAGTAATGGGTGGTCAATATCGTAGTAACTTTCTGTATGAAGTCACGGCGTATATTTGACACCTTTCTCTGTGCGTTGGAAAGCATTACTGACAGTTTCCTGTAGTTGTTCGACTTTTTCCTTCCCTCCAAACGCTCTTGCTTGGTTCTCGCGTGTGTGCGTTTGTCGAGCTGCCTGCTTATTCTCTTTATTTTTCTCAGATTCTTCTTCAGTGGTTTCGGGTTATCTACGGAAATTCCATCGGAAAGTATCAATACTGATTTGATACCAAGGTCGATGCCTGCCTTACGGTTTGCCTTGTCAGAACAAGCTTTCGGGTGGGTACGTTTGTATTCATCTTCCGTTATCTGCACACTGAATGACGCAAAGTGTTTATTCCCTTGCTGTGATATTACAACTCCGTTTATCTTCCCAATGAAACGTAACCGTTCAGTCATCTTTACCCAGCCGAGGTTGGGTACTCTCAGATATTGACGCTTTAGTTTTTCGTTGTGCGGAACATTCTTGAAAGTCTTAGAATTGCAGTTTATATCAGATAAAGACACTTGGTCACCGCCAATATAGAAACTCCCTTCGTTATCCTTCTTCTTCTTGAATTGCGGGTAAGACACAACGCCTTTCTTCAAATCGTCAAAGAATTTTCTGAATGCTTTTCCCAGATTGATAAACGGCTGTTGTGTGGCGTATTTTGTTACCTCAAGAACAAATGGATATTCATCTTTCTTGATTGCATTGAACGCTTTCTTAATCCCATAAGCATCCACCTTCTCACCTTCCTTGTATCGGCGTTGCCACTCGGCAAGCCCCCAGTTATAGGCAAGACGGGCACAACCGAATGCTTTGCGGAAGTAGGTCTTCTGCTTGTTGTTCGGTGTGAGTTCTATCTTATGGGATATTGTTATCATTATTCGTCTTTCAAATTTTCCAATAGTTTCTTCTTTAGATTTACCTCCACATCTAGCAGCCCTCCGCAGTATGGACAGACGCTTGCGCCTGATTCTTTACTCACTTCTTCCGGGCTGGCAAAGAGTTGCCACATGGGAACCTCAAGGGCTTCTGCTATTTTTTCAAGTGTTTCCATTTTAGGAGACATCTTTCCATTTACGATGTTGTATAATGCAGGAAGGCTTATTCCTACTTTATCTATTATGGATTTTACTTTTATTCCTTTCAAATCACATATTTCTTTTATTCTGTAATTCATATATAACGTATAGGTTTATTTAATTTGAAGCAAAATTAGGCATTGATTTTAATATATAAACTAATACTACACTTAAATGATGTTAATATATATCACTTATTTATTGTTTAAGTTGTAATATATGTACCGTTACTATATATTTGCACCAAACAAATAAACAAATAGTATATATGACACAGAAATTCAACAAATCCGAAATCATGAAAGCTGCTCACAGAATCCGCAACCATTCATGGAACTGCACCATGAGCCAGGCATTAAAAGAAGCATGGCGCAGAGCAAAGAAAGAAGCCGCACAGCGTGAGGAATCAGAAAAGCGAATGGCTTCCATGAAAAGCAGCAAGGCCGACCAGCGCAATGCACGCATGTATCAGCACGTGGTTTTCGGTAAGAATGACTGGGCCATAGATTACGGACGCAAATACAGATATTAATAACCTTATAAATATAGAATATGAATTATGAAGAAAAAACCAGCATCGGAACTCCGGATAATGGCTTCGGAGTTTATTCACCGCAAACTGAGCGGTGCGCCATTCGTATCAGTGAATTATTCGGAAGATGGAGCGACAGCATTTTGCGTGTGGCCGGATGGTGTAAGGGAATATTTGTACGTGGACTACGCCGACCTAATGCCACAAAGCCAGCACGAGCGTGCGATGGCGTACATACGCGGAGTAAGGTAAAAGGAAAGAAACTCTGGTACATCCATGTGATAACCTTTGCAAGCATGGCGGTTTTTATTCCTTGCGTTGTGTTTTCGGGATTTATTCCTGCTGTGGCAAAAGTTATTCTCATAGTTCCTTTGGGACTATTCACTGCATGGTGCATGCTTGTATCTTTTGTCCGCATAATGCAGGGTGTGACAGGGTGCACAGATTTGGATAAAATGGGAAATAATATAGAAAAAGATAACGAATAAACATAAATATATGACTAAAAGAGAAGCAAGAAAAGCCATAAACGGCTATTTCGGGGAAATAAGACACAGCATTATGTTTACCGTCACACGCCATGGCGTGCTGGCCTATGTGGAATACGAGGACTTCATGCCCGAACACACCGTGCGCCGTGAGCTGGAAAGTCTGCTAGGCAGCGGTTATATGGTCAGTGTGAAACGCGAGTGCTCGCGCTCACTTTTCAAGGAGATTGTGGACTTTCTTTCGTCCGACACGAGCGGCCAGAAAACCCTTCTTATGATGATGGGAAACTACGTTTCTGCGCACCCCCTCCACAATAGCCTGTAGGGCCTGTCAAAACAAATGCAGCAAACCACTTGAGAGGTTTGCTGCATATCGCTCGAGAGGTTTGCCGCAAACCACTTTAGAGGTTGCTGGCGTATAATTTTTAAATCTTTGTTTCAACAGTAAAAAGACAGATAAAATTAACCTTTAAAAAAGAAAGAAATGACAAATCTGACGATTGTTCTGGCAGGAATTTTTTATTGTATCCTGCTGCGTGATTTTGACAAAAGCAAGAATGTGCAGCGATCGTCGTGCGATGAACCTTCCAAAGCAGGCGGACTGAGGAGAAAAGGAAGCCGAGGAATGTGCAAAAAACATTTCTATTTATTTAAGTTCGGAAAGTTTGCACCTTTACACGAAATAATTTCCCTTACTGACGGAATCTTTTCACCTATTAACGGAATCATTGCACTTAAACGCTTTTAAAAATCTAATAATCAATGATTTCCAGCATCTATATAATTATCTATATGTTATAATATAAAGAAACGATAGTTTCTTAAATAAGGGATAAAAGAAAAAATATATCGGTCTGCTTTTATTAATGATATTATGATATAAGATATATAGTAAAGCGTAATTTGCTATAAAACAAATAGTTATACTAATAAAGGTGCAAACTTTCCGTTTTTAGGGGTAAACTTTCCGTCAATATGTACTAAGTTTCCGTGTGTATGGGTAAAGATTCCGTCATATAGGGAAAAATTTCCGAACATATATAGATTAAAGGTGCAAACTTTCCGAACTATTTTTATTCAATATTTTCCGTTTTTGGAAAATATTGTCGTTTTATTTTCCGTTTTTGGAAAATATATCTATATTTGTGCCAAATAACGAACCAATGAAGATTTATTTAGAAGAAAGATTAAAAGAGTCAGGTATAAGCAAGGATGAACTGGCAAAGAGACTGGGTATTTCCAATTCAAGTCTGACAAAGAAATTAAACGGTCCGTCACGTACTAACCTGCAATTTCTGGAAAGTGTGGCCGATGCGTTGGGAATATCTGTTTTCTCTCTTATTGATGATGAAAAATACGTGAAGGTAGGTACATTCCAGTCCGATGGGAATACTTACGAAATACGAAAAATAAACTGATAGCCTATGCGACGGAAGAAAAGCACCACCGAATCAAGCAACTCACTGATTAAAGAACTTAGCTCAGTAGAGTTTATTAAACAACCCTATCTGTATGCCATGGTAGGGGCAGATTTTTCACTCTACCAACGGAGTGTTATGATAGAAATCATGAAGTCCATGCAAGACCGCTTCAATGAATTTCTGAAAAACAGACGTGCAGACGGACAAATGTCACTTTTCCCTGATAATCTGGACGATAATCAGATTCTCACATTCCGAATCAGCGCTTCCTCTCTTGGAGTAAGTCCTCGTGACTATATGTATCTTAGTGAGGCATGCGATAATCTTATGAAGATGAACTGTTCTTTTTACAGATATGATGAAGTGGGAAGACCTATTCGTACATACGCGCATCTGTTTTCTACGATTGAAATGCCTATGATTCCGGTTTCAGGCTCGAAAGAAAAAGAAAGGAGGATGAACTACGTGGAAGCGCGTATGGATGCAAAGGTATTGAAAGAACTGTGCGATTTAGGTAACGGGAAAGGTTATCTTGACCACATTTACCGAATAGCCCGTATCTGCAAACGCAAACGTACACCAAGCATTTATATTTATCTTTCCAGATGGAAAGACTTCCCAAAGAAATCGGTAGAATATGTGGAGCTCAAGAAATTCCTGGGAGTGATAACATTGGAAAATGTGGAGGTGAACGGGGTAGTTACTAAGACTTACGAAAAAGACCGATACCCGAAATTCAGTAAATTTTGTAAGGAAGTGATGGACCCGATACGTGAAGACCTCGACCGTATGGCCAGCGAAAATCAGGTGGACTTTACTTTTGATTATGAGCCTGTATATAAGGGTTCAACGAAGAGAGGAAATCCTGACGAGATATTATTTAAAATCAAGCTGAGTGAACTTGGGGAGGAAATGTCGCGTAAACGAAGACAGCAAAAGCTTCCCGCCGATATTTGGGACTTGCTTCGCTCTGAATATAAACTGACGGAAACAGATGTGCGTATGCTGACCGATATGCTCCCTGAAGAACTGATGAACGATTTCCGGGCCGAAGTGCTGGCACTTCGTGACCGAATGAACCGGTATAAAGTAAACAATCCGAAAAGTTATGTGGTGACTTCACTCAAGAATTTTATTATCCAGCACACTCCGGAGGCAAAAGAAACAAAAGAAGATAATAGGGTAGAGGAGAAGAAAACCGTCAAGCATAAAACAATAAGCGAGGAAGATAAAAGCCGATGGATGGCATTTATGGAACTTCTTCAAGGTTCTGTAAGTCCGGTTGAATTTAGCACCTGGCTGTCGTCGCTTGAATTTGTTTCGCTTAATGGTGAGGAAGTGACACTATCTGTACCGGCTGCATACGTAGCGACTTATATTGACGAAAAGCTGAGCGCACCATTTAAACAAGCGCTTAATGCAGTGTATGGTGAAGATGTAAAACTACTTTATGAAGTAAGAAAATAACGAATAAATCCCGGAACGAAAAGTACCGTTCCGGGATTTCTTTTCATTCCACATAGTCCTGCGGATCTATACAGAGATTTACCTGCTGTACATCCGTCAGTTCTACGAAGACCGCATACCAGTTGTTCAGGAAAGGGCCGTAGGTAGAATAGTGAAGCTCTTCCGTTTCAAGATTTATGTTCCGGAAAATCTTTCGTTTCTCCTGCTGATCGCGAAGCCAGGCCAGGAACTTTTGCATGTGCATCTTCGCTTCCTGAATAGCTTCGTATGACTGCTGCTTGTCCGTCGGCTTCATATTATCCGTTTTAACGAGGAAATAAACCACGTGCATAGGTTTGTCCATACCGCCTTTAATCGTCCCGTCCTGGGCAAATTCGTAGCCCACACAAGGCGATTTCACGTCGGGTAACTTACTCATGAACGAGGGAATAACTACAATGTTGTCAAAAAGGAAAAACCGTTTGTTCTTTCCGGTTTCTCCGGGCGTATGAAGCATGGGCTTGTACTTCGTGGCCCATTCTTCGATTATTTCTTTTAATTCTGTCATAATTAAAATTTTGTGGGTTTTCTTATTTCTTTATCCAGTAACATTATAAATCCGATAAAAGCAAAAGCCAGTAACGAAAGCCATATTCCCAATTTTCCTAATTCAGCATAAAGTAGCTTGACTATCATAGCTGCTGTGATAATTCCTCCCAGAAGATTAGTCAGTTCCGATTCTTTTTGGAACATGAGGAAGACACCCAGGAGAAGGATAGCCAGTTCTATTCTTATCTGCTGGAGAAAATACATCCCTACCAGCAAGAACGTGTTCGACAATATTCTGATTATCGTTTTCATTTCATCCGGAATTTATAATCACTTCGTTTAAACTCGTCCTGGAAAGAAACCAGTACGCCGTTTTCGATGAAGTCCTGATAATAGGAAGACACGAGCACTTCCAGTCGCCGGAGCTGGTGACGCACCTCCATGGCAATGATAGGTCGTGACTGTCGGTCGCCTTCTTCTTTCCATATCTGATAAAGCTGGTTGAAACGGGCATCCTTGCTGCGTTCCACATCTTCGATGGGCTGTCCCGCACCGACACCCATATCCACGAAATACAGGTAATAGTTGAAGAAGAAGGAAATCTTCTTTGTGTCACCTCCGGCCCCATTGAAAACCTTGGCATACATGCGACGGTAAGCCTGTCCGGTGCTTTTTTTAGCTGCCGGCGTATTGCGGTACCCGATGTACGGACCGGGGAATCCCCCCGGCCATACATGCTGTGTCTCGAAGTTGGTCTGAAGCTGCCGGATCATGTTGTTGGCCCAGCGCGTCAGGTCCAGAAACTCCTCTTTGACCGCCTGACTGATGGTTTTCTGTTCTGACATGGCTTATTCAATGATATGAGGGATAAACTCGCTCAGGTTGTCTGTTACTTTGGAAGAGGTTTCGCGGATACCCATACCGGCAGAAAGCCCTCCTATCACCCAGGAACCGATAACCGGATACTTACCATCGAAAGAAGGGATTTCCGCCAGTTCCTGATATACATAGCCCTCTTCGCCGTAGTCACCACCTGTCTGTTCGATAACCTGTCCGTCTTTTACCAGCGTGACATTGGCACCCTCACGACTGAACACCGGCTTTTTGCAATAGTTTTTCATGCCGGGTGTCAAGTGGTCTGTGCATTTCAGTATGTAGGGAGAATCCGGATAAAGCTCACCCAGGATAGGGAGCATAGCCTTGTTTGACATCAGTGATTTCCACATAGGCTCCAGCCAGAGAATGTCGGCCGTACATCCTTCCTGACTCTCGTTCATTATCCACTCCCAGGGGTAAAGCTTGAAACAGCATCTTATTCTTTCTCTGGATGGGTCGTAAAACGCACCTTCGTCCAGGTTGAGCTGTTCCATTTCGATTTCTGCCGTGTTCAGTCCGGCTTCCATGGCTGCTGCCACCAGGTATTGAAGGGTTTCTTCGTCTTCCACATTCTCACGGCAGCACACAAAATGGTAACGCTCCATTCTGTACCGGTCCTGAATATCCTTGAAACTTTGCACCAGGCTTTCGTGGATAGCATTGAACTGGTCGGAGTCTTTGAACACATCTTCCTTCCACTGCCATTGTACGACGGATGCTTCGAGCAGTGAGGTAGGGGTGTCTGCATTAAACTCCAGCAGCTTGGGCACTCCGTCAATAATTGCGAAATCAAAGCGTCCGTAAAGAGAAAGGTCGTCTCTTTCCCATGACTGGCGTATGGCGTGCTCCATTCCGGCAGGAATGCAAAGCTTGTGGAATAGGTTGTAGTCTATTACGTGTTGCACTGCGTCTACATACATGGCATAACACATGTTTGTAGCTTTTTCAATTTCTTCGATTTCCTTCATGGTGAAGGAATAGTAGGCATTTTCTTTCCAGTAGTCCGTGTGGAAATTAAAGCCCATGTTCTCTATCTTCTTTTGGTAGTTATCTCTCGGTTTGATTGCTATTCTTTTCATTGTTAATATGTATTACATAGTTGATAAGTAAAGTAGACAGGATTCCGAACATCCCGATGCCTCCCAGACTGACAAACACCGTAAAGATCCTTCCTCCAGTTGTAACCGGATAAAGGTCGCCGTATCCGATGGTAGTTACCGTGCAGTAGGTCCACCAAAGCGCATTCTCGGCCGTGTTGATGGAACCGGAGTCATGTTCAAAGAAAAGGATAAGCACCGGACCCGTCATCATGAGCAGCGTAAAGAGGATGAAGAATGCGAACCTTGCTGTCTGTATGGAATTATGGCGGCAGTAGGTGGCAAACCGGTTTACGCTTCCTGCAATTCTTATGACCTGAACCAGACGCATCAGTCGTAATGCTTTCAGTCCCGGAAGCCAGCCGAAAGGAATGCTTGCTATCAGGTCGATGAAATTGCGAAGAGCAAAGCGTCGTTTCTTTTCTGCATGGACAAAGCGGTATATCCATTCCGAAAGGAATACCACGCAGCATACGTTGTCCATCCAGGACAGCAGTCTGCCCATTTCCGGATTTATGATGATTGACTCCTGAAGAATGAGTGAGAACACCACAAATACGGTCATGGACAGAACTACCATTTCAACCGGTGACAAGTTGATGTCTTCGTCCATCAGGCAGAGATTGAATGTCCTCGTCCGGTACTTCCAAACACAGCTCCCTTACTGGTGCTTTTACTCCCGGAAGTGGAGCTGCTGTAAGAGGAGCGGGAAGGAGTGATTCCGGAGCTTACGCTGGCCGGCGGAGTGACCTGCACACCGGAAGAGTTGGTGTAGTAACCCTGCGACGGATAGTAATAGTAGGTATTTCCTCCCGGACTGGACATCATCCATCGCATCAGCATGGCATTATAAATCCAGCTGTTTCCGTTGCTGTCGCGATACGTCTGGTTGTTTGTCGGATTTTCAGGAAGCATGCTTCTGTCTCTGTTTGTGGAGCAACTGCAGCTCGAAAAAAATGCAAGTGTAAGAATTGCAATAGCGCTTGAGTATTTCATTTTTCTGATGGGTTCTTTAAGCCGCCCAAGGCTGGTTATACGTAGTCTAATGTTTTTATACTTTTATGTTTTTATGTAAAAGTAGTTTTTCTAAATTACTTTGTTTTCTTTTAGCCTTTTGTTCACTTCCTCATACACGGAATAGAGCATATACTTTTCCCCTCCGCAGCGTGTCATTCTTCTAAGAGACATGTGTAACGCAGACAATCCAATCCCGTTTTTCCTCGCACATTCAGCTACTGAATAATAAACTTCTCCTGTTGACAAAGCGATTACTTTTTTACTCATGCCAGGAGGTGATTTCCGGTTAGGTCCAAAATTGCTGTTGGGGTCATTAATCAGTCTTTTACTGAGTTCTCTTGAAATCTTACGTCGCTTTTCCTGTAGTTCCTTTGGCCAGTTTTGGAATGACTTGATTAATTTATGACCTTTACAGAAGTGACCAGAGTCTTTTTCACGGTGCTGATTGAGACTAAATTTCAAATCATCCATACGTTGCTCTTCATATATTTTTCTGAAGTCCTTCTCGTAATACCATTGAAGCCCTTTGCATATAGATTTTTTCCGGCAACTATTACTGATTGCATGTCTACTTCTACCGGATTTTTCTGTTGCCTCTTTAATAGATTCAAAATACCCGGCCACAGTCCCGTCAGGATTTACCGCGACTACTGGATGTTTACTACCTCTTGTGTATTGACTGTTCGATGGCATATTTTTGTCAAATTAAACATAATTAGGTTTATGTCAAACTCTTTTTTATCTGATTTCTTTTTCATACTTTCATGATTTTATTCTTTCAGGCAACTTTGGAATGTTTCCCAGATATTCTTCTGCACAAAGCTTCACAAAGGACGCGAGCCATATTTACCTCTACAGCATTCCCAATAAACTTCTTCTGATCGGCTTGTGTGCCGACAAGAATATAGTTATCAGGGAACCCCATAATCTTTTTCAGCTCGTCTATGCGAAGCATACGCATCTTTATGTCTGCCAATCCATACACAAGCATAAATTGCTTGATTTTTACAGTCATCGGGCTGTCTCCATTTTCTATGCAGATACCTATGCCATCTTTTGTGTTGACAAGGTAAGGAGGCATTTTATCCATTCTTGATATAAGCGTGAAACACGGATTATCTACCGAACCGCTTGCACTTGCAAATTGCGGATTCATCAGGAAGCTTTTTCTTTTGCATGTAACTAAGCTGTATTTTGGATTTGTTGTGATAGCTCCTAAAGGCTTTTCTATAGATGCTGCGCTTGAAGCTCCAAACTGCTGGTCGATGAATACAGGTGTCAACAATGCAAGCCTGTCTTTTGTGGTCACAGTCGGAGCAGGCCTCTCTACCGAATGGTTGTTCCCGTTACCGTAGTAAGCTGTAACAAAAGCATGATGATCTTTACAGGTGATTGTTCCAGCAGGTTCTTCCACAGAAATATTTTTGCTCTCAGGATGTCCGCTGTACTGCTTGGATAGGAAATGGACCTGAACTTTTGCAAACCTATTTGCTGTAGTAACCACCCCTACCGGTTCTTCGATGGATGTACAAGTGTCTTGTGTCCTTACCGTATTATAACGTGAAATAAAGGCTTCTTTCCCTCCGGCCACAAACTTAATCAGACCGGCATAAATACGTTCGAGCGTCTTTTCAGCAAGCGGTTTCTTCCTTGTAAAAATGCTTTCCCCTTCGTCTGAAAAATCCAGCACTTCTTTTACGGGTCTTCATTTCTCCAGCTTACTGAACATGTCTTTTCTTCCATTCTTGCAGTGTGTCGCTTCCGGAAATACGATAGGTAATCCTCTCTTTGCGAATATGCCAAAGAATCGTTTTCGAGTAGTGTATGCTCCATAGTCGGCTGCATTCAGTATCCGCCAGTCAAAGTCATATCCGTATTTCTTTACATTTCTTTTCCACTTCTCATAACAACGACCTTTATCTTTGCTTACCGGATGGCCTTTTTCGTCCATGTCTCCCCAGCTCATAAATTCTTCTACGTTTTCAATCTGAATATAGTCAGGGTTTATGGCTTCAATGTAGCGAAAAAGATGTTCGGCCAGTGTCCGGCTGTCTGCATCGCGAGGTTGTCCGCCTTTTGCCTTGCTGAAATTGGTACATTCCAGCGAAGCCCATAGAACTACATACGCATCCGGATATTGCATTTTCATCTTCTCTACATGCGCGACCAGTCCTGAAAGCTCCAGCGTTCGGATGTCCTCTGTGAAATGAAGCGCGTCCGGATGATTGGCCGCATGGCTGGCGATGGCATTAGCATCGTGATTTACGCATGCTATTACTTTTGCACATTGTGATTCGTTGACACGTGCATTTTCTACACCGGTAGAAGTTCCTCCGGCTCCACAAAAAAGGTCGATGTATAATAAATTAATCATTTTATCTGTAAAATTTGAAATGTGAGTGTGTACCCTTCGGACGCACATTTCGGTTAAACTTTGTATTGTACTTCTTACCGTCCTTATGGGGTACGTGACGGTTCTGACCGACAATACTGAAATAGAACGGCACATGGCGTGAGGTATGGCGGTTGCGATTGGCTATCTCATACTGGCTCTCAAATATTTCTTGTCTGCGATAGTATCCTCTAATAACATGGCTTTGTTCGTCTACAATCTGTTGTCTGAAAAATTCAAAACCTGTAGTTCCACTGTACACCAAACCACAAAAAGAATCATACATATCTGTATAACTTTTATCAAAGGTTTTTCCAGAACCTAAATCTGTTCCTATAGATTTATAGTCCTTTTCTTTAGGAATACTATCGGCATACTTTTGAAGTGATTCTGCGGCTAAAGCAGTTGCATCACTAAATTTACTTACCGCTTGAGCCACACTATTTACGGATTCCATAAATAGAATTTGCTGTTCATTGATAAGTTTTATAACAGCCTCTTTTATCCTATTCTCCGGAAGTTTGCTTGCAACGGAAATAACATGTATGGCCTCCAGAACTTTTTCTTCGTTCAGTTCCGGATATTCTTCTTCATCAGGGAACATACTTTCCTGATATTTGAATCCAAGCTGCGCACGCAACCAGTCCCTGTATTTTTTATTTCTGTTCCACATAAATCATCCACCTATTTCACCTTTCAAACGCTTGATGGTAAGGTTTCTCACCTTGATAGTCCCTTCCTGCTCGCGGACTTTTGTTTTGAGCGATGAAACCCGGCGTTGCAATTTCTCCACCGTGGGCGTGTTGTTCCGCTCATAGTTCAATTCTGCCTGAAGCTTTTCCACCTTCTTCTCCAGCTCCGCTGTGCGTGCCTGTTCGCGCCGGTAGTCCCGGCAGAGGTACTTAAAAAGTATCTCTACCGGAATGTCCAGTGCCTTATTCCACTTTTCCATCGTCTTCCTTCTTTTTGATGTACCACTCGAACTCTTCCAGCGGCTTGTCTACCACAGAAATGTAGTCTCCATCACGTTTCAGAACGCCTTTGTTGATAAGTTGCCGAATAAGCTTCAGACCGCTTCCGTAACCGTAATGAATATTCAGCACGTTTATCGGGTCAGTATTGATACATTTTTTTCCGCCCTTTTCTGTGATTCCTAAGTTGTGGCATACACGAGCGGCCGCAGACAATTTCTCATAGTCGTATTCCTCGAACTCAGGCTGTACTTCAGCTTCGGCCTGATACGGATATACGTCCATGATGGCGGTCTCTGCGATGGATGCAATGACATAATCGGCCATCGTACCTTTCATTCCTTCGTCCAGCTTCTTCACCGCATCTCGAAGGTCGGCAGCCTGTACCAGAATGTTGGTGGCTGTCTTCTTTTCTGCACCGCTTTTCTCGTCGATGGTGATAAAGTACAGCTTGCATTTGTACCACTTGTCGGCAGCTTCCTCGTCGGACGGGAATATCTCGCTGTAGTTGGCCGCTTGATGTCGATCACTGTGAACTCTCCTGTAATAAACGGCGTGACTTCTTCAATGAGACGTGCTTCGGCTTCGGTGAAACTCAGGGCATCTACCAGATAGGGCTCTGTCACTTTCTTGTTCATCCCGTTTTCCGCTACCTTTTCGTAGCGGATTTTTCCTTCAAACCATGTTGTGCATCATAATTTGTCCTCCATTATTTTTTCGCGTTGTGCAATCATGACATCGGCAAAATCATAGGCCATCTTAGCCAACCATTCCTCGTCGTATGCTATCACTGATTTATATTCCAAACCAAATAATTTTTTAATCTTATTTTTAAAAGTCATGTATTCTGATACATTTTTCTGCATCAATACCTTCATCGCTTCCATAGCGATGTGGTCTCTGCTGATATTACTTCCTGCCATAGTTATTTTATTTAGATTGTTGTTTTCTGATCCAAAGAATTGTCATCACGCAGTAGTTGGCCAGGTCCAGATAAGTATCTTCCAGCCTTTCGTCCTTCACCTGCCCTTCACCATTATTTTTAATCAGGGAATTTATTCTTCGAATTTTGTCACCGATTCGGATTTTGGCTACCAGGAGTCCGTCTTCGTCCATTGACTTTTCAAAGGCGTTTCCATAGTCGGCGTTCTTTTTTCGGTAAGTGTAAAGCTGTTCTTGACTGATTTCGGCCATAGAAAGCGTAACTTCCGCATAGTGTTGATATGCAGCACGGGCTATGCTTGTAATATGAAGCAAGCCTTCTATCCGGTCTGAATAGGTAATATCATCCTTGAAACATGGCTTGAACAAATTTCCTATTCTGATATGATAAAGATTAGGATCTCCACCTGCCATTTTATCGTAAGGTACCAGCTCGTGCAGCACCTCTTCAAACTTCTCAACCATTTCATCCATAGTTTCTTCTACAGGATTCTCCGGTTGTTTCTCTCCTTCTTCGTTATCAGAAGGTATATTTACCGGTTCAGGCAGTTCTTCCAGAAAATCTTCCGGAACGTCGACTATGTTCCGACCCCACTGACCTACCTCATACCAGAATACAGGATTCCCGTTCTTGTGTAGCTGACGGGTATTATGCACTTTGTAGATTGCAACCTGAGCATTTGAGATATGTTTTAAATCAAATTCCCCCATCTGGTACGTCAGGGTCTCATTCACCAATTTAAGCGAGTCGTAGTCTTTCAGCTTTACTACCTGCCCGACACTGAATTTTGATACGTTAATTTTACCTTCCATATATGTTGCTATTTTAGTTCCTGATGGTTGTTTATTGCCTATTATTTTTCTGAAATCAAGCTGTGGAACCTTAGTTCTATCTCGGATGTTTAACATATCCTGTTCTTTTTTCTCAATTAATGGCCAGAAACCTCCGAATAGTTCCATCATATTTCCAGCGTCTGATTTCATATCAAGGAAACCATTGAGTATTCTTTTATTTATTTCAGGAGGATTTACTCGTTTGTTATTCTTTTTTTTCTTCTTTCCCATTTTCTTCTGATTTATCGTTGTTATCGTTATATATTTTCTCCATTTCGCGGAAAAGACGTTTGTAAACCTCCGGGAGTGTGCCTTTCTCTTTTGTCTCACGTAGGGAAGCAAACAGCACGTAACGGGGGTCTGCACCCAGCATCTTACCCACGTCCATTACCAGCGGACCGACGGCTTTCTCTGCATTGGGATAGCGTGCAATGTCGCCCATGGCCTCCAGTTCCAGCAATCGGTTGATACCTACACCGGTCATGGACGCAAACTTTTCGCGGGTATAACCGTGCATCTCATACATGGCACGCACGCCCTGACCGAGGTTGAGTTCGTAGCGGCATCCGTCTTTCAGTGCAAGCTGACTCACTTTGACCGTTTTCAGCATACGGAGTGTGCGCGCCATTACGTCGGCATCCGCACGCGCTATGTATTCTGCCATAGCCTTCTTTGTGCCAAACACGTTGTACAGATAGCGTAGGGTAAGCATACTCAGTGTACCGTGATTTCGGTAGACTTCCTGACGAAGCTTTCTGAGAGTAATGGATTCGTTTGTTTCAGGTACTGTGCGGATATGGTCTTCCAGACAGAGGTGACGGAACTTGTCAATCACGCTTTCGCCTTCTGCCTTTGCATCGGGCAGCATTTCCATGACATCGTACACCTCATAGTCGTCCGATTCAGGAAGAGGGAGCGAAGCGATTTCATTCAGCAGCATGCGCACGTTGTTCTTAGTGCCCATGCGTGCCATCAGTGTGCGGTAGTCCTGAAAGCAGATCCCTTCTCCGGCCATCTTCATGCGCAGACTGGCGATGACGTATTCTATAAACTCTACCTGTAGCGAAACGATTCCGCTCTCCACCAGTTTCAGCAGGTCGTCTTTCACCAGCTCCATCTGGAACTGTGCGGTCAAGGTGCGTACATCCGTTCCCTCCTTATCGGGTATTTCAATGTTTCCCACCATCTCACGCAGCATATCTTTCACCGCAGCCATCATCTTTTCGTTGTGCTGGCTTTTCTGCCGGTTCACCTTCCCTACTCCGTTGAGCAGTCCGTCCACCTTCCGGCACATGCAGTCGTAGAACTCGATTCCGGTGGTACACATCATGGCCACCATCTCCATGTTCGATACAAGGTCGCTCTGGCGCACGTTGCACTTGTCGAGCGCATTCTTGGTCGCAAAATAAATGAGGTTGATTTTTTCTCCGTAGGTTTTCCAGAAGATGTTCTGAAGCTTCTGTGTCAGTGTGCCGCCCCCCCTAATAAAACTTCCGGACAGACCGGGGTGGATGGTTTCTGTAAAGGTACGCACCTGCATGGCATCGTGCGCATTGCATCGCTTCATAAGGTCACTAGACAGATTTACCAGTTCATTGGCCCTGCGCTTCATGTTGTGACGCATCAGTCCGCGTTCATTCAGACAGGAAACCACTTCGTAGATGTATTTCTGAGTGATGTTGGTCATCATGATTTCCACCATGAGCAGGTGAGCGTTCAGGATGTCTGCACTGGCCATGCGCTGCTGTGCAGTGTAGCGGTCAAACCGGTTTCGTGTGACGGGAATCATGGATTTCGGACGGCTGATAGAAGCCGCAAGCCCTGTTTCAGGGCTTTTCCCCTTCATGGGTAAAATGGTGGAGGGAGCCTGCAAGAAAGGATTGTTTCCCAGATTCCCTGCCGGGTTTGTAAATTCGTTCATATCGCTAAATGATTAATCTGTTCGTATTAGAAAGGAAGATCATCCTTTTCGTCAGTCATATTAAGCGTTCCCTGCGTAGGCTGCTGTGGGGCCGCTTGTGCCGGCTGAGCGGGTGCAGTAGCAGAATCCGGTGCAGGCTGGCTGCCGAAATCGTCGGGCGAAGTAGGAAGCGGAGCAGACGATGATTCTGCCTTCCTCCCTAGCAGACGAAAATCTCGTGCCCATATTTCGGACACATAGCGTTTTTCTCCGGTTCCTTCGGCCTCGTAGCTTCGTGTGCGGAACTCTCCTTCCACATATACTTGCGAACCTTTGCGGGCCAGCTGGCTGATGATTTCGGCCAGATTGTCCCAGGCCACAATGGGAATCCATTCCGTATATTCCTTGGTTTCTCCGTTGTCCTTGTTTTTCACCTTGCGGCTGCAGGCTATGGAGAAGCTTACTACCTTGTGTCCGCTGTCAAGCGCTCTCACATCCGGGTCTTTCCCCAGATTTCCGATGAATGTACATTTGTTTATCATATCGTTTCTTTTAATCTTTAAACTCTAATTTCTGCTGCATCACTTCGTCTGCATAAAATTCTTTGAAAGACTTCTTGCTTATCCACCATTTCAGGACCAGATCAGGATCTTGCAAAAGCGGTTTGTCCTTCCATTTGTTTTCGATCAACCATTCAATTGTTTTCCTCCAGTTTTTACCTACGTGCGGAAAAACTTTCATTTCTCGCACATTCTGTTTGTAGTTCGACATGGGGCACATGATACATCCTATCCGTTTATACCCCTTGTCGTACAGCTCGCAATATTGAATATGCATTCGTTTCAAGTAGTCCCATACATCCTTTTCAGTCCAGTAAAGGATAGGAGAAACCAGAATTTTGTCTTTCCCACCTACACATGTCACCATTTTTTCCTGATGCTCGCTCCACTGGTCAAATGTTCCGGAGAATTTACGGTCTCCCGTTTCAATTTCATTTCTTTTCTTCCGGTTCGTACTCTCCGATTTTCGTATTCCAATCAGAGTGAATTTCCCAGCACCGGACATTTCCTTAAACTCTTCGCAGCACCATCTCACAAGCCGGGTCGGAAGACATCCTTTCTTCTTTGCCATTTCGTAAATGCTCATGCGTGGTTTTATCAGTTCCACATCGGGATAGTTCTTTTTTACGAAACGTATAACTTCAGGTGGGTCCACGCTCGTAAGGTTCATGTGAGCCTTGAATTTCACCCCCCCCCTGTACCGCAAGGTGATAGAGGGCCTGAGAATCTTTTCCACCAGAAAAAGCCAGATAAAAGCCGTTCTCAGGGTCCATTCTCAGTGCCATCTCTTCACTTTTGCGAAGAAGGTTAATGGAGTATTCTATTTTTTCATCTAGTGTCATTTCTTTTAAGATTTAGTCCCGCGCCGGGGAGTCGAACCCCTGAAATGTGAATTTGTCAAAACTTTTAAACTAAACATTATGGAAAACGTGCGCCGACGCACTTCACGCGGGAGCCATTTTATTCAACTTGGCTATTTAGAACTAATTACTTTTTCTTCCCCAGGATTTCCCTGAAACCATATCTGAATACCCAGGAATTTCGCCACCCTGAACTCGATTCTTGCTCCACGGCTTGACTTCCAGTTCTGCTGCAGGTAGATGTGACCGCAACGGGAAAGCAGCAGAATGTCCCACACCATGTGCATCCAGTACGGGCGCGATGGTTTCAGTCCGAGAATGATAGGATTTACGGGAGTGAAACCCATTGCGGCAATCTCCTGATCTGCATTCTCAAAGTTCTTGTATGCCTGGAGGTAGGAAAGACCGCCTATTTTACCGGAGTTATAGCATTTTATGTTTTTCTTTGCCATGTATTTCAGGTTTTACGAAGGGCTCCGCACGGATGCGGAACCCTGAATTTACAAATACCTTTTATCACCCAACATGTCATTGTATGACATGGCAAATGTAACAATTTTAAACCGAAATCGCATTAAAATTGTTGCTAAATTTCATAAAACCTCCGACTTTACATGGATTCTTGCTGATGTAACAAATGCAATGCGCTGAATAAGTGATAGATAAATGACGTCTTTGTCTTTTATGGTAAGAACGACGCTTCGTTCTACTCCTTTTTTGGCATTCCGGATAGATATTTCGGGCTCTTTACCTGCTTCAATCCACTCCATGAGTGCAGCCGCTGTGTACGACTGTTCGAAGCATAGAACGTAGGTCCGGTTAGCGAGTGTGAACATAGAGTAAAGTTTACCAGTTCAGTAATGAAAAACGTCTGGAATGTTTGGGCTGCATCATTTCAATTTTCCGCAGTCGTTCGTCGTCAATCACCACATTCGGCACATCGCACGAGTCGCAGGATGGTTTCATCACACGCACAATACCGAGCGCGACGGCCATCACCAGCAGGCGCTCGGCTGAATCGAGCGTGGCCCCTTCGTATCGGCTTCCGTGACCGCGTGCCAGAATCCATGGAGCGCCTTCCGGACGATTGCTGTAACGCATCACGCGAGGAAGACCCTTCACAGCCGAAAGCACAAACATATATTTTTCTTCCAGCCGGCTACGACAAAAGGTATGCGCACCTTCCGTAAGTCCCGGAACGGTTACGGTTTCTCCGCATCGCTCGTTTGTGCGGTAGGTGGCATACTGGTATATGTGGTTTATTGTATCGGTGGTGACGTTCATGGCTTAAATAAATCTCCTTGTATTAGTTTACCGTTTGCGGTATTAATCTCATTCATGCACTCCTCACGGAATCTATTTTCTTGCGCATCGAAATAATCTTTGTCTATTTCTGTGGCATAGAAATCAAATCCCATTTTGTAAGCAGCTATTCTGCTACTTCCGCTTCCAAGGTGAGTGTCCAGAATCTTATCACCTGGCTTAGCAAAAGTACGTAAAAGATAAGCATACAGGTCGATTGGCTTTTGTGTGGGATGAAATTTACCCTTGTCTGCTTTACCTCCCTTATTTGATATGCTTATATGCTTTGCTGGTTTATTAAACGATGTCCAGGCAAATTCGCATTGAGAGAAGTTTTCCCAAACTTGTTTTTTATCCCAACATACAAAACATCTTGTTGGAGGAAGAGGAAAGTAATTACCTCCCCATATAATCTGATTCTGGCTTACGCGAAACAATTCATCAAAGTATTCCTTTGTAGGACGGATGTCCCATCGCTGGATATTTCCCCTGTTTAGACACCTGTTTTTAAGTTTACCTCTTCCATGGGTACTTTTTTTGTCTAATCCGTATGGTGGGTCTACAATTGCCAGTTCAAAAAACTTGTCGGGTATGGACCGCATGTATTCCATGCAGTCCATGTTATATGTTTCGCTTATTGGTGTATTACTCATTTTTTATAACCTCCTTTTCCGCAAATATTCTTTCCTGAGATATGTCGAAGTATTTTTTTTCTTTCTCATATCCAATAAAGTTACGTCCTGTTTTCATACAAGCCACACCGGTAGTTCCACTGCCCATACAGTTGTCCATCACGGTATCACCTTCGTCAGTATAAGTGCGGATAAGATATTCCAGAAGAGCGACTGGCTTTTGGGTGGGGTGATAGAAACTATCGTGCTCTTTTGGAATATCTATTACTGAGAGAGGATATTTCTCGTTGGTAAATACAGTATCTACTACTTTGAAATTCCCGTAACATTTGTTATTTGATTGAACCCCTCTTACATTTCTTCCGTGATTCTTTTCCCCTATTGTCATTTGAGGATGATATACAGGCAACTTTTGATAGAATACTGCAATATCTTCGTGATTTCGTAATGGCATACGGTTGGCATTCAGGAAACCGGATGAACGTGTCCCTTTCTTCCATATCAGATTATATCTCCACATTTTTGGATTGCTAATCATCAGACGTGCGGTAAACATTCCCTGACAGAATAAGATAATAGCACCGTTTGGCTTTATCAGTCTGCGATACTGACTCCACAGTTCATCAAGAGGAAGTTCCGTATCCCATTTTGCATGAAGATTCTGTTTATTCAGCACACCATACGGAAGATCACATATAATACAGTCCAAGGAATGAGCTTCCAAAGAAGCCATTCCTATCATACAATCCATATTGAAAATACTTGCTTGCGGCATACCACTATCTCACTACAAGATTATTCTTTTCAACTAGATACATACAGTTTATTTGAGCCAGGCAGTCGGCCAGCGGAGTGTGTCTGTCCGCCACCTTCGGAGGAAGAAGACCTGCACTATCCAGAGCATCCATGTACGGACGAACATCGCGCACTTTCCGGAAGTTCCACGGAAGCACTTCTTCGTCGCATCCGTGCACGTTCAGGTTATACCATGAATACATGGTACGAAGCATAGCCACGTCGAAATCCAGCTGAAGACACCATAACGTGAAGTCGTTCCCTTCGTCCGTAGCAGCTATAAATTGCATGAAATCCTCCAGGAAATCCTCCAGTGGTGTTTCTGCTCCTTCCACAAATTCGCGTCGTGCTTCGTCCGACTGCATCATCCACCATTTCAGTGTGGATGCTTCTACCTTAAAACCGTATCGGATAGAATCGGTAAGGTCTATTTTCCACACCTTCTGTCGTCCGGTTTCACCCGTTTTCGGGTCAAACTCTACGGCAGCCACCGAACGGACCACGCTTCCAGGTGTCCTTCCCAGCGTTTCCGTATCTATCATTACATGCTTGAATTTCTTCTCTCCCATAATCTTTCATTTATGTTGAATCAGTCCGTCTTTACCCACACGGCGTTTCTGGTCTTCCGTAGCTTTTTCTTTCGGAAATCTTCCGTGCCATTTTCCTGGCACATATCTGACGTGATTGCCGGTTTCGTCAAACTCTATTTTACAGCATTCCGAACAAAGCGGTTTCCATTTGTACGGCAGAAGACTTTCGTCCCATTCTGCATCTGGCGAAAGTCTTGTCACAATGCTCCAGTATTCCGAAGTGGCGGTGTTGTCCACGCATCCGCATTTTGCACAAATAAAACATCCCATGTCAATCCTCCATCATTTGTTTTATCATTTTCAGTAGCTCTTTAAATGCAGAAACAGTTATTCCTATTGCAAAAAGAATACTCCATCCAAAAGCTACACTTAACATAGCAACCAGAAAAATATTAAACGGATTCATTATTTCTTTTGTATATAGGTTTTTCACGAAGCACATCCAGCGCCATGTCGGCCTTTCGCACCATGGCCAGCGTTTCCGACGCATAGAGGTCGCCGGCAGCCATGCGTGCCAGAAGTATTTCGCGGTATTCAGCACGCGAAACTACTTCACCAATTACCGGAGGCTTTCGGAAAAGATTCACCTGATAGCTCATACTTTCTTCCGTTTTGAATCAAACTCCTGCTGGAGGATGGTTTCGTATTCCTCGCCCAGCGGATAGCGGCTGCACAGGTACGCCTTTCCGTTGTAGATAAACCACTGAGGAGTGTGCTGGCGGTTTATGGGAATGCCAAACGCTACCCGGAAATCGTCGGAGGTCACGTCCGGCAGGTCCATGATTTTACGTGCTATCTCCTGCCCTTTCTCGTTCTGCATATTCGGGATATATTCTCCCTTACCGATAAACTGGTAGGCAAAAAGGTTGGGAACTCTATGGAACTTCAGGCTGCCAATGCCTACTCCCGGGAACAGCCGTCCCGGACGGTCCGTTCGCGATTCAGCACCCAGACTGGCTGCCAGTTTGTTGGCCGCTTCCACCGCTCTATTCCCTTTCTCAATCAGTTCCTGAATGCAGCGTCCGCGATGCGTGTTCGATAGCGACACCTTGTAGTAATATCTTTTTTCTTCCATGCCGTTTTCAGATAAATTGTTTTACAAGACAAATAATTCCATACAGGCAGAATCCTACTACCAGAACCAGGCCAATCAGGATAAGGCATCCCTGCATGGCCATCTTCTTAAATTCATTCATAATCCACTCCTTTCTCCAGTGTCATGCCTGGAATGTAATACATTCCGCAGGTATTCAGTTTCTCGAGCGCCGTCTGGATGCTCTTCTGTGAATTGTTCACGTAGTTCACCAGATATGCTTTCTTCCCGTTGTACATAGCAGGAATGAATACCGGCATCACCTGGTTCCACGGCAGCACACCTCGCGGCACATTACGCATCAGGCAGTCGTCTGTGGGAATTTCCTCGGCATCCTTTGGCAGATGTTCAAGAAAAATGTGTGAGTCGCCTTCCTCGGCGAGCGTAGTAATAAGGGGATTTTGCAGTTTAGAAAACAGAGCTTTGTTAAGCTCCCTGCGTCGTTGGTTAGTATAGATCATTTGCCCTGCTTTTATGGTTAATTCATTGTTTTTCTTTCGCATGGCAAATGTAACAATTTTAAGCAAGAATCGCATTAAAATTGTATCTAAAATTCAAAAAACCACCGATTCACGCCTGAACAGGTGCTGAATATCAATTAATTGAAGTGTATGTTTTCTGTTTGCAAAGCAAACTGTCTTTATGCTTCATTTAGAGGTTAATTTCTTTCCGTTGACATAACGAATTATTGCACCGTCTATCACGTACCAGTTTTCCATGCTGGTTCCAAGCGATGCAAACTGCGGATAAAGGTCCGGAGATTTTGTAAAGAGCCTTTTGGCATGCTGACGGCAGAGCTCTTCCGTTACGAAGGGAGGAAGGACTGCATCGGCCTGACGGCTGATAACTTCAGCTAATTTTATATCTCCGTTTTTGAAAGCCATCAGGCAGAAACGGTAAAGATGAAGCCATGACTTGTGAGGACGATACTTCCGGGTGGCAGGATGATTTTTCCATCCTTTCCCTTCTCCGTCGATGGCACGTAGTATCTGTGCGGCTTCTATTATCTGTTTGTTGAGCCGCCGTTTGTCAAGCTGCCTGTCGGTTTGCAGGCAGCTTGGCGATGGTAGGAATATTTGCATGTATTATTCAAGATTAAAGTTTGCAACATTATTCGCAAATTATTATTTTCAATGTACCATGATTGTCATTGTGGAATGTAGCTATATATAGCCTTCCATCATTCAGCATGTTTTTAAACATCTCAATATCTTCTTTCGGAAATTCTTGAGCCCATATATCCATGTCTACATTATCAGGATCAGCTTCCTCCATTCCCAAAAAATCCCAATCTTGTCCAGGAAGATAATTGGCGTAGTCTTCATTAAAGAAATCATCTACAAGAAAATCATTATATGATTCATTGTTACCTTGATTATCACAGATGTATGCAGGTGTATCGCATCCGGACATTGCTTCTAACAAGCATAAAACTTCTTCTTTTCTCATGATAAAATAGCAGTATTTATTGTGTTGCCCCCACTTTTAAAATGACGATTCACAAATATAATTTTTTATTTACAGACGGTAAATACTTACCGTCTGTTCTCTTCTTCAATGTTGGCAATCATTTCTTCATACACTTGCGGAGTGGTTGCCGGGTCTTCGGTGTCGGTCGTACCGATTTGCCTTATCACCACCTCACAGCCCAGGAAGTGAGCCATGCGCAGGAAGTTCACTATGTGCGTGTCTTTCCCCCGAGAGATGTCGCGGATAGCTTCGTAGGAAACGCCCGTATCTTTGTCGGCCGTCATGAAGTGAACTCCGCAAATCTCCGCACGGGTAAACAGGAATTTACCTATTTCCTTGGCCGATTTAATGGCGCTGTCCGGATAACGCGGAGGATTTTTCGGCAGATTCAGTGCACGATGAATGTTGTATCGGCGGTATCTTACCACCAGATAGCCTGCAAAAAGCAGGACGCAGATAACTGAGAAAATTGTTGTTCCGTCCATAATTTTACTCTATTTCATTTAAACTTTCAATTGATTCTTCAATGCTTGAGAGAGCTTCTTCCATGTATTCTATGTACTCTTGCATCCGCTCTCCTTTTTCTGATTCCTGGAAAGACTCAGGTAGGTTATCAAAGGCTTCTTGTTCTTCATCTTTGAGTTCTTTAAGTTCCTCATATACTTTTCTCAACGACTCTCTTAGGTCTTCGATTTCTTTTCTTCTTTTCTTATTCATACGTTTATAATTTAAAAATGAAGAAGGCCGGCGGGGTATTACTCTCCGTCGGCCTTTGCTCTAACTTAAAACTTCGCTTCACAGCGGCAGGAATTATGATAAATATTTTTGGATATAAATTAACCATCACCAACGCCACAGTCATAAATTTCAGTAATCTTGCACCCTTCATGCGATAAACCCGAAGATAGCAGTTTTTCTTTAACGTATCTACGAAAGCCTTCATTCGACTGTACGCCTGAATACCTCGATGCCATACCGTAAAAGCGTTTAGGAATAGATATTTTATATCCTAATATTTCCTTCTTTATATAGTCATAATCAAAATAAAAAAACCTTTCATTATCTTTTTCAGTAAAGTAAGAAAAATCAATTTCTATATTATTTTCCACGCAGAATTTATAAGTTTTTTCGCATTCCTGTTTATATCTTTCATAAGCCAATGCTCTTTGCTTATCCTTGCGCTCTTGTTCTGCTTTCCATAATTCCTCTCTTTCTCTTTTACACTTCAGCACATACTTTAACACAGTTCCTTTAAGTGATACAAACTCACCATTCATTCCACCGCGAGGGGCGTCGTTCCCTATTTCATGGCTTATGCCATGCTCTGTAAGAAGTTTATCCAGTTCTTCGGTATAACTCTTTTTATAATAGTAACCTCCACTATACCGGCTCCGTACAGTATATGCTTCCCATTGCGTAATAAATCATCTACATATTGATTCATTACTACACTTTTCTTTTTGTCTGAAAGCTCTCTAAGTTTTTCTATTTGTGTTTTCATTGATTTTACTTTTAAAATAATAATTCAGTTATAAAACAGATATAGGAATTATGATGATTTTTTTTGATATAAGATATAAATACTATCTTTGTGCCGTCAAGGGATTGTCCCTTGTGGATTAAAACGAAAATCTACCATCGGTAGGTTTTCATTTGTGAATTGCTTCACACTTTTAGTATCTTAGCGTGGCGTACTCCGTCGCGCTTTTTATTTTATTTCTATAAACCAGACTACATCATGATACTTCCTCTGTTGCTTAGAGGATACATATTAATCGAGCTTTGTCCTGATCTCTTCTATTATCCGTATGCACTCCTCTTTGGATATTTTTCCTGAATACGTTTCTTCTACTTCCTTTTCAAATTCTTCCATGTTCCCACGAAAATCTTCACAAGTAATTTCCACTTCATTTTTTTTAGTCCGGTAGGCATGTATGTGGCTAATGAATGGGCCTGAAAGATTGAACCCACAATGGCTTTCATTGTCCTTTATCTCGGCATTACCACGTATCCATGTAGGGCAGTGTACTAATTCGTTGTCATCTATCTCAGCATCATATACGTGGGCATTCTCGCATATTATAGTCTTGCCACATACAGAGGAACAGCCATACACCTGTGCATTGCCATATATATCAACATTACCATATATATGAGCATTGCCATATACGTGGGCGTTCTCATATATACTAACATATCCATATACCCAGGCTTCACCATATATGTTGGCATCGCCATACACTTCAGTATTACAATGTATGTTAGCGGTATCGTAAACCTTAGCGTACCCATATATTTGAGCTTCTTCATGCACCTCGGCATCACCATAGACTTGAGCATTACCATATATTTGTGCTCCGCCATACACTTCGGCATATCCATACACTTGAGCATTACCATATATTTGTGCTCCGTCATACACATAGGCACTGTCATACACTTGAGCATTACCATATATTTGTGCTCTGTCATACACCTTGGCATATCCATACACTTGAGCATTACCATATATTTGTGCTCTGTCATACACCTTGGCATATCCATACACTTGGGCGTTACAATACATTTGGGCTTTATCATACACCTCGGCATATCCATACACCCGGACGTTCCCATGCAACTTTGCTTCACCATACACCTCTGCGTCATCATATACCTTTGCGTTATCATATACCTGGGCATTGCCGTACACCTGAGCATCACCGAACACCAGAGCATCGTCATGCACCCAGGCATCACCTTCATGGCTAAGGTTGCTTTCTTTTTCAACATAACCTCCCAAGTCACCTTCTTTGGCGTACTTAAATGATTTTATGCATTTGATTTGAAACAATTTTTTCCCACTTGCGAGTTTTATGAATTTGTCAGTCAAAATAAATTTCTTTTCCATATTCTATACAGTTTTTACCGTGTGCCTCACGTTTTAGATTAGAAAATTGTAGTCCGACTGGGTATTACTCCCGGCCGGACTTAAAACAAGGTTTTTAGTCAGGATTATTCACTAACTAAATTCTGGTAGAAGAAATAATCAAGCACTATTACCAGCACTTTTGCTTCTTTGTCGTCGTACCAGTCATCGAAGTCGGCTTTAATTCCGGAATTTGCAAGAATAGTTTCATTATATTCTTCTTCGTCCATTTCGCTGAAGTCGCATCCTATTTCATCAGGAAGATTGTCAAGATCTATATCCAGCCCTTTTATACTGTCAGTGTGGATACTATGATTTTCCCCTCTATAGACATAAATTTCTACATCTGCACAATTAGACGCTAATTCTTTCAGGTAATTTTTTTCGTAAGTTATCATAATTCAACTCTTTAATTGGTTAATATTCTATTTCTTATACTAAAAGTGACCGAAGGTTCATTACTTTACCTTCGGTCTTTGAACTAACTTAAAATTCCGCTTCACAGCGGCTGGAATTATCTTTTCAGTAAAAATTCTCCTGCTTTTCGCATAGCTTTTGCCAAGTCTAATGCGTTTTCTATCTTGTCAATTACTTTTACATTTTCAATATCTGAACTAATTCCCATTGTTACTTCTCCTGTAAATCTGGGATATGTGTTTCTTCGGATCATAGTCTTTCCGTTTTCTTTGTACAATTCAAAAACTGGAATAGTATGATTAGATTTGTCGCAATCACAAATAGAAAACTCAGGCATCAAGTCTTCTTCTGATGAAGAAGCAAGTATGTTTCCACACAGATGACATACGTGTGCATACAAACCTCTGTGAATCATTGTTACATTTTTAATCTTCATTGTAAAATATGGCTTGAATTTTTTTTACTACCTCATTTTTTCTTTTCACATATTTATCATGGTCATAACAGAATTTTTGCATATTTTCAATCAGATAATCATACATTCTCGGTTCTTTACCTACAGATTTTATTAAAGAAGATATTTCTTTTTTTGAAGATAAATATATATCAGCGTATTTATCTTCTGACCATCTATAAAAATCGGTCTTATTCCCAAACTTAGACGTGTGGTGCCATTCTGATACATAGATTACACCTGCTCTATCTAAGTAATCAAAATGTGAAGCCGTAACTGAATATTCTTTTTTAAAATCTGTTTTAGGATAAGCACCCTCATTACGAGCAGATACAGCTCTTTTACTCATTGAATAACCTACATAACCTGAGTTGCCTCCTATTCTTTTCATAATGATATACAGTTTTACGTGTGTCTCACGATTTATATTAAACATTTGTAGCCCGAAAGAGTATCACCTCCGCCGGACTTGTTCTAACTTAAAACTAACTTGTGGAATTATTTTGTTAACGGTTTATATGTATTTCCCATAATTCTAAAAGTTTGACGTTGTAAATATAGTTATTTTTCACAAGTAGCCGAAGGAAAATCACTTTTCCTACGGCTGATTTACTAACTTAAAAACTAACGCTTCACAGCGTGACCGATGGAATTATATTTCCAAATTATCTAATGCTTCTTTTTCTTCTTTTGACAGAAGACAAACGAAGTCATCGTTACTATAATAACCTTGATCTTCGTCCGGTTCGTCAAAACATCTTTTAGATGAATACATAACACTGCGTAACGCATTATACTCATCTTTTGTGAGACCTAATATGCTTACTGTTCCGTTCTTGTTGAAATGTGTCTTACTCATAATTAATCTCTTAAATTAGTTTCTAATAATTCTTTGTTATCGTATATATTACCGACAATCTCTCCATTAAGCAAACCTTCAATATGATAAACTTCGTTTTTCTTAAACTGCCCTTTATTATGAAGAATACGAAGAACGGAATGATTGTATTCGTTTGCCTCTATTACAGCAAGAAGTTCATAGTTTGCATCAATATATTCAGAACCAAAACAATTTAAAACTTTAGGGGTAAATTTTACTATATCATTAAAATAGGCTTCTTTACTTTTCTTGTCACATAAGCCTATAAACTGGCATATAGTATTTTGATTTACAAAACAATACATATAACCATCATAAATACATGGAACTATCTCATTCTTGATATTCTGATAAGATAGGACGCCTTTCATCCATCCGATTTTATTCTTTCCTCTGAATTTTATTTCTCTATTCATAATTCATTTATTTTATAGTTCTACAATAGCACCGGACTAGGTTGCAAACCTGAATCCGGAAGTAGGTTAGATGCGCATAAGTTTCAAACAGTCTTCTGACGAGATTCTACTTTTTGCAAAGCAGTAATGAAGCAAAGTGTATGAAAGTTTAAACTTACCTTTTATACCCTTTACCTTAAATATTTTATCTTCGTATATGTCCATTTTTTCTAGTTCGTTATCTGTTAGGTAGTCAAAAAGTCTTTCAAGACTTTCTCTAATTGTCATTCCTGATATACGAAGTGTTCCAAATGGATTTACTTTTTTAGGTATATTCTCGAATACTATTTCAGCCCCGAAAGAACGAAAATCCAAAATACAATCTTGCAAATCAAGTATATTGTTTTCATCTCCATCATAAAAGAAAGCAAATTTTTTGAATTTTGCTTCAAGTCCTTCAAATATTATTTGCCAAGCGATTTTTGTAGCTTCTCCTGTTATAGATGTTTTGCCAAATGCTACTTCCAACATAATGTTTCTTTCTACTTTCATAATTCCAAAATTTTAGTTAGACAATGCAACCGGAAAGAAATCACTTTCTATTCCGGTTATAATTTTATTATACAGCCAATCTTACTGATTTTTTTGCTTTTGGAATCACTTTATATGCTTCCCAAGCTTTTGGCATGGTTGAAAGAGCGTATTTACGGTCGGATTCTGTACTGAAAACTGCACTTTTCATGATTTCTTTGGCTTCTTCCGGAAAATTGATGTACATTCTGTTTTCAAACCATTGCCTACCTTTTCCTGAATTTACCATTTCAATGTAGTAAGGTATTACCTTCTTAAACTTATATAGAAATGCGAGTATGTTTTGGCTGGCAGGTACCGGGAATTTTTCTGTGGGTTTACGGCTCATACTTTTTGCATATTTCAATGTAGCGGCTATTCCACTTACCGGAAGTTTGCATTTGAATGTTCCGTATTGTATGGTGGTCATACATTTATTACCATAAACGGTATCTTTTGTCTCGGTTTTAATAACTTTACCGTTGTTGAACACTTCTTTCATCATGTTTTCTAATGATACTCTTTTCATAATTCTGCTTGTTTTTAAGTTAGACGATAGTACCGGGCTAAGATTGTATGCTTAGACCGGTTAGTAGCTAATTTCATTTACGAGGTCTTATTTTTCTGAACTTACCTTCATAATCAGCATTTACATGTCCTGATTGAGAAAGGGTTATATTCCTACTTCTTCGATACATTTTATATTCTCCCCACCAATATGCGTTATATTTCTTACGCATATACTTGAGAAGATTTATAACTTCGTCTGGCTTTTCCCTTGAATATTCAAACCATTCTGAAATGCCACCTTTCCCATCATTATCAAATACAACTACTAATAATCCTGATTTTTGATTTCCCATAATTCCTTATTTTTAAGTTAGACAATGTATCCGGAGGGAGTATCACTCTCCCTCCGGATTTTCTTAGCCGGGAAAATCATCTTCCGTGAAATTAATTCCTGAATATGCCTCTTGTATTACTTTGTCAGAAATAATACTATCTGCTCTGGCAAGTTCATCATAAGAAGTGCCTTCTCCCGTTTCTTCATTTTGTTGTATCAGATAACTCTGCTTGAGTTCTATCAACTGCTCTCTGTTTAATTCTGATATATACATGACTATAGGTTTTAATTTTCAAAAAGAAATAATTCATTATTACCAGGTATATATACCTTACCGTTTTCTAAGCATAAGAATAAATCTGACTGACTATTTCCTGATGCTTTATAAAACTCGTCGTAATTATATTTTTCTCCTTTGCTCCAGGAATATGTGCTTATACCTAAATCTCTATCAGAACTTATTCTTCTGCATGCTTCCTCGAAATACATGTTTTTCTTTCCTATTGGACGGAAAGTATAACCATTGTATTCAAAATCTTTTTCCATAATTCAAATTTTTAAAAGTTATACAATAGCATCCGGAGGTAGTCTCACTCTCCCACCGGATTCAGGTTTAGGCCCAAAGTTTTTTTGCTAATTCATAGTTCTTTTGAGCTTCATTTACCGCTTTTTTAGCATAAGTCAAAGAGTAAGCATGCTCGCGAGGATATTTACCAGATTTAAGTCCCTGGTGATATTCGGTAGCAACTTCCAGTTTGTGCTCATAGTAGTCTATGCTTTCAGGCATTGAAAGATTTATCGTATCAGCTTTGTCTTCCCAATACTTAGCAACTCGTCTGTGCTCCTCTGCTTTATCCATCATTTCTACCGCTTTCCCGGTATTGTTCCAGGCATCTTCTATCATTTTACGATGTCTTTTTTCACTATGATGACCAACTTTGATAGGTTCTCCAAGAGAAAGGAAATCACGGTCTTTGTTGGATCTATCAAAGTATTCCTGGCTTTTGCTGTCTGCCGAATTAGCCCATTCAAGTCGTCTTTCAGCTCTTTTCTTAGCCCATTCCTGCACGTTGAATCCATCAGCACGAACGATGGAATAGTAATAACATCCGTCACGCTCAAATATCAGATTGAATACGATACTTTCATTTTCTTTCCCATATTTGGTAGTTACAAGGATAGTTTCACCTTTTTCATGCTTTTCATCACACTTTGCAAGAAATACATTCGGACACAATTTGTAGTAAACATTCATAATTCAAGAATTTAAAAGTTAGACAATAAGTAAGGCAGTCGGAATCACTTCCGGCTGCCCTCTACATTACAGAGAGAAAGCTGCTCTCAGCTCCGGCTCGCGTTTCTTTGAGAAAACCCAACCTGCACCGCATTTCAGCTTACCGTTGAATCGTCCGCCAAGCTCTTTCAGCTTTTCCACATATTCGCGGGTATTACCGATGATGGCCACAGCCTTTTCGCTATAATCTACAAGCTGCAGATCACCTGCATTTCCTACGGTTTTGAGGGTTGTTTTTACAGGTTTTTCTTCGGGCTCCTGATAAAGGTCTACGTCTTTCAGGTATCTACGGACACAGCCATACGTACTTGCATAGTCATCGCGCCATACATACTCAGAGTAGGATTTCGGAACAAACTGACTGTGCTCATTTACTCCTACAGCCTCGGGGTGTTTGGCATAGAATTTTTCTTTTGCCTCATTCCATACTTTATCAGAATAGCTTCGCTCCAAATCCGGCGTATATCCGATTCCGCCATATAAAGCAGTGAACTCGTCACCGATGTTTTCTTCGATGTCCTGGTACCCGTTAAAAGTGGTGTCTGCAAACATGGAACAGATTTTACCGACCATTTTTTCGGTCGGACCGTCCGTATATCTTACACAGTAACTGCTTGAACCGTTCTTTCGGCAATAGAATTTTACACCTGGGAAAGCACGCTTCAGAAGCACAAGCATGTTCTGTTTGGCTGTCTTGTCGTCATACCCGCCTTTGCTTTCTGTCAGTATCGAACCATACTCTTTTCGGAGCTGCTCGGTACGCTTTTGGCTGGCTATACGTTTGTTTTTCTCCAGACGTTCATTCCATGCCTGCTGCACCTCGCATTGGTGAACCAGTTTGGCTATTTCCTGTTCCGGCATACGGTAATCGGGCTCTTTGTCGTCCCAATAGTAACCAATCCCGAACTTCTTTGATAACGGCTGGTCGTCCTGGCCTACTCTCCAATATGCAAAACGGTGCCATCCTCCGATTTCGGCCATTTGCTGCCGTCCGTGAATGTCAGGAACAGAAGTCACGATAAACTTACCGCTTTCGCTTCCTCCATAACCTAAGAATCCATAAACGCGCTGGCCTACTTCGAGAACCTTTTTACCGATTTCTACCATCTGAAAACCATTTGACCAATCCATTCTGTACATTTTTCCTGATTCCATAATTCTATAAATTTTAAGTTAGACAATAGACCCCGGCAGATTCTCAAAAACCTGCCGGAATGTTTAAGCTACACAGAAGTAGAAATCACCCTGATGGCGGTATCCGCTGGTAAGCAATGTCCTGGAGTATGCTTCGTAGTCGAAATACTGACCAAACTCAGTTTGAAGTTCTTCAGGCCATTTCATTTCCGCCATATAGGTGGCAAACGCTTCTTCAGAATCAAATTGCCCTGCGTATTTATCTCTGAACTTTTCTACGAGCTCTTCACCGTCTTTGATATAGGAATAATCCACAAAGTACATATCAAGAAACGTAAAGAATGCTGCTGTCTCTGTGTCATCCATATCTTTTGCACACTGAATGATACCAAATATTCGCGGGTCGATATAGCTTTCGTTTATCATCCCGTCCGGTATGTTATTATAGTCCTGGTACATAAACTCTGGCTCTTCCTCGTCGCTATGCAATTCCTTGCAGGCTTCCATAAACTTATCTTTCGATTCATAGTCGGCCAATTCCATCCATGCGCCAGCCAGCGAACCTTCATTATATTTCTTATATGTACCTACATATACACTTGCTCTGAGTAATTTTGATTTTTCCATAATTCCTTTGTTTTATAGTTAGACATGGCAGCCGATACAGTTACAACGCTGTACCGGCTAATACTATGAAGCTTTGTAGCCGTCCTCTGTTTCAATTATCACACCCTGACTGATTGCATAGCTTACAGCCTGCGATGTAACAATACCGAAAACGTCACAATCTTTTTTGATGTCATCCATGTACATGTCATTCCAATCTACCTGAACGTCATCATCTTTCACCCATACGTCAATCCATTCGCCCCACCAACCGTCAGGAAGCTGTACATACACCGCACAACTTCCCGGACCGTCTATCTCAATTTTTGTGGCTACGGCTTCATTCTTGCGTATTCTTCTTACTATTTTCTTATGATCGGGACGATGATTCATCTGTGAATACATAACTTTTGTAATTCTTTCCCAATCCTGTGCTGTCAATGATTTTGTCATAATTCCTATAATTTAGTTATACGATAGCATCCGGAACCGCTGCAAGGCGGAACCGGGTAATAGTCAGGAAAGCGCACGATTCAGACGTTTCCGGATTTGTGGTACCATATAAAAATCCCCATAATAATTTCCTCCGAATACATCTTCATAAGTGTATGATGAAAGGATATCCGATAAAAAGTATTGTGGCTTATCTTTTACACTATATAGCCATTCTGCACCATCGCTTTCAAAACAGCATGAAGCTATTTGGTTTGCGTCCGGATATTGATTCTTATTCATGGTCCTGACAAGGTCTTTTTCCCATTCTTTCAGATTGAACCATCCGTATGCGTATAAAGGTTTGTCTCCTTCATAGCCTGCAAGATATATCACCTGATATTCATCATTGCCATGGTAACGCATAAGAAAACCGTAATCAAATAACGATGATTCATTGTTGGCATCTACGCCAAACCAATTTCTGTTTTTATCCATAATTCCCGATTTTTAAGTAGTAATAAGAAAGCCCATGCAGATTCAATCCGCACAGGCTTTTTGTTACGATGCTATACGCAAAGGAAACATGCTATATAGATAACCGCTTCCACCCCGATACGCTATACAGTTGTGCGTGTCGAAATATTCCCACGGGGCATCAAATTCCCATCTTTCTTTATTCAGGCGCTTTTTGTAAAAGTCCCTTAATATGCTTCCTACCCTGGAGCCCCATTCATCGAAATAATAGAATATGGTATCGGTTTTAATATGATACCAGAAATAGCCTACCTGATCATTTATATGTATCATATCCGGATCTCCTTCAAAGAAAGCCAATACATCAAAGTCTTCATACTCACAGTCAGTCCAGCCGTTATCCTTACATATTTCGTAAAATTCCGAACTGTCTTCTGTGATAAGGTTTATTGTTCTCATAATTCCATAGTTTTAGTTAGACAATGCCAGCCGTTTCGGAATAAACCGGAACGGCCGTAAATCAGGAAGCTTTAATCTGGTTTATAGGGTTGTTAGCCTTTCCATAAATAGCTTCACCATTAGAGAATATACCCAAACATAGAAGTCTTTCAGAGTATTTTTCATATACAGATTCAAGTTCTTCAGTTAGTTCAGATACGGCTTTTTCTACATTTTTTACAAGGTTCTTAGCTTGCATCTTACAGAATCCGGGATTTTCACTATATTCATAGCTTGACTCAAGCTGTTCAAGAGCTTCGGATTCATCATAGCATTCAAGGTCGTATTCTGTGCCGTCTATCTCTATATCCCAATCCAGATTTGCATCTGAAAAATAACCGGACCTGATGATAGCTCTTACAGTAACATCAACCCAAAATTTACCGATACTCGCTTTTTTAGTTTTCTCTGAAAACACGCATCCAGGATAGCTCCTTTCTCCGTCATATTTTCTCACAGAATCCCATCCAAGTTCTTTTAGTTCATACGATACATTATCTTTTGTATCCTGATAAGAAAAATCATCTTCGCATGATACCATAAAGATATTGCTAGCATTTGCATTGTAAAAATTAGGTGCACTCATAATTCCTATAGTTTTTAAGTTAGACAATGTTACCGCTATCCGGATAAGAGGATAGCGGTATCATTCACAGATCAAGCTTTAACTGTACATATTGCGGTACATGTTTATGCTCATAGGTGACAGGCTCAGGTTGTTTGTATTCCATATCTGCAATAGCTTTCATAAACTCTTTTCTGGAGATCTCATTTCCTCTATGGCAATACTCTGTATGCGAAGCATTATAATGCCGCATGTAGTATTCACCAGACCGATAAGTGTAACCGTTGTAAGTATATTCCTTGTATCTCCATAAACTTCGCCACCAGTCCATGCCCCATGAACGAGACCATGCTTCTGCAGCTTTTTCTGAGTTGTCATACGTTTTTCCGTAGCGTTGAGCCATGCTTTTAAATTCCTGTAATGTCATAATTCCTATAGTTTTAAGTTAGTGATGGCTGGCCGAGAAGTGGTAAAGAATCCCGGCCACAGTTTAAGCAGCTGCAGTGTTGATAGAATCTTTTATACGGATTTCTGTCATAGTGTTTAGGTCAAAGATAGCCAGCTGGTCATTTTCTATTCCTAACTGAATGGCTTTTTCAAGGTCATTTACTACCAGTGTGGCGTCATAGTAATACAATCCAGACTGATCATCATACCATCCGCCGATAGCATTTGCTTTACCTGCTTTTACGGCTTTTAATACGTTTTCTATACCAGCATTCCCAAACGAGTTTTGCGTATCACGTATGGCAACGGCATAGCCAGATGTAACCGGCTGCAAAGTTTCTGCATGAATAGTAAATCCGGCAGCATTCATAGCTGCAATAGCTGCAATAAGTTTAATACTTGCGTTCATAATTCCTGTAGTTTTAAGTTAGTAATTGCATCCGGGAGCGCCATAATACGCCCACCGGATAGAATCAGTAACTCAAAGCGTCATAGTATGCTTTGTTCTTCATGTACTCTTTGGCTATGTCATACTCCGTACAACTATCTCCCAATTTTTGGGAAATCTCGTTGTACGCAGACAAAGGCATAGCACCAATAACCTGATCGCTCCAGTCGGAACGACCGGCATAACCCAACGCTGCAAATAACGCTACGCAGCATAGAATAACTTTCAATTTTTTCATAACTCAAACTATTTAAAAGTTCGCAGGCCGTACACCGGCAAAGATGAACGGCCTGATAGGTCATAGTCTGATAGCATTCTGGCAAGCCATATCTGTAGATAGAATATGTAAAGCTTCTATATCCGAAATTTGCTTGTATTTTGCTCCCCGGTCTGAATATTCCATACATACCTTTTTTGCATGATTCAGCATGTTTGTTACGCATAGATTCCCTATTTTACCTTTGAATGTAGTATAGGTTATCAAATAAAATTTTTCCATAATCCAAATTTTACATATACATACAAGAAGTGCCATGCGCCCGAAAGCGCATAGCACTACATAGGTAGGGGTTTTCCGTACCACCCCCGAAGCTGGTTTTCGTTGCGTTGACGCATACCCGCCTATATGCACCATGATACACTATTTGCATAGCGTTCACGGATACACTTTTCGCATAGACGACCTTTGCAGGCGCACCGCCATACAGACACACGTGTCCGCATGGTACGTTGATTCCATAGGCCCGGATAACTCCCAGCCCGTTCCATACATACGCTAAAACAGTATGGATCTTTTCCGGTTAACTACTCCGGCATACACCCAAGATTGAACAGGGCATAGCACACCCGTACATGAATCCATACGGACACGGTGCACCCTGACTGATCGTTCAACACGTTGCAGGACACACCGCACCCATACGGGTACAGTTATGCCATAGAATTATGAATTATGATTTCGCGGCCCTGGATACCGTCAGACTCTTGGCCTGGATAACTATAGGCGCACACGTGCGCCCCTATATGCAACAGTGGCACACGTGCCGCCGTATTACATAGGTAGGTATCTTTTTCGCCGGCCGTATGAGATAGAATATATTTTTGTGGGTGTCCGGGAATCGGACCCGGACGAATACCATACACCCTAAAGATTAAGCCGCGTCTACAATACGTTCTGCAATTTGTAGCAACATATCTTCAGAAGCGTCTAAGAATTCTACTTTTAAAGCTTGCAATGTAGCGTTTATCTTAGATTCACGTTTTTCTGCTTTTTTAGTTTCTATCTTTGCCGCTTTCTCTTTTGCTGCTTTTTCCAGTTTTTCCTTTGCCTGATTTATTCTTAGCAAACCTTCCAAGCTTGCAAAAAAATCGTCTTCGTCGAATCTTATAGGAACGTATTCATAATATGTTTTCCCTATCTGGACAACTTTCAACTCATTGCCGTCCAGTGTTTCAATATCTGATAATCTTTTTAATTTACAGAATACCGGCAAACCGTCTCCAAGCTCGAAGCTTAACAGCATAGAAAGATCAACTTTCTTTATACCGTAAAAATCTAAGTATCTTTTGATTTTTTCCTGATCACGGTTTTTGTTTATTGTATTCATAACGCCAAACGGTGATCTGTTTAGCTTTTTAGTTACTTTCTTAACGTCGCGTCTCAATACTGATTTAGATACATTTGTCTTCATAAGTCCATAATTTTAAGTTAGTAATATAGTAACGGGTATCGACTATGCACGACCCGGGAGAACATAGTTCACCCGTTAGGCTACCTTTCGGCTCCTTTCCCGCTATCAATATATTACTATCTCATACGGATATTATTGTTACAGACTAACCGCGCCGCGTGTACTTTGTTCCGTTTGCTTTCGTGTGTGGCTTGCAAACTATGCAAGCCGGGAAAGTATCAAACTATGATAGTGAACAGGATCACCAGCCGGAACGCGGATCACGTTTATACGGTATTTTTTCAAAGAACGTTTTTTCTTTCTGGATATTTTCAGGAACGGAAAGAAAAACGTATCTTTGTTTTGCGACAAACGAAGAAAGTTTTATCTTTCTTTTTCCCGGGCGGGTATTCCTGTAATACCCGCTTTTTTTTATACCTGGAAAGAACGTTTGCCGGGCTTTGGGAAGCCCCGGCGGCTTCTTGTAATCTTTGTTTTTTGATTGCACTACAAAGGTACACAATATTCTCTATTGTGCAATAGGTGTACACATTTTTCTCTATTATTTTAACCGTTATTTAATATTCAGTCCAAAACGAAAGGTTTATTCACATTTTCGCGCGCTTTCTGGTGTCGTTCCTCCATGGTGAGGAACGACACCAGCAGACACCAGCAGACACCAGCAGACACCAGCAGACACCAGCAGACACCAGCAGACACCAGCAGACACCAGCAGACACCAGCAGACACCAGCAGGCACCAGCAGACACCAGCAGACACCAGCAGGCACCAGGCACGCCGGACGCGGCCACCGCCCGGGCATATATCACCGCCGGACGGGGTCCCAGGGGGACACGTCCCACGTAGCGAGGCGCGGGGTTTTCATTGTGAATCGGGCAAAAATCTTTTGTTTCAATTCCAAATTATCAGATTGTTATTCAGTTTTGAAGGGAATACAAAAAAAGGCAACCGGATTCCGTCCGATTGCCTTTGACAAATAGTAAATTAATTCCAATTTAGATTACAGAGTCAATTCAATAGATAGAAGTTTGTTACCTATTTCAATGAGTGAAAGATTTATCATATTGATGTCTTCCTGTTTAAATGATGCTTTTGTAGAATTTTTTCGCATCCTGTTAAGATACCATGAGGTGCTTTTCTTCATCTTACCAATATATATATAGGGCATTGAAACCATATCTGATACAGACTGAATCTGCCCAATTATTTCCTGCCTTACTGAAAGTGAATCTTTATTCTCTACCGTTGGGATATAAATCCTTGTACTGACAAGCTTTTTCCCCATTTCATTAAACAATTCGTTTAATGTATTCACATCGGATTGATTAAATCCTTTTGATGTAGTTATTATCTTGTCACTATTTAATTTAGTATATATCCATCCGCTTGATTTCCCCAGTGCGTCGGTTACATACTTTAGCTTCACCATTTCTGCTATCATAGGTAAAGCTTGCTTTACGGGTACTTTGATTTTTTCTGTTTCCATTGCGCTATCTTTCTTTTTCCAATGCAAAAGTACATAATATTCTTTATCTATGCAAACATTTTCACATAAAAAAAGAGGCACCCTCACGGGCACCCCTCTCTCAACAAAAAAAGAAGACTGAAAGATTTTATGTAAATCCGCCACCTCCCTCGTCAGGGTCTGTTCCTCCCTGCTCGGTTCCTCCACCCGGTTCAGGTTCCTGTCCGGCTGTCTCCTCTTCGTCGTAATCTTCCATCGTAGTGACAGACATTCCTTCAAGCATCTGCTTGAAACGCTTTCCGGGATAGAAAAGGATTTTCTTTCGGGTGATGTTTTCGGCAGTCACATCGTCGGCAGTGGCTCCCGTCTTTGAGTTGAAGGTAGGCTTGAAAGAACCGAAGTCGCCCAGCTTTACGGGCATGCCGTAGTTCATGAACACAATCATACGGTCGATAAGCGCTTCGAGCACCGCTTTTGTCTGCGAACGGTTCACACCGCATGAGTTACTCACTTCATTAAGAAGGTCGTCGAAAGTGACGGGTTGCTGACGTACCAGCTTGATGCGGTAAACCTCCGGCTTGTCTTTCTTGAAGCCGAGGGTGATTTTCTGTTTTTCGTAAACGATTGCCATAGTTTAATGGTGTTTTTAAGGTTTGTACTACTTGTCTTTCGACAACTCTAAATTACCTCCCAGACCGACCGTTTTTGAAGGACAAAAAACACTTCTGAAACTGGCTTTTGAATCGTGCGCCAGCAACCTCTAAAGTGGTTTGCGGCAAACCTCTCAAGTGGTTTGCTGCATTTGTTCTGACAGGCCCTACAGGCTATTGTGGAGGGGGTGCGCAGAAACGTAGTTTCCCATCATCATAAGAAGGGTTTTCTGGCCGCTCGTGTCGGACGAAAGAAAGTCCACAATCTCCTTGAAAAGTGAGCGCGAGCACTCGCGTTTCACACTGACCATATAACCGCTGCCTAGCAGACTTTCCAGCTCACGGCGCACGGTGTGTTCGGGCATGAAGTCCTCGTATTCCACATAGGCCAGCACGCCATGGCGTGTGACGGTAAACATAATGCTGTGTCTTATTTCTCCAAAATAGCCGTTTATGGCCTTTCTTGCTTCGCGCTTTTTCATAGGTAGCCTCCTTTCTGCATGATGATGCGTGAAAAGAACTCGTATCCCTCGCGTGTGATGTAAGGTGTGTAGTATTTCACTCCGGAACCCGTGGCGCTGGAGTGTGCGGCCAGTATCAGTCCGCGCTTTGTGCTTTCTTCGGAAGGAGCGTTGTAACATTCGGGTGTGGAAAGCAGCCATCCTTCACGGCGAAGGAAGTCGAAAAGGCGTGCCGTGCGTACCACTATCCCGTTTTCACGGCTCATGGTGCGGGCCATCTGACGCACAAGCATGGCATCGCGGAAGCGTGTGCGTATTTCACTGACGGTGTAGCATGGGATGTCTTTTTTTGCGTAGAACGGATGTGTGGTAGTTTCGGGATTCTTGTTTACAGGCGTGACGGAACCGCTGTCGCCTGAAAGATAATTCTGTATCATCTGTTCAAGCCTTGATATGCGCTGCTCAAACTGGATTTGTGCAGTTCCTGCCGACAAGGTTTCTTCACGTTCAAGACGGTATTTAAGGTAAGAAATACGGTCTTTCTTGTGCTGAAGCATGGAAATGGATTCGGAAAGCTCTTCTTCTATTTCTGTGAGGAGTCCGGAAAGATTGTCTACACTTCCATGAGTGTTTTCATTGCATGTGTAGTCAGTTTGTGTGGTTCGGGTGCTGACGGTTCCGTTCATCAGCAGTTCTTTAATACGGTCGTTGCACCAGATGGCAAATGCAGGACTTAGCCAGCGTGCAAATTCAAGGGCTACATCTTCGTGCATCCAGGTGCCTTGTAGCTTTTTGTCGTTTCCTCCTTTTGTAACTCTCACTAAATCAGCCGAACTTAAATTTCTAAGTTCGGATAATTGGGCTAAAAACTCTTTTGTTGATTGATTGTTTAACCAAAATATTGGTTGTTTACCAAAAGGTTTTGCCATTTGAGTGGCGTTTACCATAAGAGTTCCTCCTATCTGAAATGTGATAGGCGTTCCATTGTACTGAAAAATTTGATTTGCTGTCATATATAACGATTTTGACATTATAGAACAGAAAAACGGCTGTTCATGGCCCGTCGTTACACATACCAAAGGCAGTTGGGAGTGCATTAACATCTCCACACGGGATTAAACAGCCGCTATATTTTAATGTATAGCTATATAAGCAAACACAAAAAATGCCTGCTATTTGCAGACATCCGTCTGCCTTTGATTATGTGTAACATTGCAAATATACAACAAATCTCTCAAAAGCAAGCGGAAAGGGAGAAATAATCATTCCTCCCTTTTAATTTCTTGGCAAATGTAACAATTTTAATTTGATTATCGCATTAAAATCGTACTTTTTCATAATCTATTGTTGTCATAAATATAGTGCATCCGCTTCATGATGGTTTCCCCAAGTTCGTTAAGGTTCATTTCTTCCACAAATTCCTCGGGAGAAAATTTGTATCCCATTCTTCGTGTCCTTACATATATAGCAATCATTTTATTTTCAGCTTCTATTAATGCAAGCTTAGCTTCATCTCTTAAATTGATTTTCTTCCAGCTTGTTCCATAAACTGAAAGGTCAAGTGGCACGGTCATCCTCAATCCAGGATTGGTAGGGTTTTCTACTGTTGCCCTGGCCATTCTGTCAAGCCACTTTTCAGCAAGTCGGTCTTGCTGTCCTATGGTAAGGCTATTGAATTTTTTGAAGTCTATCAATTGCTTTGATTTGTCGAACAACTCACTTTCTGTTTTTTCTGTTATACCTCCCCATTTACGGTAAACGTAGTTGGCCCGATATACTTCTATCGGAGAATAAAGTTTGAAAAGTTTTTCTGCAGATAGTGATTTAGTGACCAATGTCTTGATTCGTATATTTATGCTTCCTGCATTGAAATCCATGTAAGACATTTCTACATCCAATTTCGGATTGTTCCCCATAATAGATTTCACAGATTCTATTTCATCTTTTGGGATATATCCTATTTTCAACCCATCCTGTGTATATGCCGCAATTGCGTTAGGGTCATATTTGTTTTCGGGTTCTTTTTGAAGAACTGCTGTTTCCAGGCGCATTACTTTTTCGTCAAGCTCTTCATATTGTTTTTCATTCGTGTGATACTTTACTCCTACTATCCTGCTTTCATATATAGACAACTCCGGTTCTCCTTCTGATGGAATGTATATCTGCTCTTCATCTGGAATTGATGGCACTTCAGATGAGCTCCACGGCAAATATAAAACCATTTCCACGCATAGCATACTTCCATTCCGCTGTATATTTGTAATCTCCGGATGCGGAATATACATTTTTTTCTGTTCAAACAATTCATGTGAAAAGTGTATCATTCCGTCCCATAGTTCATTGTCGTAGAAATAGGCGTTTACTTCCTGGTCTCCATACCAGTAGGTAGCCGCTATTTTCCCGTCTTCATCTTCTGCGAACAATGCTATCAGGTCTTCTTCCCCTTCATTGTATTCGTTTATAAGGCACTCCAGTGCATCTTCATTGCTTGTACGAATACGATAGTTTACTTTTATTCTCTTCTCTTCCATAACTGTTAAGTTTAAAGTTCACAGCGAAAATAACTTTATTTTCCATTTTTGACAAACAAATACAAAAATCCCCTTCGCAAAACCATGCGGAGGGGACGGGAAACGTCAGGCTTCGTATTCAGACATCACAGTGCAGAGCTCAAGCTGGCTCATGGATGGGCCGTAACGCTGCTGTATTTCCTGGAATAGCCGCTCGGAACAGTTTCGCTTGATACTGAGAAGAACGCTGGTTCCCAATAATCGTAGAAGGGCTTCCGTTACATGTTGTTCGCTCAGATAATCTTCGTATTCAATGTAAATTAATGTATTGCCATGAACGCTGAATGTGCGGATGCTGTGTGGCACGCTTTCAAAGTACAAGTCTATCACATGCTTGTACGTTTTAGTTTGAGGTTTCATTTTTATCCTCCTTTTTTGTTTTAAATAGTTGGTTTATTCGTGTTCTTCCTTCGTGCGTATAAAGGCAGAGCGGCTGCATTTGCAAATTTATCAAATTTAAACAAATATGCCCGACTTCGCAGCCGGGCACATCTGTCAATGCTTAAAAGCATACATTCCTGAAAACTCACTTCTTACCTTGTCCGAAAACATCGTAAACCACGGTGCCAGACTGGCAGAATCCTACCAGCCACGGTATGTATTCCACCCGGGGCTCGTCGTAAAACTCTTCATTCTCCAGGTCGAAGCGTATCTCACGGCGGAAGTTCACGCAGAAGTTGATGCGCTCTTCCGGCTGAAGCATGGGAAGGGCCATATATCCGCGATGATAGTTGATGAAAGCGCGGAGGGTGTCGAAGAATGCGGCATACTTCCGGTCGTCGTCCTTGTAGAGCAGATGCACGGAGAGGTCGAGGGCCACGTAACACTCTTTCACGTCTATCCCAATCAGTTTCTCACGTATCATTTTATCTATGGTGTCAAACCGTGACAGGTATATGGCTGCGGCATTTTTCTTCTTCCTGCTGAAAAGTGCCTTGATAAGTCTGCGCATTTTCATGGCTGTAATATATTAAAATTGTTGCATCACACGCAAAAATTAGCTAAAATTCGGTGGAAAATATAAAATCATTGACAATTATAAATTATTTTCCTTATATTTGCATTGTGTTTAAAAACTCTCACTTCACCCCTGTCCGTCTTTCCCTGAAGCGGGCGGGGGTCATCGTTTCTATCAGGGCTATTCTTCTTCGCCCCATTCATCTTCTTCCTCTTCATCCTCGTCTGACGGACGATCCATCATGCGGCGGGCAATGAGGGCTTTCATGCTCACCAGTCCGGTGCGCACTTCGGCTTCCTTGTCGTGCGTTTCTTCGGCGGAGCAGATTTCCTCGTCCACATGCCAGCGCACGCAGAACAGGGCGGGATGTCCGTCGTAGGCTGTCTGCATGGCGAATCCCCGTCGCTCCAGTTCCACCAGGTACGGAGGAAGCGGGTCGGGCATCTTCGGGATGGGCCATGCCTGGAAGTATTCACGGATGCGGCGCACGGTAAACACTTCGTCGGCATACTCCTCACGCTCCACCGGCTTGTAGGTGTCAGTAAAGGCATCCACCAGCTGCATCAGCGCCTTGGGCGGCTGCATCGACGGGTCCTGATATTTCAGCTTCTTCTTACTCATTCTTCATTCTTAATTCTTCATTCTTAATTAAGCCGACATCGGCATACCCACACCTATCATGCGCCCCGATCCGTAATACCGCACTCCGATAACCAGCGTGTCGAATGCGTCGCTCAGGTCGGTACGTGTACTCAATTCTGCCTCGATGTCGTCTACTTCCTTCGACACTCGTGCCTTTTCCTGACTCTTGTCTTTCTCAAAACCGTTACGCCCTTCCTTCACACGCGCGTTCTCCATGGAGGCAATCAGATACTCGTTGTTCTCCTTGTTGATGCGAAGGAACGGGCGCTGCGTGCCGGCAAAGCAGCCGTTCAGGAACTCATACTTCTTGTTGTGGCTCATGGGCCGTCCCATAGGCACTTCGATGACGTTCCATCCGTGACTGCGAAGCACTTTCTTCACGATGTTGTAGAAACGGGTGTCTTCATGGCGCTCGCTGGCGTAGGCGGCTCCCTGCTTAGCGGTGTCGTCGTAGTAGAAAATCACGTCGCGGCAGGTCAGGCGGTGCGGCTCGTAATACTTGCAGAATATCTTGCAAAGTCCCTCGATACGGGTGTTCTTTACGTTGGTCATGCTGTTGAGTATGCGCAGCACGCTGGTGTTGCTCCGGCTGTCGGTCTGCCCTATCACCAGACAGTTGATGTGGGCGTTGTAGTCGAAGGCGATGCGCAGCGGTTCGCCGGGCTTTATGTCGGTGTCCAGGCAGCAGTCCTGTGCCTTGGAAAGCTCGTTCAAGTCAATGCTTTCCGACTCTACACGCAGGGTACGCCCTCCGTTGTATATCTGCGTAATGGTGCGTTTCTTATATTTCTGTGCGGCTTCCAGCTGCTCTTCGTCGTTACTGAGGTAACAGTGCACGTCGGGGTCGAAGTTGGCATAATATCCGTCGTTTATTTCTTCCTTCTCGACGTTACGGATGGAGATGTCGAACATGGTGGGGGTAAGTTCCTTCTGCATGGTGCGGATGAACTGTTCGCCCAGAATGTCGATATTTTCTATGCTGGAAAAGGAGAAGTAGATGCTGGCCTGGCAGCGCAGCTTGTTAAGCTCACGCTGGTATTTGGGAGACTGCACGATTTCTGGGCATACTTGTGCCTCACGTATCATTTCGGCAATCTTCCGGTTTATTTCCGGTGTCTGCTCGTCACGGCGCTTCCGGAGCCATGCCTGACGCTTTGTAAGCGGTGCATCGCTTACAAAGAATATACTCTTGTAGTACGGATTCAGGTTTTCATCAAATCCGGGATGATTGGTGTTGATACCACGAAGCGTAGGAAGAATTTCGGCCTTAATCAGTCCCTCCGGCATAAAACGGCACTCGTCGCCGATAATGGAGCACGAGTCCATACCGTTGGCAGCAGCCTTCACTCCGGTAGAAATCATGTAGTACACGAATCCGTTCCAGAAGTGGATGCAGTTTTCCCACACCTTCGGCTTTACTATTGGCTCCTTGAAATTGCATTTGGCCGGAGCATGTCCACGAAAGAAATGGACTCCCTCCTTCAGTCCGGTCATTCGCTCCAGCGAGTAAAGCGTTTTAGGTACGGTCTTTGTGAAAAGCTGCTTGATACTGTTACCCAGGAAAAGTCCGGTTCCGCGAGGCATGGACTGGATGCAACCGGCCATTTCGGGCGTAATCAGTCCGTCGGTTTTACCAGTACCACGGCCTGCTTCTACGGTGGTATTCCGGCATCGGTAGTTGTACACCGCACGCTGGGCCGGATTCATGTAGATATAGTTGGCCGCAGTTTCCTGCTCCTCCGCTTCCTGCACGCCCGACAATGCCGAGGCGTGACGCTGTGCCCGTCGGAGTGATTCCTCGCGGGCGGATTCATAGTCGTTTCGTCGTGCCATGGTTTATTCCTCCTCTTCCGGTTGTGTGAAATCGTCCCAGTTTACTTCATCGTATTCCTCGTCCGGGCCGTTTTGTCCCTCGCTTACATATACGCCGTCGTCGTCTTCCACCATCTCCTGCCACTGGTCGAGCTTCACGCCGTATTTCTTTCTCAGGCGGCGCATTTCCTCGCTGTCGTGCCCGGTTTTGTTCGGGAATTTTTTCTTCACATCCGAGGTAATGACTACCGGCATGCGTATCAGTTCATCGCCCAGTTCCTCCGGTGTTTCCGGCTGATCCAGACGGTCAATCTTGGTGAGCAGGCTGGCACCGTTGTACACCGCTTTCATGTCGCCCGTATCGGCTCCGTTGCGCATCATCAGGTCGGCGGCGTGGCGCACCTTCATCGAGGAAATGTTTCGCTGCCCCTTGGCGTAGAACGACGAAATGAAGTCTATCACTTTCAGGTCGCCTCCCAACTGGCTGTACGTTCGTTTCCACCGGTTGATGATGTACTGCCGCAGATTCATGAACGGGTCCTCCTCAAAGCGCTTGTACGCATCCAGGCAGACTTCCACCCGTTTTTTCTGCTCGTCGGTAAAGGCCATGTTCTGCCACGGCACACCCGTTTCAAAGTGCTTCCGCAGCAGGTCGTAGAATCGTTGTGCTATTTCGCTTGCCATAGTTTGTATTTCCGTGTTTGTGCTCTTATATTTCTACTATATCCCAATGAAAAACAACTATTTAACTTTTAATGTAAAAATAAGCACATCGAAACATGCTTATTTTTACATCATTCAATGAATATGTTCTTATGTACTTCTGCCCGAAAAATCATAAAACCTTTTTCGTATGCTCCTTCATCCGAAACATCTCCGTCACATTCTCATACTCTTCCGGAGAAGTGGTAAGTGTGAACATCTGCATGGCGTTGCTGCGCTGGGTGTTCAGGCTTCCCTGGATAACCAGTCTGTGCGATTTGCTCTTCACCGTGACGCAGCGGAAACCCACATTGTCCTCACACACCACCAGCCGGCCCGACTGGATAAAATCGCCCAACTGCGTGCGAATCTCCTGACGCTGGTTGAAGGTGGCTCCTGTGGATGCAGGCTGCGCTACCAGTATCATTTTGCTGACGTCAGCAATATGGTTCGACGGATTTGTAGGATCAGGCTTCACACGCGAAAGAATACGACGGATGGTTTGAATGAGCTTCACATCGAGCCGCACCATGACAATACCCATTTCACCTCCTGAACAGTAACCGGACAGCGTGCCCAGGAGGTCGCACATGTCCCAGTCAGAGTAGCTGAAGAAGTTGGCAGCCGTATGCTTCTCGCTGCACTCGTCAATCATTCCTTCCAGCTGCTTGTGGTAGCAGCAGGGTTCAATTATTCTCATAACGCACCTCCTTTCATCTGTCCTTCGGTCACACTCTCAGTAGGGTCTACTTTCTTGCGCGGAGTTTCTGTAGCTTTTTTCGGTTCTTCTGCCGATTTTTGGCGGTTTTCCGTGGATTCGGCACGTTTTTCCTCATTTACGGTAGTATTTTCGGCCTTTTCGGATTTCTTTTCTGATTTTACTTCCGTTTCTTTCGGTTCCGCTTTATCGGTGGAAGCTGGCTTTTCTTCTGTATGTACGGATGCAACCGGAGCGTTTACACCGGGAATGGAGATACCGGCTGCAGTGGCTACTTCTGCCGTTTTCTTAGGCAGGTTTTCTCCCCACTCCATCAGCTCCTCTATACGAAGGCGAAGCTGTTCCTTGTATTCCTCGGTAATCTTCACGTCGCTGCGGTTGATGTATTTCTTGTTTCCCTCCACGCGGGCCTTTCGGCATACTTCCTGCTGGCGTATATCCTTCATGGCATCTATCTCGGCACGTGTAAAGTCGCCAGGGCGTTTCATGCTGTCGGCTGTGGAAGTTTCCGGCTCGGTGTAGGTACCGTTAAGGGCTGCATCCACATTGGCCCAGAATGCCCGGATTTTCTGCTCGGAAGCGATGGCTTTCTGTGCCATGTCGGCACGTGCTTCGTCGCTTACATTGGGATTTTCGGCCATTACCTCCAGCGTGCCGCGATACTCGGCCAGTTCCAGGTACATGGCGGAAAGTTCTTTCTCTCCCTTGTCGCGGAGAGATTTCGGCAGCTTATCCTTATAGAGTGCAAATTCTTTCGGTCTGCGTCCGTCCACTTCCTGCTCTTCGTACTGGCGTGCAGTCATGTTTCCTTCTTCATCGGGCGCACCGTCATCAGGAACAATCGCTTTGTAACGAACGGCGCCAACCGGACCGCGAGTGGCTTTCTTGGCCAGTCCGGATTTCTTCCGTACTTCCTGCAGGAACAGGTTCATCTTGTTGAGTGCACGGCGGGCTTCATAGCGCTGTACGTCGCGAAGAAAGTCTTTTGCCCTCACAATGGCCGACACCAGACGGCATCCTTCGTCGAAATCCTTCACGGGCACTTTCATCCAGCATTCGGCCAGCGCCAGCAGTTCCGGAAAAGTTTCATCTGTCCATCGTTTCACCCGGTCCAGATAATCTTTCTTTTCTTCCTCGTTCATGGTTCTGTAGTCTTTTAAGTATTCTTTTTCTGTAATCATAACCTTTGTTTTTCAATTACTTTACCTCAAAAGTAGGGAAAACCTATTTGCTGTTGAAGGACACAAAAAAGTCCGGCACCGATTAGCAAGTGCCGGACTTCTATCCACATTTTCGTCAGTTTAATATCCTTGAAGCGAACGGGTTATTAACCTCCTCCTCCTTCATCTTCCTCTGCTTCTGATCTCAGAGTAAGAACTCCTGCCCAGGTAGTCAGAGAGTAGCGGTTCGGGTTGCTGGTCACTGTTACTGCATGACCGCTGTCTGAATCAGGAGTGGTACCACTGTCGTAGTTGTTGTTCACTTCTGTTCCGAAAGTAGGATCGTACACCACATAGTAACCTCCTGCAGGGTTTTCCGCAAAGAAAATAGCGTCACCACGGTTCTTCAGGATGCGGAGCACATGGGCTGCGTTTTTAACGTCCTTGTCGATGGTAAACATCAGCTGTACGTTATATCCCTTTGCACCTTCGTTACCTGTTGAAGAAATCTGACCGCTCTGTTTCTTGATACGGAACTTCCACGCTCCTTTACCAGGAGAAAAAGCAAAAGAAGCTTCAGTAAATGCAGCTTTAGATGCTTCATATTGAGGCTTTGCCGTAAGGTCTTCCGGATAAGCGACATAAATCTGATTACCGATACCGGCAAACTGTTCTTCACAACCGGCAGCAGCCTGACCAATATCCATTAATTCACATGCCATTTCTGCCATAGTCTCTCATGTTTTATAGTTTGTGTAATAGTTATCCCAACTCCGATTTGATAGTCAGAGTTCCGTCCCAGGTAGTCAGGGAGTAGCGGTTCGGGTTGCTGGTAACAGTTACTGCATGACCGCTATCAGAATCCGGAGTAGTTCCACTGTCGTAGTTGTTGTTAACTTCCGTACCGAAAGTAGGGTCGTACACTACGTAATAACCTCCTGACGGGTTTTCTGCAAAGAAAATAGCGTCACCACGGTTTTTCAGGATGCGGAGCACATGAGCTGCGTTTTTCACGTCCTTGTCGATGGTAAACATCAGCTGTACGTTGTATCCTTTTGCCCCTTCGTTACCTGTTGAAGAAATCTGACCGCTCTGTTTCTTGATACGGAACTTCCACGCTCCTTTACCAGGAGAAAAAGCAAAAGAAGCTTCAGTAAATGCAGCTTTAGATGCTTCATATTGAGGCTTTGCCGTAAGGTCTTCCGGATAAGCGACATAAATCTGATTACCGATACCGGCAAACTGTTCTTCACAACCGGCAGCAGCCTGACCAACATCCATTAATTCACATGCCATATCTGCCATAATAGTCTGGTTTTAAAAGTTTGTGTTTGTGTTGTGAAGGCTGCCAAACTTGGCAGCCTGTTTTATCTCAGCGAGCGGGTTATTATTCGCTGTCCGGTTCGAAGATGGCCTGAAGGTAGGTCGGGTATCCGTTGTAAACGATGTCACGCGGAGAGATTGTTGCACCGTCGCTCCATGCCTTGAACCTGTATCCAGATTCAGCAGCAGGAGTCAGTTTCACGGTTTCGTCCTTCGTATATACATCCTTTTGCGGAGACAGCGTTACCTTACCCCATTCTTCGTTGTTTGAAGTAACGGTCAGGGTATTCTTCTGGTAGTCACCGTTCAGCTGTTCAATCTGTTCGATAGTACCGTCGCTCACACAGAACTTGGATGGTGCGATGTCCAGAATACGTGCGCCTACGGTAGACTGTACCTGGAAAATCAGCACGTTCAAGTCGTTCGGATCGTGACTCATCATCACCGAGTTCCAGTCGCTTGCACGGTCAAGACCGAACTGCAGGTTTTCAGGGAGAGTAGCAATCATACGATTACCCTTACCAATAATACCGTCGGTTACAATCTTGATGTTTTCCATTCCCACGAATGAGAATCCTTCACCGCCTGCACTTGTAGTCTGCAATCCGGTAAACTTACGCATGTAGCTGTGAGTAATGAGTCGCTTCTGCTTCGGCGACATGTAAACGATTACTTCCTGAGCGTTACGCAACAACGGATGCCATCCTTCCACCCATTCTACAAATGCGTCGAAGTGTTCTCCATCCTGAGTTTCAGGACCTTCGTTAATCGGGTCGCAAGCCACAAGGTTTCCTTCCTTGGAAGAAATCTTACCCTGATTAATAAGGTTGTTAATGATAGTCCAGTAACCGTTGTACAGACTGAGCGGGTCGTCTTCTCCCAATTCAATGTTACCGAAGAACAGGTTGCTCAGGTTATCGCCGGCAAACTGCTTACCAATCTGACGAAGGATAAATTCTGTGACCGGTGCATTGTAGGTTCCGTTTGAACCCAGGATGCTGAACGGCTGTTTTTCGCGGAAGTTCTGAAGGTTTTCGTAGTAACGTGACCAAATCTGGTTCATCACCAGTTTGCTTTCGTCCATGAAACCAAGGGTTGACTTCAGCGTAGAACCTTCCTTGTAACGGCGGGCTTCACCACCCTTACGACGGAAAATGATTTGAGTCTGTGCGTATTCAATATCTTCGATAACCTTGATGCGAAGTTTGTTGAACACTGCCATGTTATCGAGAACCGGGCTTTCGATGATGTCCGGAGCAAGAATGTCTTTTACGTGCGATACATTCTCTTCACTGAGTGCGTATAACTTTGTAGCCATATTGTTTGTGTCTGGTTTAGTTTTTGTGTCGTGTTCTTATCTCTTATCGTGCTTTGCTGATTTCAACATCACGCTTGCGGCGGGCTTCAGCTTTCTCGGCCCAGCTCATGTTTTCACCGCATACGCTCTGCACATGGAACTGTCCGCTTTCCTGACCTCCGTTGTTGTCTTTCGGCGGGTCCTGCGGAGTAGGTTCCAGTTGTGCTGTTTCGCTCAGTTCCTTGATTTCCGCATCTTTCTGTTCGATGCTCTTCTGAGCTTCATTCAGCTTCGCAGTCATGTCTTCCGATTCCTTCTTATGAGCGTCCTTCAATGAAGAAACCTCTTTTTCGTGTTCCGCTTTCAGGTTGGCCAGTGCTTCCGCATGGTCTTTCTTCATCTGTTCGATGGTTGCGTTAAGCTGTTCTACTTCCGTGAGTTTTGCAGCCAGCGTAGATTCCGTCTGTTTAGCTTTCATGACGAACTCTTCTACATTGTCCGCCATGGTTTCCACCATGTAGAAACCGCCGTTTTCTTCGACTACCAGGGAGTTTACCTTTGCAGCCGACTGAATAAATGGATAGCTTTTTGCCATAGTTGCTTGTTTTTGAGTTTGTGATTCTGTTTTATCTGATGCCGGCTGCTCCACAGAAGCCTGTTCCTGTGTTCCCGGCTGCTTTTCTTCCTTGATTCCTGATGGTTTGCTGTCTTCGCGTGAGGCTCCGGACGAATTTCCTTTCTGACTCTGACTCACTCCGGCCAGCTGCTGCACGCGGTTCACGCAGAACTTGAAGTCGCCATGACCGTCGACCATGGTACCCACCACATCGCCCGCATCGAAAGTTTTTCCGGTCATCTGGTCATCCGTCACTCTGGGACGGCGCTCGCGTACCATCTGCTGGAAATCGGCACAAAGCCGGTTCAGCTCTTCCTTGATGCCGTCATAGTTCCCCTCGGCCGCGTCGCGGTACTCCTTGTTCTTATAAGGAGATCCGTCGGCGTAAATCTCGGCGTACCGTTCCTGAGTCACGGTGTTCACATCGCCGTCCTTGTTAGTGAGCATCGCGCACATTGTACCGATACATCCCACCGTGTCGTGCGGATTGGTGAAATACACTTCGTCGCACAGAGCCATCAGCGCATAACCGGCACTGCAGGCCATCCCGTCGATGTGACCCACAATCTTCTTTCCTTTTGATCGGGCGTAGTTGAGGGCCATCTCATAGTCGTACTTCGCCATGCTGCTACCGCCCGGGCTGTCCATCTCGATAATAAATCCGATGGTATGCGCATCGTCAGAAGCACGCATGATGATGTCCTTGTGTTCCTTGCTTCCGTAGGAACACAGGTGGCCATTACGAAGAATGGGGCCCTGTACGTCGATAACCGAAATGATGCGGTCGTCTTCCCCTATATCGTTCCATCCGGTTACATCATCGCAATCTCCGATGTAAGTCTTTTCAGCATATCCGGTACGCGAAGAAAGGAAGTAAGGTCGGTCGGTCCGCTCGTCCGGCTTCTCGTAAGGACGGTGTGAGGCAATGTTGTCAAGAATCGTTCTCCGGTAAGCATGCAGAGACTCCGGGTAAAAGTCCCAGAATCGCGTAGACATGATTTCGTGAAATGCTCTTGTTGCCATTTTCGTTTGATAATTAATTGATTACATCACGAAATTACGCACGCGAAATGCGGTAATGAAGGACACAAAAAATGACTAAATGCGTGAATTACAGAAATATGCGGATGCTCAAACGGATTTTCTCTGCAAATAAAAACCTGCTAAGAATGAGCATGTTGTAAAACACACGGAGTTTGTGCGAAAAAAAGAAATTTGCGGCGGACGCAAAGAAATTGAAGAATGTCACAAAGAAGATAATGAAGATTTACCTGCATGACGAAAGAAAAACGCGCACAAAAAGAAAGGCCCAAAGAAAAAATGCCGCCCCACACACGTATGCAGGAACGGCATTCCAACGGAAAGAAAAAAGCAATATATATAATAAGGTGTAGATGTCAGACCACACGCTGTGCGCCGGTCACGTTGCGGATGGTGAGTGTGCACGAAATCACGCCGTCGTCTTCCTCATACTGAAATTCATAACCGTCGCTCACGGCACGCACAAACATTTCACCGTCGCCAAATGTTCTTACAATCAAATGGTTAGTGCTGTTTTTCAGCGTTTCAAGCTGTAAATAGGTTTCCTGCGTCACCATCTCTACCTCCCAACTCACCGTCACTTCGTAAGAATCGCCGGCCACGCTGGTTTCCGCGCTCTCCTTCAGGCTCCCCGATTTCGGTTTCATCTGAATGGAAATCTTACGGTCGCCCGACACAGAAAAATCAGGTTTGTCACTTTTCTTCTCAATATTGAACGGGCGGGAAAACGTAACCGCGTCGTCCGGATAAGCTTCAATGCTGCCTATCAACTCGTAATAATTCTCGCTGCAATTCATGATTTATGTGTTGTTTTGTGGTTGAAAATGGCGACTGACAAAGTTACTGACAAATCGCACCAACTTTCTTCGTTTCTTTAACTTTTATTTATTGCTATTCATGTATAAATTTATGGCGTGTATATACAGATTCTTCCGGTTCTCGACTCAAGCTCTTCTTTTCTCACTTTGATGTCAGACTTCATTCTGGATTTGATTCTCCACCAATATCGCATCATGCTCTCAAATCTTTTCATGTCTATATCGTACAAAACAATGAAATCAGACATGACATCTTCGGAAGTAACATGTTCGCCCATTCTATTTGCCCGGAAAATACAGTCATCATGAAATCTGGCGAAATCATACCAGAACTCACGTTTCAATTCATTCCTTATCTTCTTACTTCCGTTGATATTCAGGTGAAAAAACTTATCCACTTTCACCTCACCGCTAAATTTGCAGACGCTTTCAGGCATTTCCAACTCCAGGTAATCTTCTTTCTCTTTTTCAGTCAACATTTTAAACTGAGCGGTAAATAATGATTTCTGAGGTTTCAAATGAAAGGCTACTTCATTATAGGAAAAATCTGTTATACCCGAAAAATCTGCATCTCTGAACAAGTGAGTCTTCATATATACACCCAGAAGGCTGTTCTGAGGAAACCTGACCGGAGTTCCATACTTTATTTCGAAGTATTTCTTATAATAATCACTCACTTTAAGGAAGCATGAGTGACGCTGCTCATTCATTGAATTTTTTGGCATAGTAGTAAGATAAAGTCTGTAAATCAATTAATCAACAGCAAGTTACGGACGATTCAACACCAATCGGAATTTCATTCAACAAAAAAAGGTTAAGCGACTGGGGCCTTATTTTGCGTGTTTTTCACTATTTTGCAAAGCTGTGCAATTTTCTTGCAAAACACTTCTCAATACTTATTTATTTAATTATCAATTATTTATAGTGTATAATAAATAATAAATAAATAGTTATTGCCGATTGTTCATTGATTTTGAAGTGAAGAAAACGTATTTTTTCGGTAAAGAACAGATTTCAGGCTGTCCGGCTTTTTCTCTTATGTCCATTGCGTAGCTCTCTCTGTTACACGGTGAAGTTGGATATAAAGGAAGTAGAACGAAATGGGAAAGGCGAGCTTTGTCGTCCCGCGTTCCGCAGGCCGACCTTTCCCTCCTTTCGTTCTTTCAGGTTTCCCTTCGGATTCCTTCCCCATTCGGACGCTCACAGGAAGAAATGATTCGACTGATGTACACCCTTCTCTACCCTACGAAAAATTTTTATTTTAAAGATTTTGTAAACTCGTTTTTCGTGAAAAATCGGCAAAATATCAAAAAGTACAATACTTTTAATTGATTATCAGATAGTTATTCATTGCAAAAATTTCGCCAACGCTTCGCAATCTTTGCAAAATTGCTTACAAATGATACTTAACTAACTGATTATCAAATTGCAAAATGTTTTGCAAAGGGTGTGTAAAACTTGTAATATTTGATACTGAATTGATTTTATAAGCGATTTTCTCTTTGTGCCGGAATGATTTTCTGAAAGTCTCGTGCCCACGCCACTCAAATGGCGTAACTACGCGACAAAAGTGTCTATTAAGCGCGGCCGCAGTGGCGATACTACGCCAGTTTGGAATTTATGTGACGAAATACGGCTTTTGTTGACAGAAAAAAGGCGTAAAAGTGCTATTACATACACTTCTACGCCTCCTTAAAAATGAATCAGAAAGTGATTAATTGAAACCTCCTCCTCCCTGGTCCTCTCCTTCCTCACCCGGCTCGGTTGTTCCTGGTGTGCTGTTTCCTTCTTCATACATCCTGTTGAGCGACATCTTGTCTATCTGTGCCTTGAAATCCTTACTCGGCTGGAACAGCACTCTTTTACGGATAATCTTTTCTTCTCCGCTTACCTCGGAACTCTTACAGGTAATGGCTGGCTTCAGGTATCCCATGTTTCCCAGGCTTACACCATGACCTTCGAGCATCCAGGTACAAGCCGATTCCACCATGGTCTCTACCACGGCGCGGCAGGTTGCCTTACTGATTCCGGAACGGAGGGAAATCTGTTCAATTACTTTTTCAAAACTTACGGTTCCACCACGAACCGCTTCGGCCACATACTTTTCTGTGCCATCCTTGTCAAATCCAAAGGTCTTCTTTACGACCTTATAGTTCAAGCCTCCCATAGTTGTATTTGTATTTAAAAATTCGACGGATAGAAGCGCTTCGTGCGATTCCACCCGTCGATAAATCTAATTTTGCAACCCTCGTTTATGAAGGACTAAAAATCATCCTTCTTTCGTGTCTCCTTTCTTCTGGTTATGTTCTTTGTTCAGGAAGTCTTCATAAAGCTTTTTCTCCGCTTCCTCCATGCGATGCTTCATCTCCTTCAATACGGTAGCTTGTACCAGCTGACGGTTTCTCTTTACCAACTCAGCCATTTCGTATTTTTCTTCTTTTACAAACTGTTCGATTAGCCTGTTCTGCACGTCGATGTAAACGGAGTCAATGGTGTGCGTGCTGTATTTTATGTAGTCGTCAATTTTGAGAACGGCGTGCTCCAGGTTGTCTATTTTCTTCTCGTTTCGTGTCATCCATCGCGAGATTGCCCGGTAGATCAGGAATAGCGCGGTGGAGTTAATGCAAACAAAAACGATGCTGATTATTAAGTCTGCGGTATTCATAATTAAAATTTGTTGTTCCCGTGCATGCGTGGACGGGTGCGGTTATACTTCATTTTTTGTTCGATGTGCCAGAGGAGGTCGAATCCTTTGATTTTGGACATGATAAATACTTCTTGTAAGATGTTTACAAAGAATTCAAGAGTGGTGATGTGCCATGGATTATAATTTGCGATAAATCTTGTCAGATCGTAGCACCATTCTGTAAAAGTCTTCTGGCTTTTGTATTTATATATTTCGTCTCTTATTTTAAGCGGGAATTTTACCCCTAAGAAACTAACTCCCAGCAAACCTGCCAGGTCAAGCATACGGATGCAGACATCGGAAAGTTCATCTTCCACACTATCTTTTATATACGCTTCAAAATCTTCCTGAAATCTTCTTACTCGGGTTTCTTCGCTAAATGGGATATTATTCCCTTGCCATTCATTAAACTTTGCCACATCGGACCGTTTACCTTTTCTTTCGGCCTGCACAGCTTCCATCAGCTCGCTAATGACCAGACAAAGGAAATGCTCGTCACTTAAATCCTCGTCGTGCCAGCCGTGTTCTACGGCGTTCTGGTAGGCTTCATCTCTCAGTTTGTTCAGGCTTATCGCTTCAATTGTTTCCATCTATTACGTCTCCTTTCTTTAGTTTTCTTGCTTCTTTTTCATTTCTATAATACAGCGTGATAACACATGGCCGGCCATTTTTTCGGCCACAGCCTGCACCTCGTATTTATTGGTACGTGCCCGGTAAAGTACGCTCACTATTCGCTTGATTGTGGTTGGCATAGGCTATTCCTCCTTTTGCAGTTTCTTCATCTCTTTTCTTATCTTTATACGTTTAATTATCTGATACCATTTCGTACTTCGTTCATTTATAATTAAGTTATATTTATTAAGTAAACGGTTTTCTCTCTCAATAGAAAACTTTAACTTGTTATTGAGATTCCTTACTTCATTTTTTGATTCCTCCAAGTTATGCTCAAGAGCGCATATTCTACCCTGATAATATCCTACCATTGATGATATATTGCCAAATTCCCTTGCTAGATAACCTACATAATCTTTATTAGGACCTATAGGATTTTCATAAGGCTTTTCAGCATCCTTCTTAATTTCTTCTTTTTCCTGCTCTCTAAATATTTTCAGGTTTGCCAACTCTTGTAACATCTGATTGTACTTTGAAAGCGATATAGTTACTAATTCTGTTTCTCCTTCCATAATCTTTAGTCTTTAGATTTCCAATCATTGCATAAATAATGGCTGTACGCCGTGTCAGAATAGAGCCTGCATTCACCCACGTCTGAATCCTCCGATGGAAGAAAATGAAGATACGTGAGGCATTCTCGCTCTTCCTTTTTGTAGTCCTTACAACCGGGCAGGAAGAAACCTGTATCTTCCCCATTGTATCCATTCCCTACCCTGAACCTGAGAGGACGGACAAACTCGCAAAGCTGATTGTTTGGCTTTTGTTTCTCCCCTTCTTTCAGCGGGCGGAAATGGATGCAGTCGTCGCAGAAATTCACGGTGCGTAGTTTTTCTTCCCTCGCAATGGGTTTCTTCCGGTTGAGCCAGTTGCTTGTGTCGTTCAACGGGCAGGCTCCGCAGTAGTAATCGTCTTTGTAGTAAATACAATATCCTTCACAGAACACTCCTTTGATTTCTTTCAGCAGACTGGCCTTTATCTTTTCGACGTTAGCATTTGGCATGATTCTATCAGGTATTTGTCTATTTCAAACCGGAGATAAAAGAATACGGTCCATTCCGAATGTTCTATATGCTCGGCGTATTTTACATCCTGGAATCCTTTTATCTTCAGGTATCTTTTGAATATCTTGAATCCGTTTGACATTTCCTTGTATTCTATATTATAATCATCTGGTCTCCATGGTGCGCACTGACTGAGTAACATCTGCCTATATTCTTTGGTACATTCCTTTATCTCTCTTATGGCTCCTTCCAGCAGACGTTTTGCCACGATGTTGGTCTTTTTAATGCGAATAGATTTGAAATCTTCTGGTATGAATATCATGGCTCTTCCTCCTTTTTGCTGAAATGTTCAATAAGTTCCTGGACGGTGGCTTTATGTGTGTTGAGATAAAGACTGTCGTAAAAAAACATATCCTCAATTTTATCTTCATTGCAGATAAGCCATTCATATACACGAAAGCTTTCTATTACAGCGTCCATGCTATCATATATAAACCATTGTCCTTTATCTGTATCGTCACGTAATGATGCTATTGCCAGAAATAGGTCTTCGTTAGTACCGCAGTCAATGTCGTTCGGATGAAGATGCTGAAATCCATCTTGTACGGAAATATACATTCCGTAATTAGCCGCCAACCATTCTCCCTTAAAATCGTCAAGAGTATTGGCTCTTTGCCCCAGTTCCTGAAGCTTTTTCCGCAGTTCCGGTGTATTCTTCCGGATAAAACAAGGTTGTGTAAACATAAGCTGATTCTTATAAGTAGGTTAATGACTCTTTTATTCCGTCATTCAAAGCTTTCTCGAATGTGTCGGTATATCCTTCCATCTGCGATATGAGAGACAGATCCTCCATGTCGTAAAGACGGTAGTACCAGCCGTGTTTGTTGAGCTCGACAACGATATGAATCTTCCCTTTTGTGCGGACCCATTTTTGCGCAGCGTATAGCGTGGGAGCCAGGTATTCGTACTGGGACCCGTTTCCACCCCTTATCAGGTCGCCAAACTTTCTTGAGGTGAATAACAATACAACCAGTTTTGATATGCCGGTTTCAGCCGATATGTAAACGGCCCGGCAGTTTTCTCTATATCCTTTGTCCTGAAGAAGTTTGGATACTTCAAAAGTGACAAAATCTTCATTTATCATATTATGTTCTGTTGACATGGTATTTTTTCTCACTTAATATAATAAACCATCCTTTATTGTCTATCTCTTTTGGAATCTCTATATATTTACCGGGGATAACAGTATCTTCAGTATAAAATCCTCTACTGTTCTGTCCTATATATTTCCCTTTCGGCCATGTTTTGTGCCGGACTTTATATCCTTTAAGAAGATACTCGCTGATTTCTTTCCACGTATATGGTCCTTTCTTGAAAGGAATTACGAACTTCATATCATGAAGGTTATCCCATTTCCTCTTTTTTATTCTTTCCTTTATAATACATGATTCACATAATGTAATAAAATTGTGCTTATAAAGGAACTGGCGATATTTCTCTGCCTGAGAGAAAATATCCATTCTCTTATCCTGATTATTTCTCTGCATATCATCCGGGAAATTTACACAGTAGAACCCATATTAAGCAGACAAACATAATGAAGGCGACAATACCTGCACAAATGGCCGGGGTTAGCATTTTCTTCCACAACATATCTGCTTTATGGCATCGTTCGTTGATATAATTGATTTTTGAAATGTGCTCACCAAACTGAAGCTCCATCATGTGACCTGCCCAGTCCTCCACCAATTTCATAAATCTTTTTCTGGCTTCTTCTTTGATAGTGAATTTCCCTTCTGGACTGAGAAGTAATGAATGTGTCCTGAACTCAAACTCTTCTGAATCCAGAATATCACGCCCACCGCTACTTCGTATCTCCATGTAGACTTTAAGCCATGGAATTGCTTTTGTTTCCCACATTTCGAGGGCACGTTTCTCTATCTCTTCTGCGTTGGCGTTGGCCAGCTCTTTCATCTTTTCGTACTCGTCTTTCTGAACGAAGACGACTGCTTTCTTATCGTCGATATACATAGTTCCTGGTTTTAGATTATTCTTTACTTTCCTGACTTTCTTCAATCATCCTTTCCACTTCCTGAATGTCGCAGGTGAATTTGTTATAAAAAGTATCGTACTGGGAACATTCTTCGTCGACATACTCTATCCATGCCGTTTTGGTCTCAAGGTTGATAATTATCATCTGCCTGTTGCAGGAATCGTCTTTCCCGGCCACCCTGCTTTTCAGCTGCTGAATATCGAAGTTGCAAAATATACGATGTAACTCCCCGTTATAATAATCGAATATCGGACCGGTGTAGATAATGTTTTTCGTTTTCATACCTGGGTATTTAAGTTCAATCATTGGTTTATGGTATAATATCGGCCGTTTTATTTCGCTCCATGCGATTGGCCTTACATTGTAGGCCCATGTGCCGTCTGACATAATGAAGGAATTGGTGTATCTTCCGTCTTCCAGCATGACGTTCACGCATTGTCCTTTTGGAGGGAGTGAAACTTGTACGCTTTTCCATTGTGAAAAAAACGACGCATCCCACGCTTGCCACATTGCTTCGGTTATATCGCCGATGTAGAAGTGTACGTTTTCATTGCTGCCTGAGTCCTTATTACGGTCGTTAAACAGCTGCGTGGCGTATCGGTGTATATATTCTTTCTTATCCATGGATCAATATGCTTAGAGACACATTAATGAATTGATTTTTCTTCCTTTTCGGCTTCCATTCTCTCTCTTTCTTCTTGTAGAGCTTTCAGCTTTTCGAAAAGTCCACCTTTATTTTTATTCCTTTCCTTGATATTCTTATCAAGCTTTTTCAGGTATTCATATTTCTCCTTATGCCTGATTTTCATATTGAGAGTGATTAATGGTTTCACAATAACGCGTAACACTATCATACATATCAGGACAGTTGCAAAAACACCCCATAAAGGACATGTTACCCACCACCAGCTCCATTCAATTACGTGAGTTAGTTTCAGTACAAGGAATACAATAAACAATGTTGGCAAAAAATAATCTTTCATGATTCTATAATTTTAATCGTTTGTTTTATTTAGTTTTGGTTTCGGGAACCAGTTTCTTCTTTGTTTTGAGTTTTGTGTACTCGGTCATTTCTTTGTCGAAGACAGACAGAAGTTCGGGCTTCTTTTCTTCCGGGATGTAGCCAGTATCAATCAGCTGCTGAATCAGTCTATCTGTTACCTCTCTGCTCTTCCTGACAGTCTTTTGAAGGCTTGACAGCGCCACTACCGACGAGGACGGGTGCATCTGGTCTGCTCTGTATAGCTTAATCATGTTGATTCTCTATTTTTATTACATTCAGTACATTCAGATACACTCGGAGCATAGGCCCTACCACATACCGGGCATACCCATCCTTTTCGTTCCTTATCGGTGATAACTTCATACTCTTTTAATTGCAATGCAGCTAAAGCCACATTGTACAAAACAACTTTTTCGCTAGGCTGTGTAATCCCATGTATAGAACCATAAGTTGCTTGCATTTCCAAAAACTCTTCTGCTGTCATAGCCATATTATTTTACGGATACCACATTCGGATAAAATCCAGCAAAAGGCAATTCCAATCCCATGGTTCGGAACGTATAAGTGCTGTCGACCTTAATCCTACCGAGTAGTTCAGGATGGGACAAGAAACCGTTTATGCTTATTCTCATGGTCCCTCCGGATGTGAAAAGGAGATAATAAACCTTGGTAGTCGTATTACCTTCACTTGAGGTTACATTTTCTATTTTCTCAATCCGGTTCACAGTGGCCATTACTTCACGCTGGTTGGAAAATGTAACAATGCCGGCCAATAACATTAATACAACAGATACAATTGCTATAAATGGTATTTTCTTCATAATCATATTAAGTCTTATTTTTTCATTTTTATTCGTTTACATGCGTTATAGATTCCGTCATTCAAAGCTTCTTCAAAATCATCCCAGCAACCACCATCATTAGGCCCTTTAAGGTCATAATCTGTAATGAATGTTCCATTGTCAGCTTTTGACATAGACCAACAGTAACCGCAAGCGTTTCTGTATATTTCGACAGATATATTGTGTTTCTGCCGAAGATACTTTTGAGCCTCGTATAAGGTTGGGCATGAACATCTTTTTTCTGAAAGATTGAAATTTTGCTCATATTCAGATGGACAACACATAAGCCCGTTCTCTAAATATGAATATTTGCAGTTTTCATTAAACCCTATTTCTTTCAAAAGCAATCCTACATCGTGCGTTACATAATCTTCCGGTCTAAACATGGCTATTTTATTTATAAGGGTTATTATCCAAAACTAAAGCTGAAACGGCCAGTCCTTGTGCGATCAGGTTGCGGTAGTCGATGTGACACTGATGTAGCACGTGAAAGACTTGCTGGAAATGGCGAAGGCCCAATTGAGTGCTGTTATGCTTCCCTTCTTCCGGTGTAATAAATAAGCTCTGCAAGCTCATTTCGCACACCTTACATCCCCAGGCGAAGAACTCCACGCATTCTCTTTCTTCGTCGAAATTCCAGGTAGTATAAAGACCCATATACCCGTCGAAATCGAATGCTTCTGCCAGATACTTCATCGGGCAGATTTCCGAGCCGTTCACAAAGATTTCTTCTGTGATTGAAGACAGCGGATAGAGTATCGGTTTTATATCTCCCAATCTGAACCCTTTCCCGAGACATCTTTCGCCTTTTAATGTTTCGGCATTCAGGCCAATTTCGTTACCATGCTTGTCTCTTTTCTTATAAGCCCATACCTTATATCTGTCGGCTAAGTTTATAACGTCCATTTCAATCATTCCTTGTTTATTGATAAACGCCAAGCCGAACGGTAATCTGGCTGAAATATCTTCCAGTAACAGTAGTTTTTCTTCTTCTTTCATCATATTATTTTTCTTTTAGCGTTTCATTCATTAGTCTTTCTGTCAATCCATATAGCTGGCCTGCTATAAATGATCTGGTTTGGGGAGAAGCTGTGCTGATAAATTCTACCATATCTATATACATTGTTCTCCATTTTTCCAGCCCGTTCTTTGAACATTCACTTTTAGCCTGATCTTTTTTACGAAAAGCAACCCTGACATTGTAAGGGTCAGGAGATTGATATGGATCACAGTCTGCTTCCTGCAATATTGCTTTTTCTGGAATTTTGACATAAACGTCAGGCTCTACTTCTGCTTCATAAACATTCTGGTCACAAAACCAATAGGAACGACTTATTTGTAATACCCTTAACGATATAGGCAGAAGGTCTTTCAACCACCATTGTTCGCGCGAAAATGTTTCACGTAAATCTTTCTCTTCTTTAATAACTACATTATCACCTACACTGTATTTGGGATTCTGAGGGTGAGAAAAATCTCCGTATGGGTAATCAAGCAAGCACTCATGTACGCATACACTACTTCTTTCTTTCAAGTAATAATAGAACATTCCACCTACTTCTCTAAAGCCTGTTACTACAAAGTTTTTACCTAAATATTTCTTCAAAGGCTTATTGATTTCTACAGCGTAGCTGATTTCTTTTGCTTCTGCAAGGGTTTTTACTCTTACCCTTTCTCCTATTTTGAATTTCGGTTTTTTGTTTCCCATGATATTATTTTTATTTCATTGTCCATCTAATTTAGTGATAACATAATCGGCTTTGTTCCATCCTGTACAAAAGGAAACGGCTGCAATCCTGGCTTTTAAAACCTTTTCCGGAAACTCTTCATTTAACAGTTTCCCTTTCCGGTAGTGTGCAACGAGTGAAGTCGCATCTACGACGAAGGAACCGCAAATAGCAGGGTACTTTTTCAGGGTTTCTTCGATGAACTCTTCGACAGTGTATTGCCTGTCAAAATCCACATATCCTCCAACATAGGGAGAAGCATGAGTGGGAAAGACTCTTATTAGTTCAAACATTTTTCTTCTCCTTCCTTATTTATTCCAGTATTAAAATCGGACGAGACACAATGCTTATAACATTACGCTCGATGTTTTCATTACAGCAGAATTTCAGAATCCACAATGGACCGTCTTTTACACATACACAAGTCTTCCACATTTTCCCGTTATACAGGGCCGATGGCTGAGATCCGCTATAATCTTTCAGCTTGTCAAAAGATTTTCTCGACATAATAGCACATTCTTCATCCACCAAAATATCGCTTTCGTCAGGCTGCTCCCAGCTCCTCCCAAGCAGATCAGTTATCTTTGGAATTTGAATCAGCTTACTCATGGTAATTTTCCTCTTCAATTTTGTGCCCAGGGCATCCACCTCCGTAATAATCGAAATCCGGGCAGTCGTCACTATCCCCTAATGGCATACACTTATAACCTTTTTCAATGCAATCGTTTATGAATTGTCTTGCTTCAGCATCATTCAGTTCTTTCCCTTCCACAGTTAAAAGTCCATCCATGCTTTTGCCTTCATAGACTTTCAAAACTCCTTTCAGATCCCAGCTCATGTGCTTAATCAATTTCATACTTCTTCATTTTTATTGGTATTGGTTTATCTCTCACTTTTCCTGTCAGTCCGGCTCATCATATCTGAACTTGTCTGTTGCTTCCACCAGTCTAAATCGTTCGTTGTCGTATGAAGTGCAACAGTATTCGGGAAACCAATCGGGTCCATCTTCTCCCCAGTAATACCCCATGGATTCGGTAACATTCTTGCTATCCGTTTCTACAGTAATACATATATCTCTGTTCACTATCCCGCTCAGATATTCAATGGCATACCAAGGTTCCTCCCAAAACCAGCAAAAACCTATGGATGTTGATTTGCTAAACTTACTATGGTCTTTTTCATTCACCAGCAACTCTCCACGCATATACCTGTCGAACTCCTCTTGTGAGCAAAATCTGTGTAATATCATAACTTGTTTGTTTAAGCGTTATTTATTTTCCATGCAGTTCCGAAAAGCTTTTCCATCCAAGCTCCGTAAATTTTGTAGAATATACTTCTCCACGAGGCATTATCGGATTCCAGTTCACATCACAGAATAGCCGGTAGTGGAATACTCCAGCTCGCTTCCCATCTTCTGAATATGGAGGCTCGCACCACAGCATACGCTTGTTATATCCGAATATCCTGTCAAGAATATATTCCGCTTTCTTCCTGTTCCATCCCCCAGGAAATGAGATTGACAGGTGATAGCATCTTTCGTAATCCGGATTTTTCCACCATCCGCAGGTATGGGCTCCTTCATCACGTGTAAATATGATTATGCAATCGTATCGTTCCAAAAACCATCGGCACTTATCAAGGTAATCCATTGTGGCCGAAGTGCCTCCAAAAATCCCATTCTTAGCTGTTTTCACAATACGCTGGAATGTTTCTGTATCGCTTGCGTTATAAAGTATTCGTCTCATCTCACTTTATTCAATTTCTTCACTTCCTTCACCATCAGCAATGCTTCTCCCAGAGTCTTTCCAGATTTCACAATTTCAAAGGTTTTCTTTCTGCCTAATGCCTTGTAAACAGGAGTCTAGTCAGTCTGTACCAGGTCGGCCGGTTCGCCGGGTGGTATGGCTTTCCCATCCTTTACGTAATACGGACTACTCGGATCACTCAGTTCATACAGGGTTATTCCATCCTTGTTTACAATGTCGTATTGTTTCTTCATGAATATAACTCCGCCATAATATCGGGCAACAGAAAGGTGTGTGTTCATCCAATAGGATTCTTCCATGATTACAGGTGTTCCCATTATTGATACTCCTCCTTTCCTAACCTCTTACTCTCCTCTTTCAAAGCCTGAAGCTTCGCAAAAAGTCCGTTTGTTTTAGTTTTCTTTTCTTTGGATGTAATTTTCTTGTACGCCATACCGATGGCAATCATTGAAATACCCGTTTTTATCTGCTGGATGTCGCCATCCATGGTTTCTAAATCTTGAAGCGTATCTTCATTGATAACCACATTGTCGAGCTCATTCATAGCTTCTTCAGCGTCCTTCATACTGATTCCTGAAACAAGCATCACAGCTTTGATAAAATCCTTTTCTACTTCAAAAGTGATACTCACTTTTTCATTCTGATTGTTTCCCATATCTCCCACTATTTTAAATTCCTTCATAAATCGGCATCGGAACAGAAGTGTCCACAAACAAATGCCCTACAAACGAACCGTTGAAAAGTATAAAAGTCCCTATATACATCATGTAAGGCTCAAGGTTTATCTCTTCACCGGTCATTACCATACGGAACTTTACTCCCCGCTTTGGCTTTGATTCATCTTCCAATGCCCAGATATATACTTTCTCATTTACTACATCGAGTTTCAGCAGATTGCTTCCCTCGTGAAGCGGAAGCTTGAACTCTGACGCTGCCGGGATTTCATGTTTTAAGATTCTTGCCATATTCTTTTCTTTTTAAGGTTATTAATCATCCATTTCCAAACGTTTTTTCTCCTGCCATTCTTCGTCGGACTCCGGACAGGAAAGTATCTCCTTGGAATCTTTGGGTTCCTCACCCAGCTTGTAAAAAAAGCACACTCGGGTAAATTTCCGGGTGCGTTCCTCACGACGGATCGTGTCGTTCAAAAACTCCTGTTCCCAGGCATAGTGACGGGGGTATTTAGAGCCTTTGTCCGAGCGGTAGACGATGGAAGGGTTCATGGTGTACTGCATATTGAAGCAGTAAGCCTGCATCTTCTCTATCATTTCGTTCTTCACGGATTTCACGCTCTGCATTGTCACCGCATCGCCCCGGTGTTCCAGGTAGCTGATGGCCATTTCACTGATGGACACCGGCCTTTTCCAGTGCCACTGGTTTGCAAAGAAATGGTTGGCCCAGTCAATGAATACCTGGTCCTTGATGGCGGAGTAAAGGATTCGCATCTGTCCGTCCTGCGACATGGGCGGTATAAGGCTTTCCTGCAGGCCGAGGTAGAACTGACAGCTCTGGAGCATCATGTACACCGCTTCATCGCGTTCTTCTTCGGTGGCTTCCAGAAAGATGTCTTTCCCGAATTTGGTCTGCGGCGTGCGTTTCTTGAACTGGCCGGCGTAGTCCTCGTCGTGATAGTAATCGCTCTGCATGGCCAGGAAAATACGGCGTGAGGTGCTTCCTTCGGTCATATCGAACGGCATCTTGTTCATGGTAATGAATATCTTCGGGGTAGCTTCTCGCGGCAGTGTCATTTCATCGTGATACAGGGTCTTTACCGTGATATTGTCCGTAATGTTGTAGAACTCGCTGCCCATCATGTCGGGACGAAGGTCGTCCATCAGACACATGCTGTCTACGGTATAATGGAACTTGTCGAAGTTCTTGGCCATGTTCTCTTTCTTCTTCAAGGTCTGACCGGGGATGTAGCACACCTTCCGCACCAGTTCGAAGAAAGAACGGAAGAAACTTTTTCCGGTACCTCCGCTGTTCTTTCCTTCGTCGGCCACGGTGTACTCCGTCACGACTCCCATCTTCTGCATGGTACCTGTACGGTAGCGCGAAAGCATGTAACCCATCAGGGCAACCTTGCAAATGAAGTGCATGTCCTGGCGCTGCTTTTCCAGCTCGGTAAGCGGATAGCCTTCGGCTTCCTTTCGCCAGTGTATGCGGCTGGTGTCGTACAGCCACTGCACGCAGACAGGCATCTGGTCAATGTCTTTTGGCATTTTCAGCAAAAAGCGGTACAAACGCTGGTAGGCGATGAACTCTGCATCCTCACGGCGGCGCTCGTTCTCGTTCATCCGCTTGTCGGCCATTCGCTGATCGTTCAGCTCCTTACGTGCGGCATATTCCGGATTCTCCTCGATAGTGAACAGAGGGGACTTGAGCGGATGGTAGTCAGCGTCGATAATGGCCTTTCGGTTTACATGGAAAGGAAGGTCCACGTAGTCCACCGGCTCAATGCTGTCGGCCGTCACCTTCACGGCGCAGTTGCGGAAGAAGAAATAATCGAAATCTTTTCCCCACGACATGAAGTTCAGGTCTACTTTCTTGATTCCGGACATGGTGTCGCGTCCGATTTTCTTCTGGGTACTGATGGCGTTACTCAGTTCCTCGGAGTAATACTGTGAGTTGTATATCAGGAAGTCTTTCATGATTTCCTTGGCTTCGCTCAGTGCCTGGCTCTCTTCCACCACATCGACAATGTTGTTGCTGATGTGCACAAACTTGGTCGTATCCGCTTCGTCGGTGTACTTGTAGAATCCGTTGGCAGAAAGGAACTGGGCCATATTGTCGAAGTTCAGGGTATATTTCCGGACCACTACCTTGCTTTCGTCCTCCTGCTTTTTGGTCTGGTACTGCACGTCCCAGAACCGCATACGGCGGGCGGTCTTGAGCAGGTCGTCGAAGTAGCGGTTTACGTTGGTGTGCATGAGCTTTTCATTGCGGCGCATCACTGCCGGGTAGAAGTTGAAGAACTCTTCGGCATCCTTGCAGGATTTCCCGCTGCGGGGATTGTACTGGGTGGAGAGGTCTTCGGGCAGATAGAGCACTTTCAGTTCCACGTGTTTCAGGGCCAGCCGGTTCATCGCGCGTATGCCGGTACGGTCGATGTCGTAAAGCACAAACACTTCCATGGCGATGTCCAGCAGGCGTCGGATGGTTCCCTGCGAAATCTCCACACTCTCGGAGTGGGGAAACACCACATGGGCGTCGCTGTGGAAGTACACATTGATGGCGTCGCGCGGCCCGGAACAGATGACAATCCGGCGGAACACGTCGGTAAAGGCACGGGTACGCCGTCCCTGTTCGTCTACCCGGGTTTTCTCGATGTTGATAATGGGATGACCTTCCTTGTCGGATGTTTCCACACGCCCGGTCTGCAGGGCACGCATCACGTCTGCATCGCCGTAGATTTCCTTGTGGAATCCTTCCGGACGGCTTCCTCCCTGGTACCACCAGGTAAACTTGTAGTTGGGCTGGCGACGGCCGTCCGCATCGGTCGTCTCGCGGAAATAGGGCTCGTACTTGCGTGCCCACCAGCCGTTCTCGTCTTCGTAGCGAAAAAGAAAAATCGGGTAAGAAGGTGTAGACTTCACTTCGTAGCTGGTCAGCACACCGTCGGCATCGGCCTTTTCGGGCGTAACGTAGCTTTCCAGCGGATAGAGGTTGAAAATGGTGCTTAGCTGGGTGCTGTCGAAGGGAGCGGGCATGTCGCCACGGTAGAAATCGGGATTGAACGAACAGCGAAGCAGGTTGTTGCCTTCCGAATCGGTCACGGCCGTCTGCTCGGGGCCTTCGCTCCCACTCCTGCCTGTACGGAACACGGGCAGTACCTGGCAACCAAGCGCACGGAGCTCGGCGGGTGTAAACTCGCCCTTACGGATGCGGAAATCCACTTCCGGCTGCGGATCGGTCTTCCGTGCCCGGTGGAAGAACCCGTTCTTGTAGTCTCCCTCAATAATCAGGTTGAAGTCTTTGGCCAGCCGGTTCACCGCATCCAGAAAGTCGTGTTTCTCTCCTGCACGTTCTAAGAGACGCTGCTGCAGCATGATGGCCCCGACCCCCTTGCTCCGGTTCTGTTCGCCGCATACGAAGCAATTGAAGGCTGCATAGCGTTCGCCCTTTGGCGGGAACTTGCTCACACAGAAACTTCCGTTCTTCTCGTCGTGAAACGGGCAGCGATAGAATACGCTGCGTGCGGTCTGCGACGCGGGAAGGTATCCGTTGTTGCGCATCACGTCGGGAAGAGGAAGCGCATTGAGTTTATCAACTGTTTTGTCAGAAATCATTTCAGGGAATTTTAAGAGAGGAATTTCACCTCGTAGTTCATGCTTTCCATTTTGGCTTGTATCATTTCTTTCAGGCTATCGGGCAGGCACATAATAGGGTCTGGCTCATGCAGGTAAATCGTATCTTCCTGCACGCTTCCTGTGGCAGAATATCCGTCGTACACCAGCTCGTTCATAAGCTTCTGCATGCACGACTTCGACAGGTTGCTGCAAACTATGCTCACGCTACCTTCCGGATAGCCTATCGCTATTTCCGTGTGACGCACATGGAAACGCTGTTCATATACCGCTCTGCTTCGTTTCATACCAGCCGCTTTCCTTTTAGCGTTAACATAAGCTCAGGACGTGTAGCCACACCCAACTTCGCAAAAATACGTTTCCGCATGTTGTCTATATTGGAATAGCTGCATCCCATTTCGTCGGCAATCTCTTCGTAGGTGAGCGAAGTATTTACCAGCATGTTCGCCACAGCAGCTTGAGTGGGAGTCAGTCCGCACTCGTACACCGGATTACAGCACACCTCCTTTTTATCCTTGAAGGCGGGGTTGAATCCGTTGAACGGACAGTTATAGCGCATAGGGCAGTGTGTGTGCTCAGTATTGAAGTCTTCCGGGCCTTCATGGTCGGGAATATCGTCCTCGCGTCCGAAACAACAGTTCAGGCTTACCAGCGCAAGCTCTGACAGATAGCGGCTGCGAAGGTTCCGTATGGTCTTATAAGAACGTCCAAGTCGCATCTGCAGAAGCTGGTCGGCTGCCACCAGGTGTGAAGGATAGTTTTTCTTCATCTCGTCGAGGTATTCCTCTACGAAGTCAATTCCCGTCTTTCCGTCGTTCTTTACCGTAATTTCCTCTCCGTCTTCAAAAACAATTCTTGAGAATCCGTCCTGAAGGCGTGTATGTGCTTCCCATTGTCTTTCCAGCATGTATCCCATCACATTTCCTCCATTTGTTTCTTATACTCCTTATAAATAGATTCCAGCCCGCGAAGCTCTACTTCCGTGAAATCGAAGTTACGGAAATGCGCACGCAGCGCATGTTCGCCCATACCTCGTTCTTTCATGAACTCGATAAATTCTCCCTTCTTTCTCACACCGGAAAAGAAGTCTTTCAGTTCCCCTTCGTAGTCAGGATCAAAATCTCTCAGGCATTTTTCCACGCCTTCCGCCTCCCACCGGCGCACGCGGTTCAACCTGATCTTCTGGTACGCCGTGCTCATGCTCATTCCGTAATGTTCCACCAGGTAGCGGCTAAATCCCAGCCGCATGGGGCTCAACTTTTTTTCGGATAATGCTTCAATGATGCTCATTTTCATACTTCTGATATATATTGTCGTTTCTCGCTTTTGCGGTTTCGGTCGTTTTTTGTTATTTTTACCCTACAAAGTAACAATTTTAATTTGACAATCGCATTATAATTGTTACGGAAATAACAATTTTAAACTGATTTTTTATGTACTATTTCAATTCTTTCCTGTTCAATAATCTTCCAAAGCTCTTCGGCCTGAGCGAAAAAGGCGTGTCGGAGAAGGTGTACGGAAAATCATACATGTATAAAAGAAAGGTTGATAATCAAGACAATATACTCGTGCATGACATCGTAATGGTGTGCAACACATTCCACATAAGCCTGTCAAACTTCATTATGTCGGCTCCTCCTGAAAATTTACTCGGAAATCGCTTCAAATATGTCATACCGGATGAAGATTTTAAAGAAGTGAGATTCATACCCGAAAACCTGCGCTGGCTCTACGGCCCGCAGGGACTTACCAAAATTCCTTCGCTTGCTGAATTTTCGCGTCAGAGCGGAATATCAGTCACCAGCATCGTAAGGTGGCAGAATCCGAAGATAGGCGGGTGTACGGTTAACTGGCTTATCGGGATATGCAACCGTTTCGGAATCGACATAGACGTATTCATGGAAGACGAGAATGAGAAGCTTGAAAAGTACGCGGCCACCGAGACGGAAATATCACCGCGCGTGTGGCAGGAAATTTCGGAACTCAAAGAGGCTATAAGGGAATACCGTCAGGAACGAATCTCACTTCTGGATGAAAACCGCAAGCTGAAAGCAAGAATCAAGGAAACGGAGCTTGTGGCAGAAGAATCCACGGAATATACCTACGCAGACAGGAAAGTCAGGGAATGGAAGGCTAACTGGCGACTGCTGGAGAACTTTCATATCGTCGTGGGAGTGTCCAGACGGAAAGTGATTCAGGATGCCGGTATGCAGAATTTCAGCGAACTCTTCATTGAAGGAAACATGCTGATTACCTCGCTGGTGAAACTTTGCAACAAATACCATATCAGCACAAGGCACATATTCTATCGGGATAACGGCATTGTTCCGGAAGTAAATGTGTACGACTATTACCGGTCGGACAACTGGAAGACGGTAGTTTTCCATCCGGAATATGTGAATGATTTTTTCGGGAAGGAGAGCGTGACGGGTATAAACCGCTCGGAACTGCTTGAACGTATGAATATTAGCGAATGGAAACTTCGTGCATGGCGAAAAGAAAACAGCACCATGCGCATAAAAGACATGCTTGATATATGTAATAAACTTGAAGTGACACCTTACTGTCTGATTACAGACTTAAACCGTATGGACCTTTCCAGCGGGATGACCAGTGCGGAAATCCTGCTGGAAGAGAACCGTATGCTCCGCCAGCAGGTTATCCGACTGAAAGAAAAACTACAGAAGAAAAACGGAGAAGGATTCCTTCCGTTAGACGAATGAGTTCAGTGTACTTCCTGAGAATCCATACCGCACACTGAAATTCACGGACAGCATACCGGGTTTAGCGCGGTCATAAAGTTCGTTCGTCTCTTCGGGTATGATGGTGACGGGTATGTATGTGCCGTTGTCGTACATCCATGCCTTTCGCGTCACCACAAATTCCGTGAGCCACCATTCGGCCCACTCCCTGTTTACGAATCCGCTGCTCATGGAAAAAGTTCCTGAAGGTGCCTGTGCATAGCTGGCTGTGCGCGTGGTAGCACGGTAGGAAATGTCAGCAGGCAGCGTGTAGAGCTCACTCTGTATGTCATATTCCAGCGCATCGCGCGTAAAAGCGACTACGCTTTCCATCAGCCCGAATCCGTTCAGGAATATGAAGTGACGCATGAGCGGGTTTGTCTTTACCGCATAGCGCTTCTTCCCGGTTTCAAATCCGGTGTTCACTGTAAGCTCACCTTCTTTCAGGAGGAACGTACTTATGACAAGCGAATCTGGAACCAGCGCACCACGGGTATAATCGGAATATTCTTTCGATTCTTCTCCCTGCACTACGCTGTAGGTAATGGTATCCGATCGGGTACTTACCGCAGGAATACACAGTATCCATCCCAATGGAACAATATCCCCCTCCGGTTTACGGCTCAAGATACGTCCTTCACCTAAAATCTCTGTGGTATCTACATTGGATGTGGTAAGGCGTTCAAACTCCGTGAGCCTTCCGGGTATGGCATTGTACTGCTCGGAAGTGGTTTCACCTTCTTCTATCTCTACCATACCGTCCAGATATGATTCCTTGTAGGTAATGGTGTATCGTGCAGCGTATATCATCTGTGAAAGGGTCTGCGTGCCGTTCACATCAAACGTCATCTTTCGTGACAGCGCAGTTTTTATGGTTTCTCCAATATTGAAAACGGCTATCCCGTCAGAACCTACCTCAAATGAGTAACTTTCTGAATAAGGAAACTCTTCAGATCCGGCAAATGCGGTGGCATTGACCGTAATCTTTATGCGGAGAAAAGTTTTTCCGCTCAGCGTGGTTTTTGCCTTAACCACTATGGGGTCGCCTGCAAATGCTATCTGTGGCGGCTGCTGTAATACCTGTATTGCCATGTTTTTTTCTTCATTAAATGGTATATAGTTCGATTGTCACCTCCGTAATCCCGCTACGGTCAATGCTGTAGGATAACTTATTGATGAATCCCACATAGTTACCTATCTGGTAGCGCTTGAGCATATCGAGTCCTGCAATCTGCGATATGGTCATTCTTACTGTCAGTATCACGGTCTTCCGGTTATAAAGGAAGTAAAGATACTCCGAAAGGAATTTTGCCACCAGTCCACGGTCCTGGTATGCCTGAGAAGCGGGATACTTGTCTTTCCCGGCCACCAGCTTGAGCGAGAATCGTCCGGACTGGTCTACTCCACCCTGCTCCGTGCCGTTATAATCAAAAAAACGGCCAAAGTTATCGCAGCTGTCGGCTGTAAAAGCACTGTTTGCTACCGTCTGTACCCACGAATCGTTCCCTTCACCGTCGTAGTTTTCGGTGTAGTCTATCCCTGATTCGCTACCTGGTCCTCGCATGATTCCAAGGCAATATCCGGCATCGTAAGTACGCATGGGTGATTCTTCTGCTGATTCTTTGTCATAATTTTCATCGGAAAGATAGCTCAGAGTTATCTCATGCTTGTATCTCATCATGCGAGAAGGTGCTACCCCCAATATCCTGGGAATAAGACTGAAACTTGCATTTCTTTCCGACAGAAGTTCCTGATCGGCAAATACAGCAAGAATCTGCTGACCTTCTTTACCAGACATAGCCTCTGAAACTACTGTCTGACCGTTAACGTCATTTATCATCACCGGAGCAAAGTTGATAGATATTTCATCTTCCTCTTCTTCCGTCGATGTGCCTCCGATTAAATAATCACGAAATCCGCCAACCTCAAACAAAGAAGGATTTCCTCCAGTATTCTCGTCCACTTTTATACGATAGGAGTTCCCTGTAAGTTTATCCTGATAGCATGTGGTGTCATTGGATGCTTGTCCCTGCTGAAGAATCTCCATGTAATTATTCTTTTCCTTCACATTGGAATAATCATCATAATTGAATGCAGTATCATCTTCCTGGCCGTATGTAAGGCGTATGGTCTTTTCTTTTGATTTTTTCAACTGCATCCCCACTATTTCCACATCAAGAATGGATGTTTCATCCGATTTCAGAATGTCTTTTATATATATGACATCCATCGTATTTTTTGCACTGTCGTACAAGAACCGAATACCAAAAGCATTTTGCAGGTCTTCAATCAAATCTTCCATTTCTACATCCGGGAAATTCTGATTGGTAGCAAAAACATTCACCGCGCTATAAGAAAAGTTCTGGGTAAGAAATGTCGCAATTGTTCTGTATGAATTAGCACCTGGAATTACATTATACTTTAAGTCATAATGAAGAGAAAATGATGAACCCATAAAATTATTCATCATAATATCTGTCCATGATACAGAAAATGAATCTCCCTTTTCTTCCGTATGACACTGCGTGCTGAAAAATGCCAGACGGCACATGTCTTCCATTGTGGACAAATCGTTCTTTTGTACGCCGATATTCAGATATTTGAAGAAACAATCAAGAAGATACATTACGTAGAAGCATACACCGCTGTACGGTCTTCTGGGTTCCAATATATTATAGCTTCCTGCATCGTTTGGTGTACATACCCTTACATTGCAATATGGCTTTATAGGATAAGGGTCCGATTCGTTGCTCTCGGTGTAATTCATCACTCCATCGTTAAGGTATATGGTTATAAATAAATTATCATCCGTATTGGAATATTGTGTGGAAGCTGATTTTACCCTATATCCAAGTTTTATCTCCCTGTCGAGCGGAATATCCCTTGCATTCATCCCCTCTATATGGTCCATGAAATCGCTGTTACCGGAAATGAATGTGACGGGAAGTGTATCTTCGAACTCCACTTCATCGTCCGTTTCTATCACACCACGGTATATCATCACGCCGTCCACCCAAAGCTCTGCGGGCATACGGTCAATGTCCTTCAGGTTAATGTCTCCCCACGGATCGGCTATGTTCTTGAAAATTTCTCGGTTTGGTTCCAGCGGAATTTCGAAAGGGAACGAGAATGTTCCCTGGTCATTGAAAAGTGGGTTTGACTGCTCCAGTGTAATGGAAAAATCTTCCGACAGCTTTACCCACTGGCTGTTAATCTTTATCTGTAGTCCTTTCATCGTGTCATTATTTTATCAGTCCGCGTTTGGTCATGAAATTGCTGGCTTTGTTCAACTGGTTTACCGCACCCTTGCTCCCGTATGGGTCTACGGCGGCGCGAATCGGCTTGCTCAGACGCTCGTTCAGTGTGGAAAGCGCTTCGGCCACACTCCCGAGCATTTGTGTCATCTGCTCGTTCTGCATGGTCATATCCGCAGCTCCGGATGCTACCTGTGTAATCTGCGCCGGCATAGAAGGATAGTTCCCGCTGGCAAATGTCGGCATGGCGGCCGATTTAAGCTGTCCGTGCCGCGCAATGGTGAGAATGCTGTCGTAGATGTGCGGATAGTTCAGAATAAGCTTCTGTGTAGTATCGCCGTCCACAATCATTTCAGGCTTCTTTTCAGAGAAAATACCGAAATGCGCACCTCCGCCGTACACGCCCGTCTTCAGTTCCTTCTGGTAGCGTGCGTTGTATATCTGTCCGTCGTTCCCAAGTACCGGATAGTCACCCTCTGCGTAGGTAAGCATTCCGGCTGCTACACGGCCCTTGCTGCTGCTTACTCCGGTGGCAGCTGCCACATCCTGCTTTGCCTTGTTTAGCTTACCCATGGCAAGGCCCATCAGAGCGGAAAGTGCCGCACTGATAACTGCAATCAATGGGATACCCCACCATCCTAGGTCTCCGATTGTTTTTGCTGATCCCCTCGCAATACCAGAAGTTACATCTCCTGCAGTCTTTGCCCCTTCTACTGTCATATCCGTAATGGCCTGTGACCCATGAATAGCTGTAACAGTAGCACTTGTAGCCGCTTCCTGTGCTACTTCCTGGTCTCCAAGAGTCTTCTTCATCAACAACTCGGTTATTTTTTGCATAATCAAGTCTTTGGTGAGTTTCATCGCTGTTTGGAGCAACATTTTTGCAGCTTGCTTACGGTCGTCCACTTCGGCAAATGCAGCTTCTCCCATCTGCTCACTGAAATCTACTACTGCATCGGTGTAGTTCTTTAGGGTGCTTAGTTTGCTCTCCGTGATTTCAAGCTCTTTTGATGCCTGTTCTTCTCTTGCTGCATTTAGTTCATCGAGTGCTTCCTTTTCGGCCATTCGGTAAGACTCCTCTGCCTCCTGCTGTGTAGCACCGGAAGCAATAGCCTGCTGTATCAGTTCTTCTTTACGGGCATAGAACTCTTCATAATACTGGCGGGCAGCTTCCAGGCGTATTCGCAAGGCTTCGAGCTCCGCATTATCCGTTTCGGAAGTACCAAGGAAGGAACTTTGTGTGGATGCCAGTCCAAGATTACCTGCAGCACCCATAAGTTCAGTTCGTTCGTCCGTACCTTTTATACGGTCCTCCCAAAGTTTCTGGTTTCCGCTGGTTTCCCACTGCACGTCTATCATTTCCTTTATGTCCTTTGCATACTTCTCGGCAGCGGCCTTGGAATCCTGATAGAAATCACGCAGCTTTTTCAGCATGAGCGACATCTGCTCCGGACTCATGCTTTCGGCCCATATTTTATCTATTCCTAACAATCGTCCTCGGAGCTGTATCTCATTCATATTGTAAGCATCTTCCGACAGAGAAACAAGGGCATTAATTCTTTCCTTCACTGCACTCTCGTCAATCACTCCGCTAAATCCCAGACTCATACGGAACTCTTTCTCCGCATCGGTATTCAGCAGACGAAGTTTGTCGAGCGACTCCTCAAACTGGTTGACAAGGCTTTCAAACGGGTTGTATTTTAGCAGTTCCTTCTCGATAGTCTGACGGTATTTCACTGCCATGTTCTGTACTTCGAGCAGGTCTTTTTCAAGGTTCTTACGTAAGCCGTCGGTCTGACGTTCGCCCAGTTTCTTAATCAATGCAGCAGTAGATTCCAGGTTCTTACCTTCCATCCCGTATAAATTCTGATTGAAGGTGTTCTCCTCGCCCAACAGCTTTTTGCGAAGCTCCACACGTGCCAGCAGATGTTCTTCCTCGGTCGCGTCAATCTGACGGTTCATCTCCTCAGTAGTTATCTGTTCATCGAGATATGCCTGACGGATAGCCTGCTGACGGCGGAGGAAGTAAGCTTCGAGCGCAGACATGGCCGCACTGATTTCATCATTCATTTCCTTCTGCTCGCCACGTGTGCCTGACTTACGTACTTTGAGCCAGTTGCCGCTTGTGTCGCGACCCCATTTCTCAGCCAGCACCTTGGCCACTTCTTCTTCCATCTTTTTCAGCGCCTCGTATTCTTCCTTGGCCGACTTGAATCCACGGGCAGCGAAGGTGTCTGCATAGTCCTTGTCCTCATTAATGCTCTTCATCATGGCCTCCAGCTTTTTGTAGGTAGCTACCAGCTTGTCTACTCCGGCTGTTTCAAGCGACACACCCTGTCCCCATACAGACTCCAGTCCGATGGCCTTGATACGTTTTTCCACCTGATCTATGTTGTACTGATATACACCTAACAGGCGGTTCTTCTCTTTCAGTTCCTTCAGTTCTGAATCGGTAAGATTCTCTCCCTTCCTACGCTTATCGTTCAATTCTTCCAGTCTGGATTCCTCGAGCTTATTCAGCATTATCCCTTTTTCTTTCCTTTCATTCAGCCTTTCAAGCTCTGCAGTTTCAAGCTCAGTCAATTTCTTTCCTTTCTCACGTTTTGCATTCAAATATTCAACATCTGAACGCAGACGTTGCACGTAGGTAGTCGCCTGCTGCAAATAGGTATTCAGTTCCGGTATGTCTGAAGAAGAAAGAATGCCCTGGTTGGACTTCCGGAGGTCTTGCAGCATAAGTTCTTCGGTCTTGCTCTCGGCAGCACGCTGCGTACTTTCAAAGAAAGTCTGAGTCTGTCCGGCTTCCTTCCGGATGTTTTTCAGGATGTTCATCAGTTTCAAAGCGTCGGAACTGAATGGGAGCTGCTTTATGTTCTTGTTGTATTTCTCCATAAAGCCATCCAGCGCGTCGTACAGATTACCTCCTTCTTCTACTACTTTATTCATCCCGTCCATAATACGGGCCATGGCATCGCCGGCGTTGGTCTCTCCCACATTCTGCATTTTGTTCAGCGAAACAATAATCTTCGACTGAAGTTCCTGAATCTGGTCGGTATATTTGTCGGCAATGTTTTCCATCATTTTGTCGCGCATCTTCAGCGCAAGCATCTCACGCAATCGTGAATTTATAAGCTTATATATATATTCCTTCTTTTGTTCATAATTATACTCTGTGACAAGGAATCCTATATATGCCCCATATTTGTCATTAAGTTGCTTGATTAAATATGCCCTCTCTCCTGTTTCATCATTAGCATTTTTAATAGCATATCTTAAATTATTAAGTTCAAATCTTTCTTTTTCTATGGATGCTTCAAATTCCGACTGTGCCTTCGCAGCCTGATCTACTGTTTTCTTAAACATAGTAACAGCCGAAGTCAGCGCAGTAAAGCCCAAAACAGCCCATCCGATCGGATTCTTGCTCATGGCAAATGTAAGGGCCTGCCATGCCGTCTTGAATACATTCAGTGATACGGTGCCGGCCTTCATCATCTTACCGAAAAGCAGAATGTTTGCACTGGCCTTCTGCACCGCCGAAGAAGTGGCTATCATTACTCCCACCAGCACCTGAAGCGCAACTGCCATCAGACGTATGGAAGTTTCCCCGCGTTCAAACCGGTTCGGAATGCTCGCTATATAGCGAAGTACATCCGTGAGCCATTCCACAAAACCGCTGTTGATAAACGATTCCTTGATGGCATTACCCATACGCAGCATGATGGCCATGGCGTTTTCGTTCTTGATGTTGTATTCATCTGTCACGCTGGTAGCTTCCTTAAACGCACGTGAAGAAGTAAACACCTGTGCTTTCAATTCTTCCACGCCGGAAGAAAGGGTAACGAGCACCTGCTTGATACGCTCGCCATCGCTACCGAGGTCTTTCATAATCGGAGCCAGCACATCCAGTCCGCCCATAGCATTCATTTTCTCGAATACAGCGATTACGGCCTGAATGGTTTTACCCTGCTCAATCAGGTTTTTCAAGTAATCATCGCTCAGTCCCACAGCCTGCGCCACCTCGGTGGTGTTGCTGGTCAGTGTAGAAATAAAGGTGTTCAAAGCCGTACCACCCATTTCGGCGTGCTGACCAAGCGCGTCGAGGGTACCGGCCAGCGCAATCAGGTCGGACATGGAAAGTCCTGCCGCTTCTCCGATAGCTCCGATACGGTTTACTACATCGACAATCGGGCCGGCGGAAGCACGGCTGGTTTGGGATATTTCGTTGATAGCAGAACCGGTAGCGAGCAAGGCTTTTTCCACTCCGAGCTTCTGTGTCTCACCCAGAATGGCATTTACCTTCATCAGCTGACGGACCGCTTCGGCACCGCCCAGATCCTCACCCAATGCTACGAGCAACTGATTACCTGCCTTCACGAATCCCAATACATCTTCTTTGGCAGAGATACCCAGCTTACCGGCTTCGTATGCCAGGTCGTGAAGTTCCTGCTGTGCGGTACGGGTGTCGATACTGTCAATTTCACGGCTCAGCTCGGCTACTGACTCAGTGGAAAGCCCGGTGGTCTTCTCGATGTCGGCCAGACTGTCGCTCAGCTGCAAGTTAGCCTGATACAACTGCTTGATACGTCCTACCACCTCATTGAATCCGGCATATACCAGCACATAACTTGTCAAACGCTTGATGGTAGCTACAATCTGGTTATCGTGTTCCTGCCAGCTTCTTTTCACTTCATTAATCTGCTCGTTTACCCGGCGCAGATTCATTGAAGTTTCCATGTATTCGCGCGTGTCACGCTCAGCAGCAGAAAGTTCCTCCTGAAGCTGTGACGCGGCCTTTTGCAAATCTTCCAGTGGAGCTGTTTTAAGTGTAAGAATCACTTTGTTAAGTTCTTCTGCACTTAACACAGAATTTTTCTGTTTTTTCTCAATCGTGCTCAGCGCATCTTCAATTTTTTTCAAGCCTTTTGTATCGCTTACTTCAAGCTTCTTTTTATACTCTTCTAGCGATTTTTTCAGCTTCTCAAGGTCTTCGTATGTACCGTCGAACGTACCTTGACCAACCGTTTCAGCTTTATCAAGCGCTTCATCCAAAGAAGAAAATTGGGCAGATGATTGTTTCAGCTTCTCATTAAGTGAATTGATGGCCGATTCTACCTCCTTTACTCCCTTTGTGTCGCTTGTCTTTAGCTGCTGCTTGTATTGTTCAAGCAACTTGATGGCTTCTTTTGTCTGTGATATTATGCCATCGAATGTGCCGGTCTGGACTTGTCCTAGTGTGGTTTGAGCACGCTGTGAGACACGACGAGTTTCTTCCGCTTCAACCTGAGCAAGCTGTTCACGGTATTTCTGGATTTCCTGCGTATTAAGTTCTGTGGATTTAATAAGGTCTTGCAATCGTTCCTTTGCCTTTCCCAGAGATTTGTCGCTCACATTGCCAATATCTCCGATGATGTCAGAAAATTCTACGATGTTCCCTTTACGACGCTGGATTTCATCGGCAATCTGCTTGATATATTCACGAACTGTTTGTAGCGTTTCAGCATTTTTAGGATTTATACCAAGAAGCATCTGGTTTAACCCCTTACGAGCCTCTCCTAGATTTCTCAAGGTCTGACCTGATATGTCATTTAGGTACTTGTTGACCGTGTTGACATTTCTCTGATTTTCCCTGATTAGTTTAGTCAGTCTCTCAAGCTGTTTTACTTTTTCATTATAAATCTTCTTGTTGTCATCGTATAGCGTGGTATTAGTAGTCGCATTCATCTGTTCTTGCGCATTTTCCACTTCTTTACGCAACTTTTTCCATTCATCACGCATCTTGTCAACCTGCTTCTGCGCCTGTTCCGCCCCTCCGATAAGCACGTCGATTCTAGCTAGTCTGGTACCTAAACTATTTGCCATGTCTTTGTGTTTGTTTTCCTCAAAGTTAGGCACCCGAAATGTGGAAATGAAGGACAAAAAAACGGTTTCCGTTAGTTCAACGGACACCGTTTTAAAACTATTCGCCAGCAACCTCTAAAGTGGTTTGCGGCAAACCTCTCGAGCGATATGCAGCAAACCACTTGAGAGGTTTGCTGCATTTGTTTTGACAGGCCCTACAGGCTATTGTGGAGGGGGGGGGGTGGTAAGTGGCGAAAGGGAAGAATGTACGTATATTACAATAATCCATTAACCATCACTTCCGCATACACCATCCCGAACGCTATCACCTCCGCCCAGAACAGCGGTTTGCACAACACGAAGCTATACCATAAATCGCCATTCCATACTTGTTTCAGGCGAACGCCGACATATAATATCCACGCTATCCATACAAGCAGCATCCACGGGCAGGTAAGTGCTACCCATATCTGACTGTTCAGTGCCGCTATGACGGTAGCCGCAATATGTACTGGTCTGTCCATTCCGGCTTTGAAATTGGGTGCCGCACCCACGAACAGCAACGCTCCGCACATCAAAAATGCGGTGAACTGATAACTTTCGGGGGTAGCAGAGAGGATGGCGGGCATGAGCAGGAGGGCGGTTGCGGCCATGGTGAAGCCGAACCACAGCTTATGTTCCAGCGAATAGTATATGTCGCTAATGGAGTAAGGTATCTCCTTTGTTTTGTAAACCATCACCCCCACGTATGTGAGGATGACGGCCATTGATAAGATTATGAGTATCATTTTGTGTTCAGATTAAGTTTTTCAGGATATCCGGTTGTGTGGTCGTAGGCTTCCACTTCTTCCACGCTTTGCAGGGCTTCCACATTCGCCTTGTGTTGTGCCGTTACGTTGTAACACTGCAGGGCGTACAGTTCAAGAGCGGAGAGCATCTGTATAGCTGTGTCGCACTCGAGGGTGTAGCTTTTACCTCCGAACCAGAGTGTAGTGGTGAGCATCGAGGCTGTCTTCTGTATCTGGGTGGAGTTCATCAGTCCTACGCGGGTGTTCTTGTCGAGCCAAACGGATTCGCCGTCGAGAGTGAAGCTGTTTACCGCGTCGCTAGTGTCGTAGCCGTCTATCTCGAATATCTTCGCGGCTTTTGCGGCTCCCAGTTTGTCGGTGGGCAGATCGCTTACTTCTTTGAATATTTCCTCCATGTCGGAAGGAAGACGGTTGGCACGCTTGAAATAGATGTTTGTTCCGATACGATTTATGTACAAGCCTTCTGTACTGTAAATCTCTTTTTCTGTAAATTTTATCATAATGTCACGATTGAGATTGATGGTTTGTTTTTCAGTGCTGACTGGATTTCTTCGTCTTCGATGATTGAGGCGTAGTCTTTTGCCGGAAGTGTGAGTGTGATAACGGAGTTGCTGTCTGTATTCTCGATAAAGAACAGCAGTGCTTCGCGACTTATGCCGGGTTCTTCGGTTATCGTTCCCCATTCCTGCACTATGCAGGTTTCGTATTCGCGGTTGATGAAGAAGTCTGCTCCTTCGGGTTTCTCCATCTCGCAGTATGGCTTGTAGCCTTGTGCGATGATTTCTTCTTCAGTAAGCTTGCCGCCTACTTCCTGTCCTTTTTCTACTTCTTTGACGAGTAGATGGTCGTTTTCGATTTTTGCGTACTTCATGTTGTCTATGGTTTTAAATGTTGCTATCAGTTGTCCGTTATGCTCGCAGATATGCAGGTTCGCGGAGCTGTAGGGGGAGCCTCCTTTTCGGATAGTACCTTTCCGGTGGTCTGAATATGGAAGCATAGTCGTTCAGGTTTAGATATGATGTCTTGTTGGGTTTGTATTTGCTTTTCAGCACACAGATGAACCGTCCGTTCTTGTTGCGGAAATACAGCCATTCGGAGAATGTTTCCAGGGCTTTCCCGGCTATGCGCTTTTTGATGTTGAAGGACGCTGTTCCTTTCATCAGGCCGAAATAGCTGTTTATGCTTTGCATGACGTGTACGGCGTTGCTGTACGACGGTATCCGGCTGTATTCTTCTATCGCTGTATGGAGGGCATGTATTGTGCGGTTGGATATGTAGATACGGTTCAGCTTTACTACCTTTCCGCAGAACTTTACTCCGTGTGAGGCCGGCTGTATGTAGAATTTATCGGGATGGACTTTTAGTTTCAGCCGTCCGGTCGCTTTTATGAATACTTTCCGGGCATGGATTATTTCGGCTGCTGTTTCTGACACCACGCATATATCATCTACAAACCGTGTGTATCTCACTCCGGTTTTTATCATTTCCGCATCAGCTTCCGCCATGACGAGGTTTGCGAGGAGTTGGGAATAGAAGTTTCCTATCGGGAGTCCTTTATCGGGTGGAAGCCCGAAAAGGCTTTTGTTGGGCGGAACTTTATCCCACATTTTTATATCGGAGCGTCGCTCGCAGTCTGTGGCCGGATTGTGCTGTATCAGGGTGTGAAGCAGGGAGAGTTTTTCTTCCTTATCGGGTTTATCGTAATACATATCGGCGTATTTCCGCAAGATGCGGTATGCTGTTTCCTTGTCTATCGACATAAAGAAGCCTGATATGTCCATTGTGGCTACGAAGGCTTTCTTTGTGTAGCCGTCCGTTACATCACGGATGTTCCGCTGTATCTGCTCGATGGCTGTAGATGCGGAATGTCCGATACGGTTGCCGTGGCTTACATCACCATTGGCTTCATGGACTTTCTCGCATATCTCGCCGAGCATCGGGGCAACGTAGTGGTGCACTATGCGGTCGGTGTAGTTGGCGGCGAAAACTTCCCTATACACAGGATAATCGAGGACAAAGCAGATGCTTGTCTGTGGATGGTAGCCGTTGTCTATTCTGTTTATCAATTCATAAATACGCGACAGGTTGAAATGAAACGATGCTGCTTCGAGCGATGCGTGCTTGTTTTTATAGCAGTCGCTTTCGGCAGCTATCCAGGCGGGCACTTTTTCTGATAAATCGGAGGCCGGCACCACACTATAGGTGTTGTTCGTGTTGTTGTTGTTCAAGTTGCCATTGCCCATGTTCACATACCAGGCGTTGTTGCCATTGTTGCGGACACAGCTCCAGACGTTGCCGCCCAGGACTTCTGCCCTGTTAATCGAAATAGCTTGCTCACCGCAAGCACAGGGACCTTTATCATTAAACAGTTCTGCCGACATAGTTCAAGACTTTTCGGATCTGACATTCTTTATCCTCGCAAGCGAAGATAAAATATTATCGCACAAAACGTCTATTATAGACGCTTTCTCTTTGCTGCATCCTCCAAGAGCCACTATCAGGTATATACCGAACTGCAACTCGTATGTCAGTTCTGTAGCTCTTTTATAATAGTCCATTCCACGAACCTGGCGCATAGCGTAACTAAAAAGCAATGCGCCTTGCTTCAGCATAGGATCTATATATGTTCTGCTTATGACTTTATAAGCTTTGCTGTTGATTTCTATGAGACAATTATTCAGGCGTATAACGTCCTGAATAATTGGTGCGTCCAAATGTTTCCTCCCGGATCTATTCATTTCTATTGTCTCGTATTAAATGTTAATATATTTTAATGAAAAAGTTGATGAGCCGTGCTCCGCACGGCTGAGATAAATCAAAAAGCGGAGGCCGGCACCACACTATAGGTGCCGTACGTGCTGTAGCCGCCCAAGTAGCCAACGCCCAGGTTCACATACCAGGCGTTGTTGCCACTGCTGCGGACACAGCTCCAGACGTTGCCGCCCAGGACTGCAGGTACACCCCATTTTTCATAACTGTTAAGATAGTTTATCAATCCTGAAATTATGCTTTTGTTCGTCCAGTATGGATATAATTCTTTCTCTCCTGCCATATACTTCCCTTCAAGTGTTTTGATGTAATATACAGCATGAGAATCTGCCATATTCCAGTCATAATTTGTACTAGAGTTTCCCGGTCTGCTTATGTATGGGGTAATGATATACCAATACCCGTCTACAGTTATGGCTTCCGCTCCTTTTTCACCCGGAGAAAGAAGAGGTCGTTCGGCGGAGTTTACTCCGGTGTCGTTCATGTTTACACCGTTTGTTTTCTGCTGTTCGTACAGCCATTCAGCGTATTCAGGTTTGAAATAGTATGCGTTGTTTACTGAATACTTATTATTTGTATTGTACATTGCTTTCAAACCTGTGTTCTGGCCGTTTACGAAGAAAAACATATCTTCACCTACCTGAGCCTGTACGCCTGATGAATTTAGGATTTCCACATTGGTTATTGTGCCTTCTGCTTCAGAAGATGCTATGCCGCTACAGATGGCAAACCTGTGGCGAAGCCATTCATTCTGTACATACATGACTTCAAGGCGTTCGGCGTAATTATCTACCAACATGACGTTACTGTTGCCACATCCTTTTTCCATTATCCAACGTTGCTTGGTATTGCCGCTATAAAGTTCAAGCTTGTCGTCTTCCGTTACTGTTACGCTCCAGTCTGCTGCAAAGTGGCTTCCTGCGGCGTGTGTGCCAATATTTTTATCCGCAGTCCCGTGGTAGTCCGTTCCTTCTCTTGCGCCTGTCATCTGGTCGTATTCATATACGGAGTGTTGCATTGCGTTTGATACTTTACTTGTAGTGCCGGACGTAGCGTAATATTCTCCCTGCCATGGCCAATACAATATCGTTCTAATTCCGTTGCACTCCAGAGAGAGACCTACTGGAGGAGCAATGAGCTCGTTATCGAATCTGTTTGCCACGCTTCGGTCGTTCCATTCCTTTACTGTGTAATGCTTCAGGTCGGAATCTACAATCTTGATATGGTCGTTTGTGGCTATCGCTGCAGTCTTTCCTTCACTCGTGGTGATAATGGTCGAACGTACCGGCAGTATCAGCATTTGCGATTCAAGGGCGTATTCGTCTCCTGTCGGAATGGCTGCTATTTTAGCCGGGTATTCGGAAAGGATTTCTCCTACGTTTTCCACACCCTTCGCCTCGATGGCAGCTTTTATGGCGGCTTTGCTTTCTTTTAACTTGTTTAGTTTGTCTGCTGTCGTTCCCATTATATCACCTCCCCGTTTACTTCATCAAGTACTGTGTTTATGTTTCCTATCGCATTGTTCAAATCCCGAGAGGTGGCGTACCCTTTCTGCGCAAGAGTTTCTTCTGTTACATATCCTTCAGGAACTTGCTTTAAAGAAGAATTTACTCCATCAACGAGTTCGTCTATCTTCTTCGTTATAGCGTTCATTTCTGCCGATTGCAAAACCTGTTCACGAGAAAAAGTTTTATTTAATTTCTGTATATCTGCCATGGCATATTATTTTAATTTGTTTACATCAAGCTTTCCTTTGTCGAGTACGAGGTATTTTTCTTCAGGAGGAGATATATGCTTTTTCTTCTTAATCTCACAGAATCTATACGTCAAAAGCTTAAACGTATTTAGCTTAATAGGTTTCATGATCCTGCCTCCCTTATGGTTGCTTTTGTGACTTTACTCGATACGACAATTTTAATATACTTAGGATAGACTGCATGACAAAAATCTGCATCTATTACATCCCCCCACTTTAGTTCAATATATGAACGCCTATACTTTCCTTCATCACTTCCCCTTTGATAAATCTCCAATGTTCCTCCACTCTCCATTTCGATATGAAGATTATAATCTGAGTTTACTTTTGTTTCTGATACAAATGATTTGCCTTCCTCATTAAATAATAATTCTCTCTGTTCCATGATATTTGTTTTTAGCAAAAATAAGTAACATACACAAAAATAAGAAGGACAAAAAAACAGCTTTATATATATCGGATAAGACTACTTTTTTAAAAGGGAATCTAATTAAAATTGTCTCACATTTTATATTTTACACCGTTTTTCAGCACTTTTTTCATTTAATCAGAAATTGTGAAACTCAAACACAACCAAATCAATATTTTTGCAATAAACAAACTACTTATAATTATGAAAAAAAACTTATTTTTTACATTGACTTTAATTTTAATTATGTGCTTGTTTACTTCTTGCGGAAGTACATATATGGCTGTTTACGATTTAGGTCTTTCTTCTGTTGAAAGCCCTTCAGACTCAAAAGATCCATTTGGTAATTCGGAAATAGTAAAGATTTCTGATGAAGTCCCTTCAAAAAATAAAAAGGCTCAGATTGTCAACAAATACAGATACACAGATAAATACATTGACATTGTGTGGTGGTACTCTACCACTCAGTTTGAATTTGAGCTGAAAAATGTTTCAGAAAAAACACTGAAAATAAATTGGGATGATGTAACCTTTATGGACTATACAGGTAATATAAGCCGGATTATGCACAAAGGAGTAAAATACATAGACAAAGATAAAAGTCAGGGAAGCATAAGCATACCCAAAAACGGAAAGCTAAACGATATTATAGTCCCTACGTCAAATGTATATTTCAGTCAGGGGTTTGGCGTTTATGTTCCTTCTGAATGGAAACAAAAATCAATCATTCCATGTTTCTACAAGAGTAAGAAAGAAATGCAGAATGATATTGACAATAAAATTTGGATAGGTAAAAAAGTACAAATACTTTTCCCGATAGAGATTGAAGGAAAGAAAAATGACTACACATTTGAATTTACAGTTAACGGTACATACTGATAATTAAAAAACAATGCAGCCGGGGAAGAAACGACAAAACCCAGGCTGCATTTTCATTCATATAGGGTGGAAAGACAAACTACATCATCTTTTTCTCATAATTATATCGCCCACCACATTTGCCAGCACATTAGAGCCAAATCCTCTTATCCCGTCAAGTTGAGCTACCATCCGTATAAGGAGGTCCAGCTTTTCTTCTATGCGGCTGTTACATGGCTGCCGGCTCTCCGTACATGCGCTTCTTGAAGTAACGGCGCACCTGAAAGTTCTTGTCCTTGTCTTTCAGGTAGGACACAGCTTTCTTGTAGCATGAAAGGGCCATCTTTTCGTTCGGCACTTCGGCAGGTGTCTTGTATCCCATGTCTTCAGCGATGCTGTATGCCATGTCGCTGTAAATCATGTTGGCTGTGACACAAAGTGCATACGAGTTGTACGAAGGTTTTTCTTCAGGAACTCCTCCAAGTTGTTTCACGGCAGCCACGAAAGTGTCATGTCCCCAGTGGAATCCTTTCAACCCATCTTCGTTGACCATGGTCTTACCGATATTCACGGCCTCTGTTTCCGACAAAAAATTATCCCAGCACATTGCTTCGAGGTGGCTCAACCAGCTCATAGCCATTTCCGGGTGCATCTTTGCCATTTCCTTGAAATAATAGGTAGCAGCTTCGCCGAATATTTTCATATTCTTCACGTCCTTGCTGTCCTTCATCTTATCATACAGCTCCTCGTAACGGGAGATCATTTGTTCTCTATCCATATCTCGATATTTTTAAATTAGTTTCTTCAAAACTTCCCGCCCTCGCGGACGGGAAGCCACTCAAACATTTTTCCTTTTCCTTCGCTTTTTTACGGGTTCATCGGCAGATGCCAGACTGAAAGCGCTAAACGCGGCTGCCTGAACTTCGTTAAGCGGGAAAGGTAGCAGTAATCGTGACCGGGACTGCAATCAGTGCGCCGCAAGCAGAGCAACCGCAACCGTTCTCATTGTAAGAGAATACCTGCGGAACTAAAGCTGTAGCTACCACACTGGTAGGGGCTGTATTTGCCGCACCGATGAAGGTTACTGTAAACTGTTCGGTCCACTGAATAGTCTTTGCTGCACATCCGTTTTTCGGAGTGTAGGTCAGAGTTACAGCTGCGTTGATAAGCGCAATGTTCTGCGTGTTGTTGTTTGTGACGCTTGCTACACTGAATACGACGGTAGCAGTAGGTTGAACGCCGTTGTTCACGCAATAAGCCTGACGCAGTTTCTTAGTGATGTTTACCGTCAGTGGCTGAGCGGTAGCTGTCGGAACTCCAGACAAAGTAATTGACTGAATCATAGTTGTGTTGTGTTTGTGTTATATATCTTTTACAGGACACCAGGCCGCCTGTATTCGGCACTTATTTCTCTTCTTTTTCTCGTGTTTCATTCTTTGGTGCAGGATGCGGTTGTGGGTGCGATGGCTGTGCGGGCTGCTGCGGAACCTTCACCACATATTCCTCGGGTTTCTGATACGGAAGGTTGCAGTCCAGGTATTTCTTCAGTTCCACCAGGTCATTGCGGTCGAAGGTGAAAAATCCGTCGATTATGGAAAGCTTTCCCTGCTGGATGGCAGAGTCAACATATCCGTGAGCCAGTTCCGGGATCATGTCGTCCGGAATGCGGGATACAAATCGTTCAAGGAACGGACGGATCATTTTTGTCCCTCCTAAAGATGCCAGCGAATTGATTTCATTGGAAATCTGCCATCCGGGGCCTGCGAGTCCGATTGACTTGAATAACTTCTCCACCGGAAGCATACCGGCAGAAATACCGTTGAGCGTATTGCCCATCATAACCGGAATGACCGGCTCACCCCATTTCAGGATGACAGCGGTCAGAATCTGTGCGTTTGTCATTTTTCTGCGTGTTTGAGTTTTTTCTACAGTGCTTGAGAATCAAAAGGAAGGGGAAGACCGGACGGTCCTCCCCCGGGGCCAGTTTGGGGTTACTGAGCAGACGGACATCCGCAGCATCCATCCTGACATACGTTGCTTGACGGGATGTATGTCTTAGTGATAGCCTGCAAAGCGGCGATGCTGTTCTGCATGCACTGCAGAGTAGCGGTGTTGGTACCGTTGTAAACGGCCTGCTGCATGTTGACAGCTGTCTGAGCGTCTTTGTTGGAACGAACTTCCACTGCAAGTTCCTTAATCTGACCCTGCAAGTCCTTGTAGGCTTCCACGATCTTCTGGTCAGTGTACTTGTCAGCCTTCAGCAAAGCGATTTCTGAATCCTTTGCGTTCAGTTGTTCCACTATGTTCAACTCATAACGGCTTACGGGCATGTTGTCTGAGCATACGCCTTCTGCGTTCCATCCCCAGCCATTGCGACCCAGGATGTTACCACCGTTGATACCCAAAAATGATGCGATACCAGCTGCTGCACCCACAGTGTTGAAATTACCTTGTCCCTGGCCGGTTACGTTGTAACTCTGGCCATCCATACCTTTGATTGTCATACTGTTTTGTGTTTGTGTTGTGTCGTGAACTATTTCCCGACATGACAAAGGTACGGACGAAGCATTACTCTGGGAATAAGTTATTTCCTAACCTCTTCCTGATTCTTTCGCAACTTATTCTGAATATTTTCTGTGTGCTGAGACGCTGGTCGAAATTGGTATGAATCTGGTTGACGGCACGCTCCGTCTTTCCGATTCGCGCAGCGATATACGACGGATTCAATCCGCTCTGAAAAAGGAAATGCACGAGCAGATAGCGTGCATCTACCGTTTCTGTGTCCTTCCTTCCGGAAAGGATCTGTGCGGACGGTATTTCCGTTTCCTCCGATACCATGCGGAGGATGGTGTTAAAAATCTCACTCTTACTCATCGTTTCTTTGTTTATCGGGCACGTCTGCCCTGTGTTTTTCTCTTGTGTTTAAAGAAACAACCTGCCGCTACCATTGCAGCAGGTTGTAATTAAGCGTAACGCCCAGAAACGGTTCTGTCTTCCCTGAAAGCCCTATCCCGTATCCGGCGCTCAGTCCTATCCCCCACCTCTTTTTTTTCGGTGCCGGTGCATTTACCACCCCCGTCTGTGTGCGTCGGTAAAACTCTGCCGACACCAGTTGCGGGCGATACCCTGAAATGACTATCCGGTAGTCGTCCGTGCGGTATTCCTTCTCTGTGAGAGGAATAATCACGTCTACGCTGTCTGTCCCTGTAGAAAGCGAATCAGAAACAACCGTAGCCGTATCCGCTATGCTGTCCGGAATGGAAGCTGACCCGGACGGTTTCTGCGGACGATATACCGGAAGGCATGCGGTGTCTGTTCCTGCGGGACGCTCTGACACGGGAGGAGCAACTGCCGTGTCGCGTATCGTATCTACCCTGACGGGAAGCCATACGGTATCACCCTGTCCAGACTGCGGCGACGCGCATCCACGGAAGAAAAGCGAAAAGAGGAGCGCGGCCGACAGCAAGCCTACCAGTATCCACGGAAGCTGTTTCATACGCCCAGGTATTTACAGATTCCCTGCACATGCAGCGTGACAATCTTCTGGCGGCCTTCATCCGACAGAAGGAAGTCCACATCTTCGCGATTGTCCTGAAAAAGGTTTTCCGTCAGCACAGCCGGGCATACGGTGTGCTTCAGAATATAGAAACCGCTTTCCTTGTCGCTGTCGCCGTCGGCGGTGTCCTTGCGAATCTTCATGCCTTTCAGCACCTGCTCCGCACTCTGATACAGACATTCGGCCAGTTTGTCGGCCTTGGTCTGACCTACGCTGGTCCATGCCTCCCATCCGCGTGCGGTCATCCACTGCTTGCCGCTTCCGGCAGCGTTGCAATGGACGGATACCAGGATGCTGTCTTTCACCCGGTTTGCGCGTGCGCACCGTTCCTGAAGCGAAATGTCTTCCTCTTCCGGAACGAGCAGCTGCGCGTCGAGCCCTTTCTTCTTCAGCGCATCCGCCACGCGGCGTGCAATGTCGCGTGCATAGGCATATTCACGCAACCGTCCGTCGGGCGACTGCTTCCCTTTGGTGCCTGCACCATGACCGTTATCAATCCAGATTCTCATGTCGTGTCTAGTTTAGTTTGTGTGTTGTGACTGTGGTTATGCAGAAGCCAGAACCCCGGCCTTCTCAAGCTCGTCAATCAGCTTGTTCAGTACGGTATGTGCATCTTCCGAACCTGTAGCATCTGTTACATGGGCACCCTGTTTTACAATTCCGGGATTTGCTGTTGTAGCATTGGTATATGTGGTGTCTGTCCAGTTTACCGTGACATACGCTTTACCTGCTCCGTCTACTCTTACAGCATAGTTCTTTCCGCTTTCTGAAAATCCGGTCTGGATTCCTCCCAAAGCAGAGTCGCTGGCTTTCGGGAGCACATAGCTTTCACCTCCTCCGCCACCACCGGCTGCTGCGGTATCCTTGATGACCAATGCCTTGACTTTTTTCACCTCCACATCGCTCAGAAGCCGTACCTTCATGCCGGCAGGTACATTGATTTCAATTACTGAATTGGTGAAATTCACCGTATCCATTGCGACTGGTTCCATGGAGTCAATAAACTGGGAGATTGAAAGCCTTCCGCTTTTCACACCCTGAATCTGCACCATTGTACGTCCTTCGGAAGTATATTCGGCCACATAGCCTTCAGCTCCCTTCTTAAAACTGATTTCGTCCATTGTTTGTGTTGTGTTTTTGGTTTGTAACTCTATTTATAGGGATTCTCCCGGTATCCCGGAAGAATGAACTGTATGTTCACCGCTGCATCGTGCAGCACCTTGTGGATTTGTTCCTCACTTACCTCCATTTCGTCGGTAAACTCGCAGAAGATGTTTCCTACCCAGTCGGAAGCGCTGTTCAGCCTCTTTATGGCTACGGCGCGACAGCCATTGGTTATAAACAGGGATTTGGCCATCTTGTCCTTCACTTGAGAGTCTATATCCGTATAGCAGAGAAAAAGGTTTTCGGCCAGTCCTCTGCTGAATACTGCCATTTCGCTCATGGGGAGCCGCTGCACATTATCCTTCATGCCCGACACCCCCTTGCGTTTCACTTCGAAATAGATGGAAAGGAAGGCTGCGTTACCCAGCGGGTGCGGCTGTACGATGTACACCCTGTCGGCCTTTGTCTCGTAGAGCACCTTCCACAGTTCGCCGAATACCTTTGCCGTATTCTCGCTTCGCTTGAAGCTAAGACGTTCGGTTTCCTGCTTGTACCGTTCCAACTTCATATCGTTCATCTTGTCACGATACTTCTGCGTCATTTTATTGTACTGAGTAAGAATAAAGGTACCCACGGAAACTACAGCTGCGCTTATGGCCGTCACCATTTCTGCGTCCATTCCGTGCCTCCTTCCGATTTCCCGTTATTCCATCTCTTCCGTATTATCCTTAAAAAGAGCGGCAATAGCTTTTACCACATCGTAGAAACCGCATCCGCTAAGGCCGGCAGCCAGTCCGTAAATAAGCGTTCCCCACCATTGGTATCCTTCGAGCAGAGGAGTAAGCTGAAGCGCCCATGCCAGCACGCACACCACCATACCTACCGCCACGCTCACACCGATTTTTGCGAACTTGCTTTCTGAAATGGCAGGAATGACTTTCAGGATCTGTGTCACGATGGCCGAAATAAGTGCTACGATTCCGGTAAACGTGCCCAGGTCGATTACAAATCCGGCAGTAGAAGGTTCAGAGGTTACAGCTTCCTGTGCGAAAACGGTCACTGCAGAGATCAGCATTGCAAACAATAAAATCATCTTTTTCATTTTGTCGTCGTTTTTAGTTAAACATTTGGTTTTTGTTGCAAAACAAAGTTACGAAGAGCACATTGGAGAATGAAGGACAAAAAAAACGACGGTTTCTCGGCGGACAAAAACAAGAAAGGAGACAATCGCTTGTCTCCTTTCTGTGTTGATAAAACTCTCATCGAAGAAGGGAATCCCTGTTTTCCCTATCACGCCGCTAAATTACAAAAAATATTTATTTCCGAATAAAACGGATATGTTTTTTTGATAATTGAATGCTTATTTGCACTTTAAAACAATAAAAAGGGGAATATACCTCTCTTGGAAATATCCCCCTTTATGCATCTAATAATTCATTAAGAATTATAGCTGCAAATATAGCTTTTTATTATGATTGACATTTTGTTTATGCTTAATTTTTAATATATTTATAGTGCATCTAATAATAATCATTATGAATAAAATTAAGTATGAGCTTGTAACACATCGTGTACACGGAGGAATGCTAGCTATTTTTGTGAAATGTTCACAGTATGGTTCTGTAATAGAACTAGATACTAATGTCAGAGTGTTTAATGACGAATGGAGTGAAGAATCCGGACTTATTTCTAAAAGTCCAAATGCCGCTAATCTTAACCTGCTAATCAGAAAACTTGTGTATAACCTGGAAGAGATTGAACTAACTTATTCTGGAGAAATTACATTGTCTAAATTGCATGACATATATTCAAAACGTGGAGCTTCTGCAGACTGGTATGCAATGTGGGAAAAATCCATGAATGAAAGAGGGTTAAAACCTCGGACTATAGAAATACATGCAAATGTTTTGAAGACTATAAAAAAATTCAAAGGTTCTTGTCCTGTCATATCATTGACAGAGGATTTCTTCCGCGGATTCATGGGATTTTTAATTAATTCCGGACTTAAATATTCAACCGTATGCAAGGAAATGCATGTTGTTAAGACATATTATAATATCGCACGTAAATTGTATGGGAATAAGGTTCCATCGGATGCATTCGCTTTTTACCATGATCCAAAAGACCTGAACAATACTTATAAACTGAAGTCGTTAAGTGATGATGACATACGTAAGATTGAGAATTATGTAGCATCTGGGACGTTATCAGAAAGTAAAAAGCTAACTATCAATCAATTCTTATTCATGAGCTATTCTGGAACTAGGATAAGTGATTTTGCTTCTCTCAACGAAAAGAACTTCAAGTTGGAAAATGATCGGATTTGGCTTGAATATAATTCCGTAAAAACAAATACACATGTCAGAATACCTCTTTTTGCTCTGTTTGATGGAAGAGGTGAGCAAATATATAGTCAGTATCAGAATCGGCTTTCAGAGTTTTTTTATGTGGGGAGCAATTGCAGATTCAATTCAAGGTTATCTTCCGCTCTTAAAGGAAGTGGACTTAACAAGCATGTAACCGCTCACGTTGCAAGACATACTTGCGCAAGCAGATTGATTAATAGAAATGTTCCTATAACTACAATACAGCAAGTAATCGGTCATAGACAAATAAAGACTACGATGATATATGCAAAGATTGACGATAATTCGTTTGTAAGACAATTAAAAGGATTGTAAAAAGCCTCTTTACGAGGCTTTTTACAAGTTCTGGCGGGACTGATGGGAGTTGGGTTTCTCGAAAAAGGTAATTATCACGATATTAATGAAGTGGGCACATATACGACTTATTCTAATACGCCACAAGCTGGCCCATTTTTCTCGATTCAATGTGGCGATTCATGCATTCAGGAGTCAATGTCCTATGGTGGCTATTCTTTAATGGTTAGATCTTACAATCATGTTGACGGGAAGTGGAATGAATGGAAGAGCATTGCCATATAACGCATGTTATACTACGGCTATTTAATACCCAATACAGTTACAAAAATATATGCAGGATTTGTACCTTCTCCAGCTTTTATGCGAAAATAGCTATCTGTATTTTCTTGATCTATCTGACTCAGACAGCTTTTCATTTTAAATTTGTTTCCATGATGTCCAACTATTATAATGCATTCTTATATATGCTAATCCATTATCTCCACCTGCACATAATTGCATACGAATCCATCCGTCGCAAGAAAATGCCACTAATATGCCATAATTCACGGGCATATTGTCCTGTTGTGAGTCAAATTTATAAACTCCGTTATTTACGTTATTGACATCACCTTCCAAATTTAATCCAATGGCACTCAGGAAACCTGATTTTGACATTAATCCATCATTTTTTAAAGTAGCCGTTCCAATAAGTTCCGCCAGGACTTATGGGTATGAATGAAAACAACTGAAATAAAGAAAGCTGTATTGAAAATTATTTGAGTGGTAGAAATTGGGTAGAAAATAGTAACTAGCTTGCTTATTCTACCCGGCTTCTACCAACTTACTGACAAGGCGTGTCAGTCAATTTGAAACCTTTTATTCTTTGTTCGTTTTTATATCATTTACCTTCGCTGAAAAAGGATGGTAAATGAGTAGTTTTGTGTGTGAAATAGTAGTTACGCCCATGAGCGTGTTCCATTAAGTTGGGATGCGCTTGTGGGCATTTTTTGTTTAATCTAAAACCTTAGTAAGATGAAAAGATTCGTTTTCATGATGGTCGCACTGCTGATGTGCGTAGTGAGTGTTTTCGCGGAGACTTCCGTTAGTGTAGAACCTTCCGTTCCGGAGTTCCTGACCGGATTTGCCAGCTTCACCGGGCTTGTTACGGTCGTGGTTCCTGCTGTAGTAGGATTTATCGCTTCGAAGCTATCCAATCCTATGAATAAGTGGGTGACTATGTGGGTAACTGCTGTAGTTGGTGTAATCGTTACCTTCTTCAGTTGGTGGATGAATCTCGGTTTCCCTCCGGCAGATGCAAGCGTCTGGGTTGTGGTGATTGATGCGTTGTTTGTCGCCCTGGCATCTACTGGTATCGTGTCGGTTGTAACAAGTGAATGGCTGTCCAGGTTGTTCGGTGGTAAGGTAAATAAGGAGTGATGCAGAACCTTATAACCGTCATAGCCCCGCAGATTCTTGTTGCCGGGGCTTACTCCTTCATTGGAGAAATTAAGGAAGTAGTCTTCGAGCTTCGTTGGATGCTGGCTTTTATCGTTGTGATGATTGTGGCCGACTTTGTTCTGGGAATCATCGACAGCGTGGTTAAGCGGGGCGAGGATTTCCGCTTTTCCCGTGCTGGCCGACGTACCGTGTGCAAGTTCATTGAGTATAATTCATACCTTGTTGTTGGGTTCATGCTGGGCATTGCAATTCTTCAGCCGGTTGGCATCTGTTCCTATACAATCAGTTCTATCTGCGGGCTGGGGTTGGCTTTCATTTTCGAATTTGACAGTATTATGGAGCATATATGCACAATTCATGGTATCAAGAACAAGGTTTCCATTAAGCGCCTGCTGGTGGGCTACATTAAAAAGAAGTACACAACGGCTGGCGAAATTATCGAAAAAGTTACAAAGGATGAAGAAGACAGATAGACGCCTGATAGCGGAAATCATCTACTCCGTAATCATAATATTACTTATGACAATAAGTTTCATGACCTAGTTGATATGAGAAAGATAAGGATAGGGAAAGATATATACTTCACCTGGCAGATACTCACGAACAAGGAGCCTGTTCCACTGGAAGGAAGGGACTTGAAACTCATGCTGAAGAATCCTCTAGGCAGATTTCTCGATTTCCATTTTGAGATATATCAGGGAAACAAGCTGAAATTTACTTTTCATGGAACGGACCACAAACACCTTGGTACGTATTCGCTGACTTTGTGGGAGAACTATGGTAAGGAAGGACAGACTGCCGTTGACATGTGTGAGGCTTTCAGGCTTGTTGCAACAACTTGTGAAGAGGACAGCATAAGTGTCCCTAACCTTGAAATGGCCACCGTCAACCTTGGTGCTTCTTCCATTGACATATCAACCGGTGGAAGCATTCCCATTCCCGATGCGCCAAAAGACGGGAAGATATACGGCCGGAAGGATGGAGAATGGGAGGAGATAACAGAAGCAGTATGGAATGAAGAAACAAACAGTTAAAATCAGACTTTTATGGCAACAACAAAATTAAAATTCTACAGGGGCTTAAAGGCCCGTTATGATGCAGCGTCAAAACATCTGGATGCTATCTATTTTGCAACCGACACCAAAGAACTGTTGATGAACGGTGTGAATTATGGAGGAAGCGGTGTCACAGATGTCAGTTTTGACAAAGGCAGCAATAAACTTATCGTTACCAAATCATCAGGCAAGACCGAATATGATCTGACGGAACTCATCAGGTTCAAGACATCATTGCCAGACAGCCTTGCCACTCCTTCGAAACTGGGAGGTCTTCCGGCTGGGACAAAGGTCGAGACCTTGAAGACAAAGACGCTGAGCCAGATTTTCGAGGATATTCTCTTTGAGGAAATCCAGCCGACGGTACAGGCACCAAGTGCAACAATATCATTCAAGTCTCCTTTTACCGCCAACAAGATTCTGGAGGTTGGTGAAAGCGCACCTACCGCAGAACAGATTCAGACAGGATTTAACCGTGGTAATTGTACGGTTGTTGGCCAGGCAAACAAGAACCGCGCAGGAGAACTTATCTCCGATGACCAGTCCTTCATCTATGTAGGAAACAGTACAAGCAACAAGACATTGCCGACGAAAGTTACACTCGGTACGATGCAGTACAATTACCAGGCTCATCATGGCGCAGGTGACACCTTGCTCACTTCAAAAGGAAACAAGGCGACCGTATCCCCTAATCCGCTTCCTGAAGGTACTGTGAAATCAGGTGCTGTCTACCTTTATGGTACCTATCCGTTTTACTGTAATGGTTCTTCAGCTTCTACCTCTGCCGGAGATACCAATTTCCCGTCTGCCGCAGCTCCTGATACAAAGCTTCCGCTGCAGAAATGGACTGATACATTAATTGGAGCGAAATTTGCTTCTGAAGCAGCAACCGGAACCCGCCTTGAATTCTACTTCCCTTCAGAAAAGAATGTGTCAAAAGTCGAGTTCTATAATACGGTGTCCGGAAAGTGGGAAGTCTTCGGAACGGACAAGTACACCGTATCTGATGCAGGAAACAAGACCGTACAAAGTGTTCAGATTGCATACAAGAAGCTGACAACGACAGGTGCCATGTCCGGTGCATTACAACTTCGCTTCACAGTTTCCGATGCCGGAAAAAAACTTGTAGACGAGCCGGACACATATAATGGCGAGGAAATTACGGATGAAGTGATAGCCATGCTTGCACGAAACAGCCGTGAAGTTCCCTTTGCCATGCCGATGAACAATGTCATGCCGATGGCTTCGACAACAGGAAACCGTCCTGCGGGTATTGCTTCCTTTGCCGTGAACTTTGAGCCTGGAGGACAGGCGCCACTGGATGCCCGTCAGCTTGTTCCAAACAAGACAGACCTTATTGCCGCAGCTACCTATTCAGGAAAGAATACTTATAACGGCATGTTGGTCGTTGTTGGAGATAACGGGGACGGCAAACCGGCTCTGTATGTCCTGAAGGACATGACAAAGATTACCCAGGCTGATTATGGCGGATGGATTCGTCTTGACGTCGGTGCACAGACACTCATCCAGATTATCAATGACCTCACAACGGGCGGGACTAATAAGGCACTTTCCGCCGAGCAGGGTAAAGTTCTGAAAGGTCTGGTTGACACACTGACAAACAAGGTCAACGCGCTTGGTGCCGTATATGTGCCAAAGGGTACTCTGGCAGACCTTAGTGCCCTGAAAGGGGTGGCTTCTGTATCGAAAGGCCACGTATATAACGTTACGGCAGAAGTTACCCTGAACGGCAAGAAATATCCGGCTGAAACGAACTTCGTCTACATCGGAGAAACGGCCAATCAGGCAAGTGTGGAAACCAACTGGGATTCCTTGGGTGGTACGGTCGATTTGACAGCGTATGCAAAGAAAGCTGACCTCGAAGGATTTCTTACCGAAGAGGATTTGGCCGGATATGCCAAGGCTGTAGATGTGGCGAACACCTATGCCACAAAAGCTGCACTGAGTGAGGCTATCGAAGGGCTTTCCTCCACTTATGCGACCAAGGCTGAACTGACCAGCTATGCAACGAACGAGACTCTGAAGCAGTATGCCACTAAACAGGATCTTGACGATGCGTTTGCATGGAATGAGGAAACCGAGTAATAATATGTGGGGGCTTTGTATCAGAGCCCCCCATAAATCCCAATGACATGGCGAAAAAGAGATTCAACAATTATTTGAAATATGCCACCTTCAAGAAAGAACTGGAAGCCGGTAACATATTGCCTGATTCCGTTTCCTACATCAAGGAGATACGGGCTATCTATACCCATGGGGAATATTATGGCAATGGCTGCATATCCAGCGTGAATGCTGGTACGGGTGAGGTCAGTGCCGAGCTTCTTCCGAACGTGTTCCATGTGTTCGGAGAAGTATCCGTACTTAACGTCACATTTGGAAAAGGCTTTCCAGGCATTGCCAATGAGTACATGTTCCAGTTTTCAAGTGGTGTTACGCCTACCGTCCTGAATCTTCCTGAAGGTGTGAAATGGATAGGAAGCAGTGTTGTCAGGGCCAACAGGACGTATCAGGTAAGTATTCTTAATAATATAGCTGTGATGGGAGGTACTTTATGATTTTGTTAAGACGCAGATTGCTTATACTGGCGGCCATGAATAATGGACTGCCTAATATGCCGATTCGGTTTAAGACCGGCGAAAGGGCGGTATTCAGTGACGGGAAGCATGGATATTTTTCGATGGACAGAAGATTTGTTCGTGATAAGAACATGTCACGAATGTATTTCAAAGACGGGAAACGGATTAGTGTGCTGAAGAAAAGGAACTGAACTAAACTAAAATAAAATAAAATAGGAGTGCCACTGCACTCCTTGTAATAAATTTTTTATTAACCATCCTACCATTGGCAGAACTCCACAAATATAGATGTAATTTTATTATGAACAAAATAGATTCAATAATAATTCACTGTTCAGCCACACGTGCTGGGCTGGACATTGGTAAGAAGGAAATCACTCAGATGCACCTGCAGAAAGGGTTTTCTACAATTGGTTATAATTACGTTATCCGGCTGGATGGTACGGTAGAAGTTGGCCGTTCGCTCACTATTGACGGGGCGCACTGTAATAGCAAGGGATTCTCAGGTGTGTCGTACAACAAACATTCAATTGGTATCTGCTATGTGGGCGGTCTGGACGCGCACGGTAAGGCAGCTGACACCCGAACACCGGAACAGAAGAAAGCGTTAGCCAAACTGATTAAGGAGCTTTGCGGAAAGTACCAGATTGTGGAAGTGTTGGGCCATCGTGACACATCGCCTGACCTGGACGGAGATGGAATCGTTGAACCTGAAGAATGGACAAAGATGTGTCCTTGCTTCGATGTGCGTGCGGAATATCCATTTATCCAGGAAATCATTGTAAAGCCATGAAACTATTGTATTACCTAATTATTGCTGCATTAGCCCTGTTACTTATCATAAGCCGTAGGAATGATGCAAGTAGTGTGAATAAGGATGCGGATACTATTACTATAACGAACACGGTCAGAAAAATACAAGTAGATACAATGTATATTCTGTCTCCACAGCCTTATCTTGCATGGATTGATAATTCAGATACGATTCATGCAAGCGACACCTGCTATCATCTGCGTGAATACAAAGAATACCGTGATAGTAGCTATTATGCAAAGATTAGCGGTGTAGCACCACGTTTGGACGAAATTCGAGTGTATCCGCGTACCATCTACCAGACTGAATACATTTACCGTGACATCGTACAAAAAAACAAACGCTGGGGGCTTGGTCTATCTGCTGGCTATGGTATCGGTAGAAACGGGTTGTCTCCTATCTTGGCGGTAACGGTAAACTACAATTTATTTCAATGGTAATTCCCATTTGCTATTTAACAAAAAAATATTGTTAGTTTTGTAACTTAAAATCGAATTATTATTTACATTTGTCTCGTTGTAAAAAATAATAAAACTATGGCTGATTTTAAGGATTTAGAACTGATTAAAAGCTCAAAAGAAACAGAGATTGTTAATTGTAATATTTTGGGTGTAAAAGTTGCGACAAATGGATATTGTGGTGGCGATTCCGGGCATGGATCAAGAACCTATTTTAGATTAGAGGATTTAGCTTCAACTGATATTAATATTCGTTTACTCAAGGATAAAAGAGGAGTGGAAGTTATGTTAGGAGGAGATGCTGAATTAGAAACTTTCATACAGGCTTTAAGATGGGCTGCTGATAATTTGGAAGAAATGGCAAAAAAATAAAGTGTCTAATATAAATGACTATCTTTGTCGTGTAGAAGTTTGCTTTTATTGCAAACGAAAGCCCCAACCAGATTAATATCCGGAAGGGGCTTTTATTGACTTATACTTTAGGCTATTTTACATTAAAAGATACAAGCACTTCACGCGGTTTACCCTTGTAAAATTGATATACATAGCACTCCACCATTTCGCCTTTGTACTTTTGGAGTCTCTTGTATAAATACTCCTTCACTTCAACCTTACGAGAGAAGTAAAGATTCTGTTCGCTAAAGACAGGTTCATCTGCCCCAACCCAAGCTTCTAACGAGCATGGGCATTTGTTGATAATTCTTTTCATATTACAATAAATATTATGTAGTGGCTCCATTGCCTCATACATAACATAACAGATAAAGTGTCAGACAAATTACCCTCTCATCATCATAATATCAGACCTCAGTTCGATATATTCTTTGTACTTTTCCGGGTTGTTCACGTAATCAATCACACGAGATATGGCCATATCAGCCTGTTTCTGCCGGACTTTGGTGTAGTATCGTATAACTCCTTTTGATTTGTCTGAGTGGCCTAAGCAGTAGTCTATTATCCCGTCAGGAATACCTATTTCAGAGGCGTACTGAGCGAAAGACTTGCGGGCCGAATAAAATGTAACACGTTCATCAATATTTAACTCTTCAGCCAAATCTCCAAGAGAATACGTAACATACTGAGAAAAGTTGTGATATGTGAATTTATACCCAAAATCAAGTTTCCCCGTCCTTTTATCCATCCACCTGCATATTATCTCTCTTGCTTGAGACGGTATTGTAAATGTGATTACACTATCCGACTGCATTCGCCCTTTAGTCTTTGAGCGTGAATATTCCAATACATCTTTTCTAAAGTCTGTTTGCATAATGTCTATAAGATTCATCCCTCCCAGGTAAAAGGAAAGGCAAAAAAGGTCACGTGCCATAATCAGCTTTCTTTTTTCTGGTGAAGATTCACGAATCTTGTTAAAACTCTGTACTGTCAAATCAAGCTTCCTGATAGGGGCTGCAGATATTCTTGTTGTTACAAAAGGATGTATATCGTAAGATATATTCCACTCTCTTATCGCTCTGTTGATGACAGATTTCATCTGGGCGAGCATTGTGTTTACTGTGGTTTCAGTCACTTTTCGCTTCCGTATGAATGCAGCAAAATTCTGGACTAGTGATGGGGTTAAATCTGAGAGAAGTATGTCACCTCTTGCAAAGTCACGAAAATACCTCCCCACCCTTTCAATAGACAATGCGTATGAATCTCTTCCCTCAGACTTGAGATAGTCTACAAAATTGCTACATGCTGATGAAAAGGTTTGCTCATCGGAAAGATTGTCTGTAGAAATGATTTCTTTAATTTGCCGGCAGGAATAAAGTTCAAGATGTTTTATTGAGTCCAGTTTCTCTTGAAGGTCATCAAGGATGTTCCTAAGTTTCCGGTTTATCGCAGATGCCTCTGGATGCTTCACGACCTGACCGTTCTTAAACTGGTTCTCTGAAATAATGAATCGTGTGACGATATATGTTGTTTCATGCTTGTGACGGAGTGCAATTCTTATCTTATGTCTTCCGTCTTTTAATGCTTTTGCCTTGAAAATGGTAAGTGATAGAGTTGCCATAATGATTAAAAAATTTAAGGATACTCCAGGGATACTCACAGAATTGTAAATTTACAATTCAAATCCTTTTTTTTAATCATCGTAATAAGCAGTAGAAAATAGAAAAACCGCCTAATTCACAATGTAATAAGCGGTTTTAAGTCGGAGCCGAAAGCGGGACTCGAACCCGCGACTTACTCATTACGAATGAGTTACTCTACCAACTGAGTTATTTCGGCAACGTGTTTCGTTGAAAACGGTTGCAAAATTACTCTTTTCTTGAAACCTGCCAAATAAAAAAGAGATTTTTTTCCGAAAAACTACATTTTTCCGGCCCGTACAACCCGTTTCCGTTACATCACAAGAGCATTTGACACATTATTACGTGTAATTTGTACAATAGTCCCTTGTCTGCCTTCTGCCGATTTTCTACTTTTACCCGCAAAATGAAACATTACACTACC